ATGTAGTTATTGATTTTGACGAAATGCAGAGAAGAATCCAGGATTGGTGAAAGGGGAAGTATTGAGGCCAGAGTGGCGGAACTGGTAGACGCTGGAGAAGGCGCAGAACTCCCACAGGTAACAGGTCACTGCCTGTGATGGTGAGTCCCGGGCGCAAGGGCGTGCAGGTTCGAATCCTGCCTCTGGCCTCTTAGGTTTTTGTCATAATTCTTAAACAGGAGGTCATTTATGAGTGGTGATCCAGCTATTTATATTCAAAATTTATCTGGTAAGACCATAGTATTATCAAACGGGTTGTTATTGAGGCCTGGAATTGTCAAGCGTGTTCCTGGCAATATTGACATAGATATGATTATGCGGTATTCAGACGTTCGTAATCTTGTATCACGAGGTGAAATACAGGTAACCTGTAGCGGCTATGATTCCTACTATCCCGCTATCAACACTAGAGATCAGGTTGTGGAGCTTATCCATCGGTATGGAAGTCTTAGCTCTGAAATCGCTTCGTTCATGGCCCCGTTGTTCGATGACGAGTTACCCTCCCCAGATATCCTTCTGACTGACTCCAGACCGAATGCTCTGGCAGATGCTATAAATTCAGCTTCTGACCACGATGTGATAATAATAGATACCGACGCTGTCTACAATCCTGTTACCATAACGAAACCCATTATAATAGCAGCAAATTCGAATCGCAATGTGAAAATAAATGCGACTGGCAGTGTTTACGGTGTTCTGTTCGTCGACGGTGTTTCTGAAATCATATTGCATAATCTCGAAATATACGGGCAGCAAGGGTCAAATACTCCAGGAGCGTTCGATAATGCAGGTGGTATATGTCTGCAGTCTCCCGCTCTCGTCAAAAATATTGTGATCAACAAGTGCTATGTTCACGATTGTGATGAAGCAGGAATACAGTTCCAAAGAACCGCCAGTGTGACAACACAGCCGTCAAATGTAGAAGACCTCTGCAGAGGAATATGGATAACCTCTTGTATTCTTGAGAACTGCTCTCGTGTCGACAATACTGAAAATGGAGGAATCACAATATACGATGCCCGTGACGTGTTCATTCTCGGCAATCAGTGCTTCAGTAATTTAAGAGGAGTCCTGGTAAGTAATACCATCGACGCAGTAGTCCAAGGAAACTGGACTAAGAATAACCGCTATTGTGGACTCAAATTCGATACCGTATCAAGCGGTCAGTTCCCGAGATCTACAGGTATCATAGCTAATAATCTGTCCGAATCTGACTGCGTTAACGACTACGGAGCTGGAATTCGTCTTGATGACATGTCTGGTTGTGCTGTCGTAAACAATGTTGTATATAACAGCGGCAGGGACGGGATCCTTGTTGAAGACGATTCTGACTCCTCTATTGTTATGAACAATATCGTGTTCGGGTGTTCTCGTTATGGCATAAGAGTAGAAAGCTCCGTTGACAGAACCTTAGTGTTCAATAACAATTCCCATTCTAACGATACAGATTATCTCATTGAGGGGTCAACTCCTATCTCCATCTCAAATATCTCTGTTCCACCATATTTCCGTGATCCCTCTAACGGCGATTTCACGCTCCAAGACAAATCTCCTTGTCTGTTTGCTGGGTACAATATGATGAAAATGGGTCTTCTTCTCAATAGCTTTACTCGTCACGTCCCGACTATCTTGACTGCGACGTTCGCTCACAATCTTTTCACTCACGTCCAAGGACTGCGACATGACTTCTTCCCAGAGAATGAGCGGTCTGGTTCTGTTGAAGTTTCAGGTTCTACTAGTGTAGATGTCGCTTTCAGATATCCCCTCCCTAATAACAGTTACCAGGTGCTCTGCACTCCGAGTGCAGATGTTCGGTGCTGGGTCACAGACAAGTCAAGTCAGGGGTTCACCATTCACTTTTCTGCCAATTTCACAGGAGTGGTTGACTGGTTCGTCAAGCTGTTAGACCTGGCTTAGAAAAAGCCCTATGTTTTATACGTACCCTAAAAATTTGACGCTGGAGAGCCTTGTAAATAAAGGCTTTCCAGCCCCGATTTTGGCGTTTTTAGCAATTTCCCAAAACCGTTATCAGAGCGTAATGACCCCAGCGGAGGTAAAACGATGATGGTAAATTTCTGTCCGAACGTGAAGTGTCCCAAGTGCGGACACGTCGCACCAGTTGCAATATCAGGATTCGGAAGGGAGGGATTAAACAGGAGGCTGAAGACCTGTTCCAAGTGCGGAGCCGACTTCGTGGTATCGGTCTTCGTTCAAACTGATCTGGAGACCGACACCACCGATGGTCACATAGCTTCCCTCGAAGCCTCCATCAGATATCACAAGTCCTTCCTCAAAAAGTCTCTGCAAGAGAAATCACAGATCCTAAACCGTCTCAAGGCTCTCACCCGAACCGAGAGAGAGGAAATCGAGCTCCTCCTCTCAGGAGCATCAGCCAGCGCCTGAGAAGTTTAAAAGAAAAAGGGAGGTAGAAATGATAACTCTGCCAGTAAAGAAAGCCTGGAAACATCTTCAATCTACTAACTACGATCACCTCCGAATCGCCGACATCTGGCTCATCTCCTCCAAAGAAAGTATCCTCTCCAAACTAATACGATGGGCGACCCGACATCAGCAAGGAGACCCAGTTCAGTTCTCTCACGTAGCAGGCTACACTGGATCTGGACACATCCTCGAAGCTCTCCAGTTCGTGACCGAGCGACCCGCTAAAGTATATTTCCGTTCCAATTTCACTCTTAAAGTAATAAGAAACGTGACCTGGACGAACCGACAGAGAGCCTCCATTCTGTTCCACGCTAAACAATATCAAGGCTATCCCTACGGTTACGCTAAAGTATTCCTGCTCCAACTCCTCGACTGCCTATTCAAGACCGACAAGTTCACTCGTTATTTCTCTATCACTCCCTACCCTTACTGCTCTCAGCTCTGGGCTAAAGCGGTAGCAAAAGCAGGAGTCACTAACAAAATCAATAACAAATACCCTCAGTCAGTCACTCCAGATGACTGGGACGACGAGTCTCTTAACAATCCCAATGAATGGTCTATTGTCCTTAAACATGACGGCTCTCTCTGTCATATCTTCTAGCAGTCTATTATCCTTTAAATATGACAGCTCTCTTTGTGTTGGCACTCTTTAAATATGACAGCTCTCTCTGTCAGGTCTATTATCCTTAAAGTTTAGCAGCCATTAAACATGATAAGTCACCTCTAAATATGACAGCTCACTCTGTCAGGTCTATTATCCTTTAAATGTGACAGCTCTCCTAGTAGTCGAGTTTGCATTGACAGCTCTCTGTCGGGTCTATCGTCCTTAGTCATTAAATACGATAGGTCTGTCGCCCTTTAAATTAGTAGTCACTCTTTAAATATGACAGCTCACTCTGTCAGGTCAGGTCTATCATTCTTAAAGTTTAGCAGCCATTAAACATGATAAGTCACCTCTAAATATGACAGCTCTCTCTGTCAGGTCTATTATCCTTTAAATATGACAGCTCTCTCTGTCGAGTCACTTGGTGAAGGCTTGCTGGGGGCTGGGGTCACGAAGGCGGAGGCATATATAGAATGAAGAAGTCACGTAATAAGCTATATCACCGCTCACAGGTCTGGAGATGTAAGTGTGGAGAAGAAGCATCTTATAATAGAGGAGAAGTATTCTTGTATTACAACGGGAGGCTATGTAAGAAGTGTAGGAAATCTATGAAACTAGAGATTGGGAATACATCTAGCAAGAGATAGTTCCAAATAGGAAACTTATAGTATATTAATGAATCCCTGGATAGTTATAGCTTATAAGAGGAGGAAATATGGCACTACCAATAAAACCTACTCCAGTTTTGAATGAGAAAAAATCATTGGAATTTCTGAAGAAAGTGGAAAGGGACTTGAAGAAGCCTACAGGATCAAAAGACACCTCAAAGGCAATTGAGGCAAAAAAGATTGCTATGACTCATGCTGTCTTGGGACCGAAATAAAATCGAAACTAAAGATTGGGAATTTGTTCAAGTTTTGATTTTTGACTGCGTATTCTACTCGGAATACGATAGCTGACAGAGTGGAAAAGTTGGTAAATCGTAAGACCGAAAGGGACTCAATCAGTCCACTCACATAAACCGCCTAATTTTCAGTTAGTCCTTCAAAAGAAAACTATTTTTTGCTGGGTCTTGGTTTGATTGTTATGATCGTTCTATGGATTATTCTCTAGGAAAGAGAGGTAGTGACATGGATCGTGCAAAATTTACAGAAGTGATTGAATTCCTTGTTAGGGATAAGCATCTGGTGTCTTTGGCTACATTAAAATCTATGACAGGAAGCTTACGGGAAGCCAAAGAGAGATTCGAGAAGGTCGGAACTTGTCTTTCGGACTATCTTTCCTATCTTGATTATGGTATTTGTGATATGTGCACCGAGGGATGTGTAGGGGAATACAATATTAGGGATAGATGTAAGAAGTTCAAGTTAGACGGTGATCGCCTGCTCAAGTTCGAGGACTTCTGCAGGCGGGAGGGGAAGTCATGGGAATAGAGGAATACCTTTTGTTAGCTCTCGGTCTTGTTATGACATCTATAGTTATATGGATCGTCGTATGAAGGTCTTGTTTGTTCTATTAAGGGAAGTCTGTGATTGCTCCGTGGATTCCTTTTATATAGACTATCGGGATGGTATAGTAGATGAGTGGTTAAGTTTTGAGGAGGAGCGTCCGAAGGTCTGTCACTACAGGGCAATCTTGTTTCGTGACAGGGATAGCCTCAACAAGAGAATGAGGTGAAGGACGCTATTCTGTTGAAGGTACAGGAGGTATGTTATGGACGTGAAACTGATTAGACTGGAGGAGAGTGAAATCACGATAGGTGTTCTCCTATTGAATGGTGCGATGGAGTGCTTCGTGGCAGAACCTCCGTGGCGTGACAATAGACCGTCTGTTTCCTGTGTTCCTGAGGGTATTTATACCTGTATTAGAAGATATTCTCATAAAGTCGATGGGGACACGTTCGAACTTGTGGATGTTCCTGGTAGGGAGAACATAATCATTCACTGGGGTAATACTATAGAAGATACGGAAGGTTGTCTTCTTACTGGGACGGTCGTAGGATATCTTTCGCCGGACAAGAGACGAGCGAGCATGACACCCGTTGACGGATACAGGAGAGCGGTCTTAAGGTCTAAGGCTGCATTCAGACGTTTCATGGGAAGAATGAATGACGTGAACGAGTTCAAGCTCAATATAACAAGACCGAGTGAAGTTCTCTGGTGTAGGAAGTGTCCGACGAGTCCTTTTTGCGACCCGGACAATTGTAAATGGGAAGTGAAAGATCTGCTGGAGAATCTGGTCCGATTACAGAATCGGGTAAAAGCTTCAATGGAACAGTGTGATCAGATCATTGAGGCTCTCGTGAGAATTCTCGAGGAAGACTGATGAGGACACTCGCTACTTCTGTAGAGCTTTCGCCTCCTTTCCTCTTGGGAGTTGCGGGTGTCCTTTTTCCCTTCTAAGGAGTGTTATTGCGATGGCTAAGTTTAAGTGTCACGTCTGTGGGAGGTGTCTTCCCACAGACGTCAAGCACGATCATCACATCATTCCTCGGTCGGTTCGCAAGACCGAGGAAACGGTGGAACTCTGTCCTCTCTGTCACTCCGCAGTTCATCGTATCGCTCAGATCGTTCTGAGCGGGTCTGGCTACGGTGAACTTCGTGAGATGATACGTGAAACCTATCCCGACCGTGACGTGGCTCTCCGAGCGACGGGACTAGCTAGGGCTATCGTTGAAGCTACTATCCTCGCTGAAGACAATCCCAGTCCGTCTGGCTCTCCCGTGTCCCTCCGTATTTATCTGACACCAGAGGAGCGAAGTCTCCTCAAGCTCGCCGCTAGAGATTCCAACCTTTCTGTCACCGCTTACATCAAGTCAGTCGTGAGATCTCTTATTCTCAAGTTCAAAAATAAATCTGATGATTCTAACAATTCGCCTCACTACTTATAGGAGGAAAATTGGAAATGAGAGTCCGTGTTTTACCTGAATACTGCCTGCGGGTGAAGAAGCTGGTGTATAACTCCCGAATACCCGACTTGTGCAAACTTCCCTATCCTGGACACCCGTCGGGATGTCCTAACTACGGTAAGAAACCTGACTGTCCTCCTCAAGCTCCATTTGTGACAGACATACTGGATGTGAACCGCAAAATGTATTTAGTATATTCGGAGTTTGACCTGGAGAGTCATGTTCGCAGGATGAAGGAGAAACATCCTGACTGGTCAGATCGACAGCTCCGAAACGTGATCTACTGGCAGGGGACCTCCAAGTCTCAGCTACGTCATCGGGCTCTTCGGGTCTTGAGTATAGTCAATGCAGACGTGGCCATACTGAAGGGTGAAGCTCATGGCGTCAATCTATACGTCACCTGTAGTAAGTCTGGTCTCAAGCTAGAGCGTATTCGTGATCTTCGTATCTGTCATCATGTCGCTCTGGTCGGATGGCTGCCTGAGAACGTTTCCAACCTACCTAAATTACCTTCCCTAATAGTCAGGTGACGGAAGTCTTTCCGTCACTTGCCTACCTACTGATACCTATCACTTATTGATACCTGTCAATACCTGATACCTGTCCTACCTGTCACTTATTGATACCTGTCATACCTGTCAATACCTGACACCTGTCGTCCAGGGTCTTGTCCTACCCGTGACTGCATAACCTACCAAAATCATTAGGTTTTCCCAAAATCACCAAGAAAAGGTGTAAGTTTGTTATAAACCCTTAAAATCATTGGACTTTTTGGTAGGCAATTTCGCACTTAAAATGCTAAAAATAAGCCATTTTTACCAGCACTGGTCACGGCAGGGCGCCAAATTTGTGATTTTGTTTGTAAACCCTTAAAATCATTAGGTTTTTGGTCGCATGTTTTCTTGCATATTATATATAAATATGTTACTATTTAGGCAAATAATAAATAACAGCTTGCTAAAAATAATACCTTGCTTAAAAGGAGGTAGGTATGTTAGCTGGAAAGACTAATTGTGAGACCTGTCCCTGGTGGGACGGTCATAGTGGATGTTGGTTAACAGGAGGCAGTAATTACAACTGTCCTCTGGAAGGGAAAGGGAAAGGAACTAATCCCTCCGACGAGGCTCGCAAAGATTCCGAGCCTTCTGGGGGCTAATCTCTTAGTCCTTTCCCTTTTATATAATTAAATATAATTTTAAAGAAAGGAGGTATATATGATAGTCGAAAGAACAGAACGGAGTATTCAAGTCTGTATAACAGACTTGGATATAAGAGAGAAAGCAACAATTTCCGAAAAGAAAGCGCTAAAGCTACTAAGGGAAATTGGGGATGAACTCGAAGCAATTGTCCCTAAGCTTATAAAGCACAAGCTTTTGGAAAAGGGGTATATAATACCCGCTTGCTTGCGATAAAGATGAAGAGGAGGTAAACATGAAGAAAAAAATAGATGTAGATATTACTCTCTATCGTGGAGACGCTATCGTCGAGGGAGGTATCGACGGACTATATAGCGGCTCCTTCGCTTCCCTCCAAGAGGCAAAAGAAAAGGTGGATCGATTATGGGACTGCTATGCGTATGCGTGGCATGTGACAAGCATTATAGCCAGCTCCAGAAGGAGCGGCGAAATTCTCTACGAAAGGAAAAAATAATGGAAATGGAATATATCTCCTCTATAGAAAACGGTCTTCTCACCACGGCCTCTGTGACTATACGTCACAGTGAGAGCGAGTGGGAGTGGTGGGAAAGTGTTGCTAAAAAGTTAAATCCATCGCTTTCATCCCCCTTTGAGGAAGACGAGGGGATAGTATGGATAGACCGAACTACCCATAGAGCTACGTCGCTAGGTGTAGAAGAAGCTATTATTCTTTTCGCTTCGATCGTGAACCATCTGCTGACGGCTCCAGGGTCTTCTCAGGTAACTTTGGAAATATTAATTGAAAGGAGGTAAAAGCAATGAAAAAATATTTGACGGCGACGATTTCGCCTTCAATGATTCCCTCCTCCCTCCGAGGACTTGCAATCCTCGAGATTTTTGAAATCGAAGAGTTCACTTTCGGGAGGCAAGTGAAAAAGTACAGAGACGAAGTGATCCCAGCAGTAGGACACGAAAACACCGCTCGCTTCTTGGAAAAGCGATTGGCATTACTTAATACCAATCTGTTCAGCAGAGTCAATGTCACTCTCGAACCTGGTGACATTGTTTATGCTGCCATACCCCAGGTTCGCCTCCCTGAGGCGACCGAATTTTCTGATGAGCAAATTCAGTCTGCTCCCTTCCGATTCTTCGTCGGGGAGCTGCGTCCTACAAAGGCATGGGAAATCTTGCATAATAACGACTCAGAAGCAGAAAGGAGGTGGAAAAGAAAAGTAAAAGAAAGAGCGGCGAAAAAGAGAGAAGCTGTAGTAATGAAGAAAGCGAAGGCAAGAGCAACGGAATCGAACGAGGAAGGAAATTAACAATAATAACAACATAAATAGGAGGGCTTAATATGATAGTAAAAGGAGAAGTAAAGAAAGGAGCTATGATTGAAGGAGTAGACGTTAATGGCAAAAAGGTAAAAGGCAGAATTTATGTAGTAAGGAAATCAAAGGGGTTTGTTCGTATAGAGGATAAGAAAGGGAATAGATTCAAAATAGAGATTGAGGAAGGCAAGAAAAAGAAAAGAAATAAAAAGAAGGTAAAAGACGAGAAGAAGGTAACTGGGAAAAGGACAAGGGAAGCTTTCGGAGGCTACGCTATTTCGTTCAAAGGATGTAAAGCTTCTCTGGAAGATGTATTCGGAAAGAAACCAATTCCTCCTAGCCAAATGACAAAGTTGTTATGGGAGTACATTAGGGAAAAGGGGCTAGGAGGGAAAGAGAAAGACAAAAAGAAGAAAAATAAGAAGAAAAAATAGAAAAGTAGAAGAAGGAGGGAGCAATGAATCCGAATCCGAATTATTACGATATTGTCGTTTCAGTAGCAAGGATGAACGGAGACGCCCGTCTTCCATGGTGGAAGCTAGACCGAGATGTCAGCTTTTTTGAGAAAAAGTTTGGCGTGTCAGTTGATCGGATTCAGCTAAGAGAGGGATGGCGTGAGTTTACAAACGCCATCCCCTCTAAACAGTTAAGTAGAGAAAGGAGGCAAGTATGATACACGAGATTACAAAATTTTATGACGAAGAGCGTGGGCTGGAATATGAGTATCGCCCGATCGAAGAAACTTTGACCGTAAAGGAAACGGGCGACGGCTGGATAGCGAAATATCTTGCTCAAGATCCGATACCCGATCCTCCAGATAATAGCGACGACGAATGCTTCTTGGCTCACTATCATAGAGACTTCACGGTGGATCCTGACCAGATTTCTGTTGAAGACGTTAAGGCATGGTATCGAGGTGAGGAGGCTTTGGAAAACTACTGGGTCTTTCCCGTTAAGTCTCTCATCCATGGGATAGTTCACCTTGATATAGGAACTGACGGCTTCGCAGAAGACCCAGGAGGGTGGGATACTAGCCATGTCGGGGTGGTTTGTGTTGCGAAAAAAGGAAAAAAGAAGGAGGAAGCAGAAAGGGAAGCAAGATTACTGATTTCTGACTGGAATACTTACCTGAGAGGAGACGTTTATCTACTAGTTGTAGAAAAATACGATCGGGAGAAAAAGCCGATTGAAACTGACATAACGGCGACGATATATGGTTATGAGAATGCCTTACAAGAAATAGAAGATGGAGGAAGTGAAGTATGAAAAAGATAGCAATAGTAATAATGACAATAGTGATGGCTTGCATCTTCCCTGCCCATACCATTGCAAGTGAAATAGAAGGCGAAATTGAAAGCATACAGATGCAGATCCTCTCTTACGATGAACTGATTAACGCTGTCTTCTCCCTGTTAAATGACAGGGAGGTTATCAGCGTTCTGCAAGATCCTGACATCCAGAAACTTTTGATTGATGGAAATATGGAAGCTTTATTGAAAAACAAAAAAATACGAAATTTGCTCAACGACCCAGAGATGAGAAGCGTCGTAAATAAAGTTAAAGAAAGGAGGTAAAGATGGAAGAGTATGATTATGATTATGATTATGACTTTTTATATTATGCCGAATGCGAATGTAATTGCAGAAAGGAGGATAACGATGACGAATGTTGAAATAGTATTTTTTAATTTGGAAGAGGGAGAATTCCTCTCAAAGGGAGTGGGGGAGTCTCTCCCTCCAGAGCAAAGGGGAAGTTCTGTTTGCTTTCATTCTGTCAAATTTACTTGCCGCAATGGCAGACAGTTTGAAATCTCCTTCGAAGATGCAAACAGCATTCGAGTTAGGGAGGTAAGTGATTCTTCCTCTGAAGTAATGGCTATCCCATCCTCTTGGGATAGCTTTATTATTAGATAAAGGAGGTATATTATGTGTCGTGTTTTTAACTGTTCAGAGTGTAAACATGGTATAAGGTATAACCAGAGCGTAAACTGTTGCGAAGGATGGGGACTCTGGAAAGAATATGAATTCGAACCAATCCAAGAAGATGAAGATGAGGAGGTAACAGATGTGTCTGGACTGGTTGAAGAATTTTAAGATTTCTAGATATGAGGGTTGGCAAATTTTCTCCGAGTTTAAGGGAGAGTTATATCCTGTTCTTAGGCCCTCCAATTATATAGAAGCCTTTTCTAGGGAGACTGTACCAGTGAACGTCTGGCAGTCGGATAAAAACAATTATGAGCTTAAATGCCGTCTCACGACGGAGAGATATCGTACTGGATTTCATCTCTTCCCTACTAGAAAAGAGGCAGAGCTTTATATGAAGCGAATGCGAATTTTGCATACTGAAGGTAAGGCAGTGATCAGGAAGGTTCTCTTTACTAAGGTAGTAGCTAAAGGCGGTATAGGAGTGGTTAAACCACTCAGGGCTATAGTAGTAAGAGAAAGATTTGTTTGTTCTTAAGCTTAGAAAGGAGGTTATAGATGAGTCAGTTTGAACCTACGGACGAAATACTTAAAGTAGTTAGGGGAATCCAGATAATAAACGTTACACCTCATCCAATAACTTTTGGATTTGAAGGTGAAGATGAGACGGTTGTGGTAGAGCCGTCTGGTTTTCTAATAAACGCTCGCTCTGTAGAGGAAGTTGTAAAGGAAGACTTTCGGGGCGAAAGCAAAGTTACATTTGTTAGGACTAGCTTCGTTCCAGATGAAGACTCTGAACATTTACTTCAGATGTTAGAGGAGAAGTTTCCGGAAGCGGTTATTATTGGTAGTATAATTGCAGCTCAAGCCTTTCCAGGTAGAGTTGTAGCTATGATTCCAGTTAAAGGTTATGAGAGAGTTCCTACCTTGGAGAAGAGAGTGAAACATGACAGGTTTACGGTTTTTTAAGAAAGGAGGTAATAGAATGTCTTTAGATTGGTTAAGAAGGTTTAAAATTAGCAGATATGAAGGTTATCAGTGTTTTAAGCTTCGGGAGGGTAGATTATATCCTATTTCTGCATCTCATAGTTATGAAAGTGCATTCTCTCGAGAGGATGTACCAGTAAATGTCTGGCAGGAGGACAAAAACAATTACGAGCTTGAGTGTCGCTTCTCGAAGGAAAAATATCTTACAGGATTTCATCTCTTCCCTACTATGGAAGAAGCAGAATTTTTTGTGAAGCTGAAGTTACGTGGTAAGAGTCCAATAAGTGTTAGGAAAGTGATTTTCAGCGGAGTAACGGCTAAGGGTTATATCGCAAACGGACTATACCCTATCAGAGTCATAGTAGCAAGAGAAAGGTATGTTTGTTCTTAAGTTTAAGAAAGGAGGCAAAAATGAAGGAAAAGGTAACAGTAGGTTTTAAGGAAGATGAAAATAAAAACAAATATCCTTATATTGACGTAGGTAGTGAGACCCATGGACGGCCTTCCTTCCGCCTATGGGTAAGTATGAAGCTTGTGAACAAAGACAAGAACGACAGGTATTGCCTAGAGTTCCCACTGAGAGCGGAAGTTTTTAAGACACAAAAGGGAAGTTTGGTTCTACGTCCAAGTGAAGATAGGATGGTCTTCTATATTTATGCAAGCTGCGGGTATAGAGGCCATTCCGAAGTGCAGGTACTGTCTGATCACTTTGACGAGTACGATTTTTACACCTATCATAGTCCGAGAGGAAGTTTGGGTGTCAGTCATGGTAAGCTGGTAGTTGCTCCAATCAAACCATTAAAATGGAAATGGTTAAGGTCAGGGAGACTCTATGGAGGAGCTTCCCAAGGGATAACGATAACTATGACCGACGGAGAGGAAAAAGACATCGACCATCTCCCTGATGGTCTGGAAGCTTTGGATGAGCTAAAGAATGCGATTGAATAAACAAGAAAGGAGGCTTTATTATGTTACTTCACATAAAAACTCGAGAAATCAATGACTTCATTAACTTGGATAACGTTCTTGGTATAGAAATTGACTCCCGAGAGGGAAGAATATTTTTTGTAGGAGTTACAGGTAGAGACGTATGGAGATATACGGTACAAGAAGAATCTCCTTCTAGTGGAGTCCGTCTCACACGAGAGGAGTTTGACTCCCTAGTGGAATTTCTCGAAAATATGGGAGATGTTCGTAAGGTTGTTAGTCCTCCCAAGAAAGGAGGTGAATAACGATGATAAAAAGATTGCTATTGCTATTAGTTCTGTTAATGACATTTGGATGCGCTACAACTCCTCATGTCGTAACCAGGAACTATGAGGTAGTTCCAGAGAGAGTGATCTACGTTTCCCAGCCAAGAGACGCTAGCGACGAAATAAGAGATTTGAGCAGACTAGTGGAAGAGATGAACAGATTAGCACGTTCCATTGACTTATTGCTTTACGAAATTGATAATATAGGGAATTGATAATATAGGGGGATGCAAAAATGGCAAGGAAGAGTAATAAAGAGAACAAGAAGATCTTGTCCCATTCCTTCGTTGGGCAAGCATTCGAAGGTTATTCCCTGTGCTTCAAAGGATGTAGAGACACGTTGGAAGATGTGTTCGGAAAGAAACCAATTCCTCCTAGCCAAATGACGAAGTTGTTATGGGAGTATATTATGAACAAGGAATCTAATATAAGGAGGTAATATTGTGAAGAAGAAAAAGAAAGGAGAATGGGAAGAATGGGTAAAACAGGTATGCGGTATTGAGAGAAAGAAGCGGTGTCCGTCTGTTTCGTGGACACATCTGGATGTAATAGAGGAGGCGAACTCGAAAGGAATTGAAATGTCTGAAAAGGAGGCAGAAAGTTTATTGGAAGAGATTGGAGATAGTCTTGTCGAGAACATGCTCAGCGTTGGCTGGCATGTAATTGGGGAGGCTATTGACAAGCGGTATAAAAATGCCCGTGACTGAAAACCCTTGTAAACCCTTAAAATAATACAGTTTTTTTGGGTAAGTTTGCTTGCATATTGTTTTATAATATGTTATAATACTACCAGAAAGGAGGCAGCTGTGCATATACTTCTGCTAAGCAGCGGAAACGTTTATGGTAACGAAGAAATAGTCGCTTCCCTAAGAAAGCGGGGACACGACGCAAAGTATGTCCATCTGTCTTCGATTTTCTTTGATACAGGAGGAGAAACATCGGTTAGGGATTTTGATGACGTTGATGCTGTTCTGGTTCGTGTTACTGGAAGCTACGCTAAGCATGCGAGACTGATGGCTATGTGGATGAGAAAGAAGAAGAAAATCGTAGTTGATAGCAGGTTAGCGAACTTCCAAGAGCTTGGGAAAATATATTCGTTGTTCGTCTTGTCGAGTCATGGTATAAGATGCCCCAGGACAGTGCATACAGCTAATCCCAAACTCTTGAAGAAGGCAATAAGAGAGTTTAAACTGCCTCTTCTTGTTAAACCCTTAGGAGGCAGGAAAGGTAGAGGCATAAAAAAATTTGAATCATACGAATCTGTTCTGAGGTATATATCCAGGAGAGACAGTAGATTCTTGATTCAGGAATACATAGAGGAGGAGGCTGACTTGCGAGTATTCGTGACAGGCGATAAGGCTTTGGGATGCATGAGGAAAATCCCAAAGCAAGGAGAGTTCAGAGCTAACGTTGCGTTAGGGGCAAAGACGGAGGTGTATAATGCAGATGATAGTATTATGAGGCTGGCCATTAGGTCTGCAAAAATTTTGGGAATACAAATAGCTGGTGTAGACATCGCTATTGACAAGGAAGGAAAGCCCTGGGTACTGGAAGTGAATAGAGTGCCTCAGTTTAAGGCTTTCCAGAAAACGACAGGCATCGACGTTCCAGACGCTATAGCCGAATATGTCGATGCTGTAGTAAAGAAAGGAGGTGAAAAGTTCTGGTCAGAAGTTGTGACATAATTTCAAAATTTCAAGATTAACATCAAAGGAAAAGGAGGTTATCATGGCTAAGAAAGAAAAATTAGTTGTTCACAAAGGGGATATTATAAAGGGAAAAACAAGTGAAGGTAAAACTGTAAAGGGGACAGTATATAGAGTGAATAATATAAAGGGCTTCTGTAGAATAGAAACGAAGGCAGGAGAGAGATACAGAGTAGAGGTAGAGGATATACTCTCCATCAAGCAAGCAAGAGGTTCAGCTCCTAAGGAGCTGAAGCCAAAGAGAAGTAGTAAGAAAGAAAAGGAGAGTAAAAAAGCAAGAGCAAAGACGAAGGCAAAAGCAAAAGCAAAGAAAAAGAAGAGAGGATAAATGAAAGTTCCCAATAGCAAAGTCGCTTCACTCCTTAGACAGATTGCTTACCAATATAAGCAGTCTGGAGACAAATGGAGAGCTATTGCCTACGGTAAAGCCTCCAAGACGGTCAGAGATCTTGCTTATCCGCTGACCGATGTAGACATTTCAAGTCTCAGCGGTATAGGAAGTTCGATAAAAGAAAAGATTGAAGAGATACTGGAAACAGGCAAATCTTCTTTGCTGGAAGAACTGCAAAAGAATGGTGTGCCTGCGTCTCTTGAAGAGCTAGAGAAGTTACAGGGAGTTGGACCGAAGACTGCAATGAGGTTGTGGAAGGAATACGGTGTTAAGTCTCTCCAAGATTTGGAGGAGAATAAGGCTCTTCTCAAAAAAGAGCCTGAAATTGCGGAAGCCTTAGCGCTATATAAGAGAAGAAGAGAAAGGATTCCTGTCTACCTAGCAGATAAAGCTCTTCAGGAGATTTGTGCAATCCTTCGGTCTGGCGGATGCAAGTTCGTATCTCAAGCGGGTTCTTGCAGAAGGAAAAAGTTCCTCGTTCGAGATTTAGATGTCGTAGTTGCTATTTCTGACAGTAAGAAGAATAAATTTATGAAATACGTGAGGAAGAACTTGAAAGTTGTAGCAGGAGGAGAATCTAAGTTGATATTCGAATATACGGTATCTGGTGAACCTAGGAATGGTGATATTGTTATGGTAACTCCAAAGGAAGCTGGCAATGCTATCAACTATTTGACTGGCTCTAAGCAGTTCAACATCGCAATGAGAAGACTAGCGCTCCGCAAAGGGTTTACGGTGAACGAACGAGAGACCAGAAGCAAATACAGCGGCAAGCGGATGCCTTCTGCTACAGAAGAAGACCTGTTTGATGTTTTGGATATCCCGTTCATTCCTCCAGAATGTCGCATAGACGGAACTGAAGTCGGAAAAGACCTTTCAGATCTGATTACACATGGAAGCGTTAAAGGCGATCTGCATATTCATACTACCTATTCAGATGGACTTATGAGCCTCAAGATGCTGGTTCGCTCTGCTAAGGAAGCTGGTCTTAAATTTGTAGGTGTAGCAGATCACTCCTATTCGCTCGGCGTGACTGGAGGGATGAAAGCTAAAGATGTGCCACGAATTAGGGATAAAGTTAAATCTTTGCAATTTCCCGTCTACTTTGGCGTAGAAGCAGACGTTAAAGTGGACGGAAGCTTGCCTTACAAAAAGAAACTGCTTTCTGAGTTTGACTATCTGATTTTAGCTACTCACAGTTCTCCAGACAGGAATCTGGAAAGCAGGCTGATTAGGGCTATAAAGAAAGTTGCTGGAGATAACCGAGTAATATTGGCTCATCTGACTAACAGAAAGAGTGACCGTGAAGCGGCTGAAGCTAACTGGGACAATGTCTTTAAGATTTGCAGGAGGTATGATGTTGCTATTGAGATAAACGCTCAGCCAGATCGTATGGATCCTCCTGCTGACCTTATAAGGCGAGCAAAGCGGTTCGGATTGAAGTTCGTCATCAATTCTGACACTCATGATACAAGCATTAATCTATATTGGGGAGTCATACAAGCCAGAAAGGGACTTCTGGAGAACCGAGACGTCATTAATACGTCTCATAAGTCCTTTAGGAAGTGGCTGGAAAGGAGGTGATAATAGGATGTGATAGCTTCAATCTTATTAGGCAATGAGGAATCATTATTAACAATAATAATCCTTTTAGTAAAAGGAGGTAAGTAATATGTTAAAGAAATTAAGACACCATTTGTCCGAAGCATTAAAGATTGCTGACAGGCTTGAACTGGAAGAGGAAGAGCTTGAGGAGCTCGAAGAAGAAGAAGAGATGGAAGAAGAAGAGGAAGAGTCTAAAGGCAAACGTAAAGGTAAAGCTAAAGGCAAAGGCAAAGGTAAGAAGGTTGAAGAGGAAGAAGAAGAAGAGGAAATGGAAGAGGAAGAAGAAGAGGCTGAGGAAGAGGAAGCTGAAGAAGAGTCTGAGGAAGAAGAGTTGGAAGAAGAAGAATCAGAAGAGGAAGAAGAGTCTGAGGAAGAAGAGGAAGCTGAGGAAGAAGAGGAAGAAGAGGAAGCTGAGGAAGAAGAAGAGTCTGAGGAAGAAGAGGAAGAAGAAGAGGAAGCCGAGCTAGCTCTGAAGAAGGGAATGAAGGTTCGAGCCTACAAAGGTAAACAAGCCTTTGTAGGTCTCGTCCAAAAGGGTGGAAAGAAGCCAGTGATTAAGTTCAAAGGCAAAGGGAAAGACCTCAGTGGATCCTTTTCGCCAAAAGATCTGAAGAAGCACAAAGTTGAAATTGTTCCAACTGTGGATATGCTCGATGAAGATGATAAAGTCAAAATGAGATTCGGCAAGAAGGTTCTGACAGGGACTGTCGTAAAAACGACTAGGAGGAAAGCGACCATTCGATTCTCTTCTGCCAAGAAATACAATGGAGATTACGGCAATAAGGACTTGGAAGAGAAAGCTACGCTGTTATCGTAAGCCTAAAACAGGGACGGGGGATTTCATTCCCCCTCCCCATATTTAGGAGGGAGCAACTATGAAATCGATCAAATTAAAGGAAACTATAGAAGAAGGGATCCCATTTCTGTCGATTAGTATAAAATCCCTTCCTCTTAAAATCGCAAAGAAAGCAGGTTTTCAAAAGAAGGGTAAGAGATGGTTTATGGAAAAGCCATCTGACTTCTCTGAGCTTTCCTCGAAGCTAGAGAAGTACGGGTATAGAGCTGTTATAGATTACAAACCCGTGAAGCCAAAATCTACCAACAAAGTAAAACGTCTTCTCTCTGTCTATGAAAAAAGAAAGAAAGAAATGGAGGAAGCGGAAAAGAGGCTGAAAGAGATAAGGGCGAAGCTGGAAAAAATTGTAAAGAAGCAGGGTGCTAAGCGGAAGCCTGGAAGTGACGATTCTGTCCTAATCGTCGGTGACACAAGAATACATTATTGTTTTGTAACGGGGAGAAGAACATGGAAAGGAGAAGAGGAAGGCGTAAAGTGGTTGATGAAACATGGGTTTAAGAACTGTATAAGAAAAGCTATCAATAGAGATGCCTGGGATGATCTAAAAAAAGAAGGGAGAATACCTGTTAATGTGATCTCGAAAGTTGAGAGGAGAGCAGACCCTTCGTATCGCTTATTCATTCGCAAGGTCAGTGAACTTGTTTGTCCGAATTGTGGGACGGATGTTTCCCGTAGAGATAAATTCTGCAGGGAATGTGGTAACAAATTGAAAGGAGGTTTATCATGAAAAATCCTATTGATCTTGAAGACTTGAAGGTTTCTAAAGAGTGGCGAAAGACCGAAGACTTTGAGGCGGTCTTCGCTTTTATAAAAGCATCAAGACCTATACGTTTAAAAAGAGCCTCTGTAGATACTCTTGAGGAGTGTCCATTTTCCGGCTGTAAGGAGCAACTCTCCGAAATCGTTCTGGAAAGTCCTGACGGCAAATGGAAATTTCAGGACAGTCTTGAACACCTGATAATGATGCATGGGGTTGTTCCTTGTGATGAATTTGTGTCTGATGCAAAGTCATGGGTGAACTCGTCGAAGCTTTCTTTACGTGATATTGTAGCTATTGATATAATTACAGACAGAATCCTTATAGAGTCTGAAACTGTTGAGGAGATTCTGTCGTCTCTCCCTCCAGGCAAAGGAATGGACGCAAAACGTTCAATAGAGCGTATCATAAAGGAGTTGGGGAATCTCAGAGATGCAATGGAGACGATAACTAACGGAGTTAAGCAAGAAGAAGAGGAATCCGAGCCTGAAGCCAAGCAGGAAAAAGAGGAGCCTGAACCTGAACCTGAAGAAGAATCCGAAGCTACCAGTCTTGACGACGTGGAAAGAGTTGGGAAAAAGAAAAAAGTTAAAATCAAAAAGTAGTCGGGAGTCAAATCGTTGCTCCCTCCTCTCGGCGGAGCCTCGCTCCGCCGATGCTCCCGACTGGAGGTTAGTTTTATGTATGGATTTGCTAAGGGAATGTCTCCTGTTGAGAGAGCGTTTAAGACTCTGGACTGTCTGGAAAGGGAGTCAGGCAGGAACAAGAAGCTTGACATTCTACAGTCAGCTTCCGATAATAAGATACTGAAAACCCTGATAGTGAAGGCTTACGACTGGAGAGTGAGATACGGTATAAGACCGTCTGTTCGAGTGGGTAAGATTAAGACCAGCTCAGTTTCAGAAGTAAATTACAAAAGGTTTCTGAAACTTACTGACAGATTGGCTAAAGGCTTGTCTGGAAACAAGGCAATCGCTGCTGTGGATAAATTCTTTTCCAGATGTTCTGACCTGGAAAAGAAGTGGTATTCGAGAGTGCTGAATCGAGACTTGAGAGTAGGATGTGCGTCTAAAACTTTCAATACAATATGGGAAAACTTGATTCCAGAGTTTGGAGTTCAACTTGGAATACCGTTCGAAAAGTACCTTGAAAAGGGGAAGTTGAAGTTTCCTCTCTATGTCGAGCCTAAATACGACGGAACACGAGGCGTATTTGTGAAGAAAGGCGATAGCGTGTCCTGTTACAGCAGACGTGGAACTGATATGACTGAGATTGTTGATTTTGCAGTGAAGCCGCTATCGAAGGTCATGCCTGACGGTTTGCTGGATGTCGAGTTCCTCGCTGCATGGTCTAAGAAGGACAAGAAGAAATTTAAGGACGTTTGGTCGAAAACGCAGACGCTGTTGAAGCGAGGGAGGAAGAAGGAAGGCTATGTGGCGGATAAAGACTGGAAGGAATATGTTAAAAGCAATATAAGAATCATGGCCTTCGACTTGGCCAATCCAGATGTATTTAAATCAAGTAAAGGATACACCGATCAGACACCTCTCAGAAAGAGGAAAATCAGGCTAAAGAAACTTGTAAAGAAGCTCCCAGAGTTCTCAAGAGCGGAACTCGTTCCTTTCACTAAAGTCTTCAGCAGGAAGGAACTTGATAGATTGTATAACAAGTATATAAAGGAAGGATACGAGGGAGTGATGATAAAAGACCCATCATCTCCGTATTCCATAAGCCTTTCTAATTATCGTCCCAGTTATTGGATCAAAAGGAAGAAGTTTGTGACCAATGATTACAAGATAGTCGCTGTAAATGAAGGTTCTGGAAGACTGAAAGGCACACTGGGATCACTAACGGTATTGAATGAAGATGGAGAGAAGCTCAATGTTGGAACAGGACTGAGCGATAAGGAAAGGGATCTCCTCTGGAAAAAGAGGAAATCCTTAATAGGGAAGTATATAGAGGTAAAAAGGCAGAGTGGTTCTTCCAAAAAGAGATTTCCATCTTTCAGGATCAGAGAAGATAAGTAAAGGAGGGAAATAAAATGAAATGCAAATATTGCGGCGAGACTAGCCCGTGCAGGCTAATCATATTTAGCAAAGATCTGTTCAAATGCGATTCCTGTGGGAGGATCCAGACTTGTACAGATGCCGACGAAAGTAGAACATTGAATCTCATCAAACTGATGAATCGTCATGAGGAACTCCTTAAGAGAAAGGAGGTGTAACCGTTGAGGCGAGGGGAATACAGGATTTTCTTTCCTCGTATGGAGGAAGAAGGCTACGCCAAGAAGAAGAAGAAAGCTCACAGTCGTATCAGAAGTCTTATCCGTCTTATTAAAGAAGAAGATCCTTTGCATTTTAACTGTTCAATTGATGACCGTGAATGCAAAATCAGATGGGAGGTGATAAATTGAGAAACATAGAAGACACTATATTTGATGATATGCTCCCAGTCAATTCTCTGGCAATGATTGAGAGATTGAGGGAAGTCTTGGACGAGAGAGGAACTAACTGTCTCTCTAACATTAGAGACGATCTCAGGGTGCGGAAGCTAATGTGGCTTCTGAATTCCCAGGTGTATGGACAGTCCCACATTATTGATATGGAAGATGAATGGTTTTCTATGCATATGAAGGAGGGTTCGAGATGAAATACGAAGGACGCATTTGCGATAATTGTCGCAAAGCTGTAGAAGATCACTACTCAGAGAAGGGATGGATCTCCTTTGACTCGAATGGCTTTCGGATTACGAACCAGAGGACACTGGAGGGAGAAGCAGTCATTGAAGCGTACTTTCCCGTGCTTCAATACGGCTCTGGGAATTCGTCGGACTCGCTTGATTTCTGTTCTGCGAAATGCTTATTGGAGTGGATGTTCTTATCCGACAAGACCAACAACAAGAATAGGTCTCTCAAAGAGAGAGAGGAATTTATGAGAGAAATGATGGAAAGAAGCGGGATAAAAATTATCGAAGATAGAAAGGAGGTATATTAGGAAATATGGATCTCTATTTTAGGGGCAGGACACTGGACGATAGTAAGACAGTCATAGGATTCCCTTATTCTCTGAAACCTTTTTGGGATCAGAGGAATCAAGAGCAGTATTTGCTGTTCTTTAACCCAGATTATGATCTGGAATCTCACATTAACTACCTGAGAGACCCAGAGAAATTTTCCCATCTCAAGGACTGCATTTGGAAGGTAGATCCCGAAACAGTTGAAATTGTATTTAGTATGAAAGTCAAATAAATGAAAGGAGGCAAGTTATGTGCAATTCAAAAAACACGGCAGAAGTGGAAGAACAATTGTCAGCAGAAAATTTTCTAGATGCCAGTATATGGGACCGTCTGGGGAAATACAAATTCTCAATTGAAAGAGCGGCGGCTCTTCTGGGGTATGACCCAGATGAACGTCGCAAGATTAGACGGAGAATAAGCGGCTGCTGGGGAGAGTTTGAAGATGAAGTCGAGGGATTGTCATTAAGGGAGCTATACGAGTCCATCCCTCACGTTGAATCAGAGAAGCTGCCTCTCTACTTGGTAGAGGGATGGGAATGGACGGAAGGGGCTAGGGTAGTTGAAATACGGTCTAGACTAGACCGTATAGAATACCTGGTAGATTGGGGAAGATGGAGACTTCCCATCTGTTGGGACAGCCTCTTCCGTCATCGGGAGAGACACCTAAAAGGTATGGATGGAGTCAGAAGCTTCCATTATATAAAGATAAATTTGTCGGGATTGAAAGTCTCGATTCAGAAGCACGAGCGACATGAGATTCACTATTATAAATATGATGAGGACTACGGCAAAAGGCTCATTCAGAAAGAAACTTATTTTAGAGTCCCTTTCAGAGAATTTTTGAGAGGGGCTTATTTGAGTCAGGAAGCTTTTTGGGGACAGGAATAGCTCCCACATTTCGTAGGATTGGAAATTTGCTAAAAACGCCAAAATCGGGGCTGGAGAGCCTTTATTTACAAGGCTCTCCAGCGTCAAATTTTTAGGGTACGTATAAAACATAGGGCTTTTGTCAAAGGAGGTAAAATCATGAAAATCAACCTTGATTTAGACGATCTTGTTCAGTTGAATGAGGAGAGTCAGGAGATGATTGGCGACGCAGTCGCTAAATTCCTGGAGAATAGGCTTGGTTCTACCGATTTCTGCTACAATTACTCTGTAAAAGTGGAAATCAATGTCCCAGAGAAGAGGTAAGAGAAATGTATGCGTATTTATCCTACAGGCATGGCAAGCCTCGTATTGAGAAATGTCGCACATTTAAAGAGGCTTTACGGAGCTTTCTCTCCGACTTTGACAGCGGAGAGGCCTACGGAATAGGTATCTACGTCGAATGTGACAAAGCTCTGTATCTGCCTGACTTCAAAGACCGTGAACAATCAGTTTCGGAAGCAAAGAGGTTGGGTTATGAAGTCATGAACGTCTACACTTTTGAAGGAATCGCTGTGTGATTGCATATTTGAAGAGGACACTACTATGAAAACAGAAGAAGCACTAAACCAACTCAAGAACGAAGGTTACACTGTCTTAAAAACTGGCATAAATGACAACGGAGACGAAGTGGCTCTACAAATCATAGAGCAAGTCGACGAAAATGTTTATGTCTACCGTTTTGCTAGGAAGCCTTACGTAGATCCAAAAGAACTAAAAGAAATATTTATAGGAGAGACTATTGAGGACGTAAGGGACTTCCTTGAGAAAATGAGAACGCACCTCCAAGAGATAAAACGTAAATGGCATCTCATACTTGAGAAAATTAGGCATTCTCTAAAGGAGGCGATAAAGGATGATAACGATGATGAAGAAGATATTCGAGAACAAGATCAACAAGGCTATAGACGAGGAAAAACAAATGTCTAGAGACTTATTCACGGTATTGATGGATTACGACGGGGACTGGAGCATTGAGAAGGAAGGGGGAATCATCAAAATCACTCTCACCAGAAGAGATAAATCAGTCGTCAAGAAGATCAGCGAGTGTCTTTCAGTGACGCAGATAAACTATCTCAGAAGCAAGCGTTATGTTACAGATCTTGTCAGAGATCTCATTGAGAGGTTAAAGGGAGAGTGAGTCTATGAGAAATTTAACTGTGGTAGTCGGGGGACAGTTCGGTAGCGAAGGAAAGGGAAAGGTAGTCGCACATCTATGTCGAAATTACAGATTTGATGCATGTGTGAGAGTAGGAGGACCGAATTCAGGACATACTGTCACTCTGAACGGTAGAAGGACAGTCCTAAGACAAGTCCCTGCTGGAGTAGTGAATCCTCATACGCAACTCTTTATAGCGAGTGGATGCTTGGTGGATCCTGAAATTCTACAAAGAGAGATTAAGATGCTAGGTCTGTCGCCAGACAGACTGAAGATCGACAGAAACGCAAGTCTCCTGGACAGGTCTGACGCTGAATTCGAGAGAAGAATTGGACTTGAGGGTAGAATTGGTTCTACAGCTACAGGAGTTGGCTCTGCGGTTATCAAGAGAATCCTGAGGAAAGACAGCAGTATCATTCTCGAAAAAAGGATTGATGACTATCCTTTCCTTATTCCGTATCTTGCTGACGTCTCCAAGGAGATTAACCGTCTGTGCGATGCGGGGAAGAGCACGGTAATCGAAGGAACACAAGGCTTCGGTCTATCCCTTTACCATTCTTCTTATTATCCCTTCGTCACAAGCAGAGATGTAACTGCTTCTGGTTTTCTGAGTGAAGTCGGAGTTAGTCCCCTGCTTGTAACAGACATTATCCTTGTCATCAGAACATTTCCTATCAGAGTAGGAGGGAATTCTGGAGACCTTCCTAATGAGATTGACTGGGAAACAGTCAGAAAGGAAAGCGGTTATCCTCACGAAATTAAGGAGCTTACTTCTGTCACAGGTAGAGTTCGTCGAGTTGCACGACTTGATATCGGTCTCGTGAAGAAAGCTGTTCAGATTAACAGGCCGACTTTTATTGCTTTGATGGGAGTCGATTATCTTGACTTTAAGAACAGAGGAGTGAGAAGTCTTGAAAGTCTCTCTTCTAGGACTCATGACTTTATTACTTCCCTTGAAAGGGAAACGGGTATCCTCGTATCTTTGATAGGGACTGGTCCGAGTGACTTTGAGATAATTGATCTAAATGGGAGAAGCAGAAAAGGAGGGAAAGAAGTATGAAATACAATCTCGGGAAAAGATTCAGGACTCCATTCTCTTTCCTTAAAGAGAAATCAAAGGCGATTATGTATCTGCTCTCAATCATAGAGCAGAGGCTGCTGTCAGATTTTCCTTCCGAGGCAGAATCTATAAAGAGGATTTTCAGAAGGCTCTATTCTACACTGCGAGCCTATTCAAGAGGGAAAGGAAAGTCTCCAGGGATAGAGTGGGAACATATAAAAGCAGCTGCCGATAATTCTCAGATCGCTATTGACAGGTGCATTCGCTGCTTGGAGAATGACTTCTCGCTGGAAGGGATAGAAACAGTTTTGGATATTCTTCCTTTAGGACCAGATTGTTGTCCGTTCTGTTTGAGTAAGGTCTCCTGTAGCGAGTGCGGATACGCTACCTTGCACAAGAGATGTGGCGAAGCAAATTCGTCGATAACGAAGTTATATGAAGCTTTAGGTGATTTAAAAGGCAAGATTCACAATCTTAAACAAAAAGGAGGCAAGAATGAAAAAGACAAAAGAGAAGAAATCTATCAAGGTCATAGCCAAGTATGAAAGAGACACGAAGCGGTATCACAGGTTCTCCTTCCGTAAGGAGAACGGTTCTGATGTAGTGTCTGGAACTATCTACTTTTCCAAGGATATGGATATTCCAGACAAGGTGATTTTGAACACTAAGGTAGAATAGAAGGAGGGAAAATGAGTGAAATTATGGACAGACGAAAATTCCTGAAAACAGCACTTACGGTAGGTGCATCTGTCCTGTTTGATCTCCCGTCGCTTTTTGACTATCTCAAGGCAGAGGATGGATACAGAGAATCCTTGCGTCAGATCAACCACTTTGTTGCAGAGGAGCTTGAAAAGATAGTCTATAGCTTTGAAATGAACGATAGCCGTCTCAGGTCAAAATTACGTGACTCCATAAGTCGTAAGCTCTCACAGATGAAGTCGGAAGGAAAGCTGATTGATTACCGTGTGATTTGTGATGAGACTAACAACACGCCAGAGGTGATAGATAATCACGGATTGGTTGTAGACGTTATTGTAAAGATATCTTCAGGATATCCTTACTGCAAGGCGACATTCTCAACATTGAGGTGATTGACTATGCGAATACTATATTCAAAAAGAGGAACTGGTAAGACAAGAGAGGCAATCTCGATCGCTTCCAAGACATCTTCTCATATAGTCTGTGAAGGGAAGAAAAGAGCCTCTGAAGTCTTTTCCATGGCAAAGGAGATGGGAATGGATATTCCATTCCCACTGACCTATGATGAGTTTGTAGAAGGTAGGTTCTATGGCATGAGCGTAAAATCATTTGTCATTGAAGATGTTGACCTGCTGATTCAGAGGTTCGCTCGAGGCATTCCAGTCAAATTAATAACTATAACAAGGGAGGGAGAAGATCATGAATAAACCGTCCAGTCAAATATTTCTATTTAACGCATGGGTTGATAATACCAATTATCTCCTGAACAAAGATTTACTTAAGATGAAGGCTGTCCGTTTTTGCAGAGATGTCGGCTTGACTATAGTCTCTACGGATGAGTTTGTTTTCCCTAAAACTTCAGGCATCACTATGACGTTCATCATAGCTGAGTCAAGTCTATCGATTCATACATGGCCAGAAATGAACTACATTCGCATTGTACTGGATTCATGCAAAGCCTTAGAACCTTTGGAGGTATCGGAATCCCTTCGCAGGAACTTTGAAATTCCTGCAGAGCGATCTGATTTGAAAGTAATTTTATGGTAAGTGACCATGAAGGGGAGAAGGAAAGAAAAATACTATCTGAAGGCTTACTTCAAGCCTTTCGATGTCAAGAAGACTGCTAGATTTGTCAGGAAGGTGAGGAAGAAGCTAGGTCTTTCGCAAGGAGAACTTGCAATCCTATTCGGCAGGGCAAGGTCTACACTTTCCAAGTGGGAGAACGGTCAGGCTATTTGTCCTGGAGACATAATTCTAGGTCTTCAGGACTTGGTTAAGATGGTAGAGAGAGGGGAATTTAAAATAAAGCGTAAGAGCCATAAGCTCAAGATCGTGGACGAGCGAAGGAAGATTGAAGAGGAAGAGGAAGAGGAACTGGAAAGTGTAGAATCTGTCCTGGAGAGAAAGTCCTTGGAAGAGGAAGAGGAAAAGGAAGACTTGGAGGTAGAAGAGTATATTGAAAGACTTAAGAAGGGAGGTAGTTTATGAAATCACTTCTCGTGTCTCTATTGTTTGTGACTGGGATAAATCTGGCTGGATCGGACGGGAACATGATTCCGTGGCCGAATCTGGTTGGAGTTGGGATGGCTGTATTGTCAATGTTAATAATGGATGATGGAGGGGAAATCGAATGAGACAGGAGTACTCTGTAGATGAATGGAGATCGATCATTCAGAGGCTGTTAGACGTGACACACCTGATTCTACAGAAAAAGTATAAGTTTATTGCAGAATGGAACATAATACCGAATGCTGTCTTCATACCATATAAGATGCTGCCTGAAAAGGTAAAAGAATTGGAGATAGCTGAATTGAGTGTCGTTATAGGCTATAACATAGACGACATACACGTCGGGTTGATTTCTTAGAAAGAGGAATTCCATAATGGATTGTGATTACAGTCCTATATTCCAGTCCAAGACCAAAGAGAGCGATATCTACGACGAGTTTGTCGAGTTTTCGAATCTGCAGTATGCTACACTTGACTACGATCCGTTCCATCCGATGCTTGTGAAGCTGCAAGAGAACCTGGAGGAAGAGGAATCTCTTTGGATGTCAACATTGTATATGGCTTTCTACAACATAGGCTCTTGTTACTTTGCGTTTCTGAGGAATCCGAAACCTCTATCGGAACTGGATGATGTTCTCGGGAAGCTTCCCATCGGATTACAGAGAAGGAATCTGAGGGGTGGTGAGGTGATAAAATACTTCCACCGCTTCAGGAAGAAGGTAAAGCCTTATGGAAGTATCAAGAACTTTCTGACTCACAACTTTACAGGTTCTAAGGAGAAGGACTGGTTCATACTGTTAAAGAATTTGAACTCTGTCTGGGGTAATGGCAGATGGGCATCTTTCACTCTTGGAGAGATTTTTCAGAAGGTCAACAAGTTGCCTGTGCTCCCGACAGATATAATGAATGAAAACAGTAGCGGTCCGAGGACAGGACTGGAACTGTTGATGGGAAAGGCGAAAGGAAAGACCAAAAAGGAGAAGCTGGCAGATCTGAAAGCTAAGGCCGACGCTCTCTTTAGGATGGTTCGTCCGAGAATTAAGACGAACATATTCTACCTTCCTAAGAATCATTATGACTATGGTATGATGGAAAGTCAGTTATGTGACTTTAATTCTATGACTAAAGGTCTCTACTATACAGGCAGAGACATAGATCGGGATCTGGAGCGTATAATAAGAACGCTGAGGGTCGCAGCTGATGTTGGAATAGATATAAGACCAGCGAAGCGACTGTGGGAGATAAGGAGGGAAGTGTTCCCCTCCGAGCTCCTTGGAGAACTACATGGATGGTATAAGAGACATACCTATGCAAAGAAGTTCTACAAAAACTTCGGGATAATAGCTAAGAGTCACAAGGAAATACGTGACTATCTTGGAATATGGAGAGAGGATAGACTAGATGACAGGAAGAAAATTGCTAGGGGATTATGGTAACCTACTCCACGAAGTTCTATCCAGGACGGATATGAAGATTGAAATAAATGACGGGAAGAGAGTGAAGAAAGTTTGCGTAATAGTAGGTTCTTCACGCTCAGGTTCGTCATTACTGAAGAGAGTTCTGAGCAACAGCTTTGACGTGGTATCCCTGTCAGGAGAGGAAGAGCCTTTCTACATCCTGTCTAGGAATGGATTCTCATTTTCCAGTGACAGCGATAGTTTCAATTCAATTAGGAATGCTGACCTTATCCATAAGTTGTTTTATAATGACTTTAGTGTTAGAGATACTAAGATTAGTTTGGAAGATATCTCGTTTAGATGGAAGAATAGACTGCTTCTGCAGCTTCCTCGGTTTATGATTGATGATTGTTTTGTTAGTAAAGTAGATGAGCTGTTGAAGAACGTTTACGATAAGTTCGAGTCAGATGAGAAGTCCTACGAGCTCAAGTCAGCAATCTTCATAAAGAAGCTTCTCGGGAAGAGAGCTGGTTATTACGATATTATTGCTTCCAATTCAGGAGTTACATTTGAGGAGACATTCAAAGTAGAAGAGCCTCCGTTCGTGATCCCCCCATTCGGAAGGATGTTCAGAGAGAGCGAGGACTTTGACAAGGTCTTCTTATTCAAGACACCTCAAGACTGCTATCGGATTGGGATATTCGAACAACTCTATCCCAATGCAGAGATATACTACGTATGTCTCCTTCGTAACTACGCCTCTGTAGTTAATGGGTTGATGGATGGATGGCTGTGCGATTATGGATTCTTTGCTCACAATCTAAGCATGCACGGGGAATGTCTAGACATAGATGGGTACACGAATGTGAAGCCGTACGGAAAAATATGGTGGAAGTTTGATCTACCTCCGAACTGGCATCACTTTAAACGAAAGCCCTTGTTAGAAGTTTGCACCAATCAGTGGGTTTCGGCCTACCGCCATATAATTGATAATGTCGTGAGAAGGAAAAAGAATCATCTAATCGTCAGGTTCGAGGACTTTATTCTTAATCCACAAGAGCAGACAGATAGAATAACTGAGTTCTTGGGTATATCACCTATTGTAGTACATGACTTACCATTAGTAATGATCACGGAGACTCCGAAGCTAAAACGTTGGAAAAAGCGAGAGGATCTGCTGATTCCTCCTCCAGGAGAAGTAATAGATATAATGGAGATACTAAGATATGACTTGGACATCGAAACTTGGCTATGACCCACACTGTCCGAAGGAGGGAGAATTCTATTGTGACAGTGAATGGGGTGAGCTTCAAGTTGTTCTGCTCCTGTTTTTGAGTAAGGATGCGTTCGAGGCAATCGGAGATAACTATAAAGATGCTATGTTCATTTCCAAACCGAATTACGAATTGGTTATGGAAGAGTTCTGGAACTATGTTAATCTTCTTAAGAAGCTGGGTATCAGAGTTCTTGTTCACGAAGTTGATGAATTCTTCCCCAACATATTTTATGCGAGGGATCTGGCTGTCATAACACCAGACGGACGCTGTATTCTTGCGAACCCAAAATATAGGATCAGAAAGGGGGAAGAGAAGGTTTTATATAGGATTCTTCTTTCTACCTATAATAGTGATGAAAGGAAGTATATTTTTGCTCGCAGCACAATGGAAGCGGCAGATCTGTTCTGGTTGAACAACAGATCTGTTACAGTTTCCGTGGGCAATAGAACTTCGCCCAAGTTCGCTGACGAATTGAAGACTCTATATCCAGACCTGGAAATCCGACTGTTTGAAGCACTGCCAGAACAAGTTCCTCAACATATTCTCGGTCATAAACATATCGTTTCTCATGACTGTATAATTTTGAGGAGTGAGTTAGGAGGCTGTGAAAGTCTGGGATTCAAAAAAATTATCCATTTGAAGGAGAATCATGAAGTCGTCAATAGATTCTCTATGAATATTGTAACTATCGATTCTTATGAGATAGTGATGCCCGATGGGTGTGAAGAGACGAAGAGGATTTTTGAGTCTCATGGGATAAGATGTCATACCGTCTATATAGAAGAAATACTGAAAATGGGAGGAGGACTGGCATGTATGACATTACCTCTAAAGAGGAAAGAGTATTTCCTTAAGAAAGGAGGGTAAACTATGGAAAGAGAATGCCTAAACTGTGATCGACCGTCTGACCCTAAGTACACAGTGTTTGTATATGAGACACCGTGGGACGACATAGAGGTGGAGAAGAATTTCTGTAGTAAGGAATGTCAGGAGGAATACTTGTATTCTGGCGACTTCTCTTACTTCTTCTGCGACCGCTGTATGAGAGAAATATGTACCCAGAATCCTGGGAACGGATGGCATATACAGTATCGAGATCACGGTGGAGATACTTTGTGTCTGAAATGCTACCAAGAGGTGATACTTGAAAACGGAGTGGAAAGAGATAAATTTGAGGAAGGACGTATTCCAGGGATGTTCTTCTCTTATGGCAATGAGGAAGCTGTCGAGGCTGGTTATGTAGAAGTGCCTGGATTTTCCAATTTCTATATTCACGATCAGAGTACAGTAGACAGGTTCTGTGGTAAAGCTTTAGAGCTAATTGACAAGGGTCAGAAGGTGATCGTAGCGTATGAAAGGATAGCTATAGGCGGAGGTGAGGGTTACGTAACTTTGATGACGAAATCAGGAGAGAACAGATGAGCGATTTGAAAAGGCTTTTAGTGTTTAACGTTGACGGTAAAAAGAAAGAATTAGAATTCGATTTAGATCTTAAAACTGGCAAAGCTGTAGTTGATTTTAATGATCTGCAGAACTTATTGGACAAGATTTCAATGTATCCGTTTGAATATAAAGTTATAAGTGTTTCAAAATAAGAAAGGAGGGATTGGAAGGTAGAAATGAACGAGTCTGCCAATGCCAAATATATTCTATTTGTAGATAATCAGTCTGAAGTGTCAAGGGAGTTACTGGAAAAGATAGATAGAATAAGAAACGAAGTCTACGTGGTGGATGTGTCAGATCCAGAGTTCGGATGTCTATATGATTTTATAAGAAAGTTCAGCCCTACTAAGTATAAAATACCTCTACTGTTTTCCGCACGTGACCTGAGAGTTGTTGACGATATACATGAGGAAATCTCTAAGATTTTGGGAAAGGAGGTTCTCAATGAAAGTTGAGATAACGTCTTTTGACAGGAATACGGGCGAAGCTCGTTTGCAAGAAATCGATATTTCTAATCTCTATTCTGTTAAATTTATCACTGCTGCAGGTAAATTGTTCGACATTTCCTTCGTTGATGAAGGAAACAGTATCCGCATCAGAGAGGCTAGTGGTTTCTCCTCTGGAGTGACAGTTCTTCCAGAGGCAAATAATAGTATTATTGTTAAGTGATAATATCATTTGAAGAAAGGAGGGTATTGTGGAAGCTAGAGATGTTGTCAATAAAGTAACAGATTATCTAAACGTTCTTGGAGATTCTGAGAGAATAAGAGATTTTGTTCTCGAGATGGAATGTCAGCATAGAACTCTTCAGCAGGGATTTACTCGTCTTTGCATTGCATGGTTAAAGAGACTCGCTGACCCTGACTTTATGTTCGATGACAGAAATAAGGCAAGTGTAGAACTGGCTAAGCGTTTGAAAGAATATTTGGACAATGCTTATTTACCCTTAATTTAGGAGGAAGCAAGATGTCTTCCTTTGAGACAAATTTCGATGGTCTTCTTATAGAGCCAAAGGGGCGAAGACTACTAAAACTGCTTATGTGGATGCTCAGGAATGGTATAGAGTATTACGAGGATCGTGAAATTAATTTAGGGAAGGGAGGATCAAATGACGGTTCTGCAGAAAAGGAATAGCTTTGAAGACTACTTTGAAGATGATGTAGAGTATCCTGATTCCTGCATGATGGTCGACGATATACTGCCAAGAAATGTGATGCTGAACTACGTATCATCTAGCTTTCTGAATGGTTTTATAAACTACGTAAAAATAATTCGTGTTTGGCTACTACGAAGATATACTCTTCCCTCCTCGGAGGAGGGAGAATATACAATCTCAATTGCGAAAGAAGATAAGACTGCTATAGAACATCTCAGTCAGGCAAGTCTTGTAAGTGACGACGGGTACTGGCTGGAGTATAGTTTTACCTGTTTTGATGACTTTATTAAGGCATGGTTAGAATCTGATCACTTTCATGTCAAGTTTAGTGAGCTGCACGATGATGTAGTTGTTTTGGCACGTTCTGCGTCTCATTACTGGTTCTTCTGGTTTGATCTCGATTGTTCGGATTGCAGTGTGGGGCGGTTTCAGACGGAAGATCCCGAAGATCTGGTTATTGAGAAATTCGACCAGTACGTGAGAGGGATTCAGTATTCAGAAAACAAACACTATCAAGAGAAGGCAGACCCGATATTGATACCCGTTGAAAAATTAAAGGGATGGTTATCGTCCTGAAAGGAGGGATAGGTCGATGAAATGTTTCTATCACAACGATCTGGACGGACGCTGTGCGGGAGCTATAGTATATAGAGCTGTTTCAAGGAAGGATGATTGGGAATTTATTGAAGTTGATTATAAAGATGAAATTGACATTGATAAGATTGAAGATGGCGAGAAAATAGTTATCGTAGATTTTTCTTTCGAACCTGAGGTAATGGAAAAGGTCTTGCTGAAGACAGACGATATCATCTGGATAGACCATCACAAAACATCATTTGAATACAAGTATTCCAGAGAGCTGGACGGATTGAGATTAAATGAGTATTCGGGATGTGAACTTGCCTGGAAATACTTTATGAAGAATAGACCGATACCGTATCCTGTCGAATTAATAGGAGATAGAGACACATGGAGATGGAAACATGGTACAACAACAACTTATTTTAATGAAGGGTTGAAACTGTATCCTCACCACCCAAAAGACGAAATATGGGACTACCTCCTCTCAGAAAATGAATTTCTGGTATTTGGTTGGGTCAAGGAGATAGTTGAGGAAGGAAGAACCGCTGCAAGATATAGAGACGTGATTTGTGAAGACTATGCTAATAATTTCGGCTTTGAGACCACATTCGAAGGGTATAGATGTTTTGCGATAGGACTGCTTATGTTTGGAAGTCAAGCATTCGGGGAGCGATTTGACCGCTACGACATTTGTCTGGCGTACGAGTTTTTAGGCGACAAGTGGGTAGTCAAGCTTTATTCTGCAACTGTGGATGTTTCTGCAGTTGCGAAGAAATATGGAGGGGGAGGACACAAAGGAGCTGCTGGATTTATTTGCAGCGATTTGCCCTTTAAGAAGAAGGGATCACAAAATATGAACACGACTCCGTATCAAAAAGCTATGCGGAAGGCTGAAAAATACTTTGCAGAGCAAGAGAAGAAATACGACGAAAGGGAGAAAAGAATTTTTATGGTTTCCTGGGGAACTTGTCCAAGGTGCGGATCAGATTTAGTTCAAAAGAAGACAAGAGGGCTTCTTAGTTATCTCTTCTTCGATAAAAATAGCTACAAGCTTAAGTCTAGGTGTCCGAACTGCGGTTTCTATGACGAGTATCATCATGTAGGGGAAGACGGATTGACATAGAGAAACGACTCTATACCAGTATAGAGAAAGGAGGTAAAGTTATGAAAGTGTATTTAGTTCCTACATTACCAGGGAGATATGATGAATTCTTGACTGCTTTAAAAGCGGAGAGTGTTAAAGCTTCAGAATTTGGCCTTGATAGGTGGACATATGCATCTAAGTGCTATCAATTAGACGCAGATGTTATTCTGGACAGGAAATTAGAAATTCCCACACGATGTGGACTTGTGATCTTCGATGAAGAGTGGAATATAACAGAGACAAAGGACGGAGAACTTATTAACCTTCTTAGTTTCTATGACTACGATCTGGAGTACAGATGTAGGAGAGGTAGGCTTGTATGTTTCTGGAGTGTTAAACATTCTTATTCTAAGCTCTATGCTATTATCCATGAGATCATGAAGAACAAGCCAAAAAGTAGGACAGAGGAACTAAAAGAGGAAATAAAGAGCAAAGATCAAAAGATACAAGAACTCGAGAAAGAGCTTCAGGAGTGTAGACTTGAGATACAAGAGCTCGAAGAAAGACTTGATATTATAAGAGAGAAACTGGAAGATAAAATGGAAGAGATATTAGCAATGTTTTAATTTTACATAATGAAAGGGCAACTTAATATGGACAAGAAGATTATAGACATCGGATATAAGAGCGAGTGGCCTGCTTCTGCTCTTAGTAACTTTGCGGCTCACAGATTTGTAATAGATGGAGTAGTATGTGAATCTATGGAAGGCTTCCTGCAGTCATTGAAATTTGAAGACCCAGAAGTTCAAGAGAAAGTGTGTAAGCTGGTAGGAGTGAAAGCTAAATATCGAGGCAAGCGGAAAAAATGGTGGCTGACCCAAACCTTATGGTGGAGAGGAAAGAAATATGATAGACATGGTAAAAGGTATCAGAAATTATTAGACCGAGCTTATCTCGCTCTATCAAAGAATAAAGACTTCAGAAAAGCTCTACTCGCAACTGGTGACGCTACGCTGATCCATTCGATTGGTAAGACTGACCCTTATAGGACGATACTAACTGAGCAGGAATTTTGCTCTAGGTTAGAGAAGATTAGGGAACTAATTAGCAAACGAAGGAAAAAAGAATTGTAAAAAGGAGGTTAGACAAATGGAAGGGTATAAACCACAGAGAATAAGAGTAGCAATATCTGGTCCTCACGGTGTAGGTAAGAGCACTCTTGCAAGGAGAATTGCTGACGAGCTCTGTATATGGTATATACCTGAAGTCGCAAGAGAACTTTTGGATAAAGCCCGAGACAGGAATTGGAAGGAATTTAGCGCTGAAGAGGCTTGTGAGTTTGAAAAAGCTATAATCCATTCGCATCTGTTCTACATAAAGCAAGCTAATCGGATGAACACAAGCTTCGTATCCGACCGCAGTGTCTTTGATGCATTTGGCTATATAGATTGGCAAGAGGAATGTCGGGGTATGAAATTGGGTATAAATTACCATCGTATTAAGATGAGAGATTCTTATCTACCTTACATAGATAAGATTCTATTTTTTAAGTTCAGAGAAGAAGATAATCCTGACGAATCACAATGGTGGTTCCAGAACAGACTCGAAAAATTTTTCTCTTTCGACCCATTCCCTGATATCGTTGTTGAGATTGACAGAAAGACAGAATTTGAGGAAATTATTAGAATAATAACTTCAACAGGAAATTCATACCAAGCTCAAAAGAGATAGGGCGTTTTGAGATAACTTTAAACCTATAGGAGGAAGAAGTCATGTTAGAAATTTATTTAGGTACAGAAGATGAGTTAAGAGGGAATTATTTTACCCTTGAAGAAAAGTTGCCTTTTTGTCCAGGACAACTAGTCGTCCTAAATTTTTATAATTTATTGGATAAGTATGTCCTTCCGAAGAAAGGAAATCTGACTGGAGAGGATTACAAAAGAAAGCTAGAGGAAAGTAGGGTTTCTGTTCCAGGAGTTATTAAGAGTGTCAGGCTTTTTGCTCAATCTGCCTGCCGCTTGCCCTTAGCTGACGTCTACTTTCTCTCTCGCTGGAACAGTGGAGACGTCTCGGGTTACTTAGAAGTAAAAGATATGCCTGTCTGGAGATATGTAAATTGGTCTGAACCTATTCCAAATTGGTTTATTGAAGAGATTAGAAGTATAGCTAACAGAAATGAGAAAGAGGGTTGCCCAAAAACATGGATGGATATTCCTGTCAAGGATTTGTTCTACATCAGACATATAATAAGAGATGACGGCAAAATCTCTGTCTACAAAATTTATCCCTTTAGGGAAAGTCCTTCCATCTACCCGATGAAGTGGTGGTGTGGTAATTGTAGCGAACCAGAAGCAGGATACGAAAGGGGAACTATAACTGAAGAAGTAAACACGAAATTATGGAAGGAAGCTGACAAACAGGAGTGTTAGTATCTATGGAGGCTCTAAAGAGCCGAGAAAGCTCTGACTGGCTCAGAGGGTAAGGTCAGACTATTTTGTATGTGAACTTCAACTGGGGAGGGAGGCTAAAGGAGGTTTCATGTTTATGTTCATTCCGAATCCGAAGAGAGTGAAAGTTGGGCAGAAATGTACAAAGTTCTACAAATGTCCGTATTATGGAAAATGTCTCGAGGTAGCGATAGGCTGGGATAATTTTGACTGTACGAACTGCTTTATGATCAAGAATGCTAAGGCGAATGATATTGTTACCTTTAAAGCTCGGAGCGGTTCTACAGGAAGAGAAGGACATTCCTCAGAAAGGGCAAAGAGAGCGATCGTTGAACTGTTCCAGATAGCTCTTGCAGAAATGGACAATTCTATGGAAACGGACGAAAGCGAAAATAAAGGAAATGACCGACATTGTTTGTAAGTCTTTAATAATATTACACTTTTAAAGGTAAAGTTGCTTGTAATTTGTAAACTATATATGTTATAATGAGGCTGCGGTATGACTGAAATAAAAAACAGGATGAAGATACCTATAACGCTATCTTGCGGTAGAACTATTCCTCCTCAGAAAAGTATAGTAGTCGAAGAGTCTATAGAGTCTCTCACAAGGAGGAAGGACGTAAAGAACCTCCTCGATAGAGGATGGATAGAGCTTCCGCAGGAGGAACGTAGTGAGGACGTAATCAAAAGGCTTCAGTCACAAGTTAATTCTCTCAAACTGCGCAATAAGGAATTGTTAAGAGACATTAGGCTTCTGCATGCAAAGCAGGAGTCGAACTGTACAGAGATTGCGGAGATCCTGGCTGCAGATAAGAATGCCAGGTCTAAATTAAAAAATATTTCTTCGCTAGTGAAGAAATGGAACAGCTTTTTAGAAGCCTATACTATTGAGGAAGATGAGGAAGAGGACTATGGTGAGTGGGAAGTTTAGGATCTTCGTGGGAGAGAAGTTGTAAGCCTTCACTAGAAACATTAGTAGGAGGATAAGATGCGTGAGATGCCCTTGGAATTTGAGAAAGGGTCTGCCTATGTTGACTACGGCAAAACTAGACTATGGGTAGACAAAAGGCTAGTAACTAGGAAGCGTGACGGAGCTGTCATTGTCTATCCTGTTAAGAATGGTAGGATAGAAGACGGTAATGTACTGCGACCAGCAACTGGTTATACCACTTTCGATATCTTAATTCTACCAGGGTACAGAAGTAGCAGTCGAATAGAAGTGATAGAGCCAAATCCCGAGGCAATTCTGGAGTATGAGGCTCGCTACCGTACAAGAAACTCAGGTACATCTTACGGCAAAGTGGTTAGCGTAAGAGGTGACTATCTGATCTACAGATGGTTCAGAAGTGGTAGGCTTCATGGTAGTCCTGCAACTGGTATAACGTGTGCTACCAGTGACGGGAAGATGAGAGCACTTTCTTATGAGGATTAGACGCTAGGGAAGGACTGAAAGACGCTTCAAAGGCAAATAAAACTAAAGGAGCGAGAACCATGATAAAATCTGTTTTAGTTGTCGGAGATGTAATGCTAGATACCTATATTATAGGGGAAGTCAACAGGCTCTCTCCTGAAGCTCCAGTTCCTGTCTTGAGAGTGACCAGAGAACTTAATTATCTTGGTGGAGCAGCAAATGTTGCAAGGAACTTAAGAGAATTGGATATGGACGTCACACTAGTTGGCTTAATTGGAAAAGATAAAACGGCAGACACTCTCCTTAAATTGCTGAACAAGTATGCAATAAATAATTTATTATTGAGCAAAGAGGAAGTCATAACAACTCGGAAAATCAGGCCGATGACCAATTATGGCAAAACCCAATTACTAAGGATAGATGAAGAAAATGCAGTTAAAGTTAATATTGACGAAATTGCGGATGAAGTCAAGAAAATAGCTGCTAAATCTCAATTCATAGTAGTTTCAGATTATGCAAAGGGGGTAGTTACTCCATTGCTGATGCGGATGGTAGATTCTGTAAATGTTCCTATCGTATTAGATCCAAAACCGATAAATTCTGAAATATATAAAAAGATGAAAAATATAATGGTTTCAACTCCGAACACATCCGAACTGAAAGCTATGACTATTCACCCAACTACATATTCAAAGTATGTTTTTGAAACAAAAGGACCTGAAGGGATATGTGTTCATCGTAAAAATAAGAGTTCTTTCATAGTAAAACCTGAACGAGTTGAAATCTTCAATGTTATAGGAGCAGGAGACGTCGTAACAGCAGTCGTAGCCAAGTGTATTTCTGCGGGGATGACAATTGAGAAAACTGCTGCAATAGCATGTGCTTGCGCTTCCAGAGCGGTTACAGAACCATGGACTGCTATAGTTGACAAATCACATTTCTATAACGTCTCAAACGAATATAAAGAAATGGAAACATGGGAAGTTTAATATTGCGGAGACATTTTACTCTTCCTCGTAAGGGAGAGGGAGATGAAAGTTAATGTAGTTTATGCAAAGTCGTTCTTTGGCCTCGACGAAGTTGAAGATGATTCCGTAGATTTGATTTTCGCTGATCCTCCATACGGAATTTCCAAGGATACATTACTATCCAATCCACAGATTGGCTACGAACCAAAAAAGGGAAACTGGGATTTAGTCAGCAAAGAGTATCTAAAAGAATTTGCGGAACACCTCGGAGCTGATGCCTTGCGAGTACTGAAGCCCAGCGGAAGCATAGTCGTGTCGGGAGTATTCGGCTCCCTTAGGCCATATTTTGCGAATTTTGTATCTCTCGGTTTTAAGTTTCGTCATCATATCGTATGGCACAAGACGAATCCTGCTCCCTCGGTGCACCGTAGATCCTTTGTTTATTCCAACGAAATTTTATTATGGTTCAGTAAGACAAATAAATGGTATTTTGATTATGATTTATCGAAAACATACAACAAAGGTAAGCAGCTTCACGACGTATGGGACATTCCATCTGTCAGAAAACAGGCAGGAGTTACAAGGAAACCTAAGGAACTGATGGAGAGAATCGTTAGAATTCTCTCCCCGGAAGGAGGGTTAGTTCTCGATCCTTGTGTCGGTTCAGGAACGACTATCGAGGTTGCTAGAAAATTCCGCAGAAAGTTCGTTGCCTACGAAATAGGCAACGAACAGCTCAAACTACTAAGGAAGAAGAAATTCAATGTGGTAAATCACAAAATAAAGGTTCGTCTGAGACCGAAGATGAGAAAGAGAGGAGTGAAACTCAAACACTTCCACTTTTGTGATTGAGGATAAAGATGTTAAGAGTAAAGAAGAATAGAATGGATCCCGACAATTACAATAGTACATTCAAAAATTGGCCGCCTTTGGTAAGATTTGGTCGCTGGGTCTATGGTATTTGGATAATTGGTAATAATTATAAGTCAAAAAAGAAGTACTATGGTGAATATCCGCCTACTTATCTGAAAAGGATAAAGGCTCTTTTTCCTAATGCTCGGAATGTTCTCCATCTTTTCTCTGGTGTTGTTGAAAAGGGATTGTGGTCAAATGAGGTTACTCTAGATATTAGAGAAGAATTGAACCCAGATATCTGCTGTGATGCTGAAGAACTGAGCAAGCATGTAAGGGGTAGTTATGATCTTATTTTGGCTGATCCACCTTATTCTGGAGAAGATGCAGCTCATTACGGACGGCCTTTGATAAATAGGTTTAAAGTAATAACCGAGTGCGTAAAAATCTTGACCTCTGGCGGGTATTTGGTTTGGCTTGATCAAGTTTTTCCGATGTTCAGAAAATCTGAATTAAAATTGATTGGCACAATAGGTATAATCCGTTCGACTAATCATAGAGTTAGAACAGTATTTGTGTTCAAAAGGTTTAAAAGGTAGTAGGAGAAGAATGAAAAAGAAAAAGAAAAATAAAGCATCTAGCAAGATAAAATTATATGTGGGGGACTGCATTGCCGTTATGAAAACGAAAATAGATGATGAAAGCATTGATTTGATAGTCACTTCCCCTCCTTACAATTGCGGAATAAAATACGATAATTACAATGATTCGCTCCCTAAAGAAAAATATTATAGGTGGTGCAAAAATTGGTTAAAAGAATGCTACAGAGTATTAAAAAATAATAGAAGAATAGCTATTAATGTTCTACTTAATAAAGGGAGTAGTAGAGAGGGTAGAGAACAGCCAGTAGTAGAATTCTGTAATTTATTAAAAAAAGTTGGTTTTTCTTTAAATAATATAACTCTATGGATGGATGAACATAGGGTAAAGCATACTGCTTGGGGCTCCTGGAAGAGCGCTTCGGCTCCTTATATATTTAATCCTTACGAAGTTATAATTATGGCTTCTAAGGGAAAGTGGGAGAGAAAAGATAGAGGAGTGTCTGACATTACAAGAGATGAATTTATGGAATGGGTTACTGGACGGTGGAGATTTAATCCCGAGCACAGAAGATTGAACCCTGCTCCTTTTCCAGAAGAATTGCCTAAAAGATGTATAAAACTACTAAGTTATGTTGGAGATACAGTTTTAGATCCTTTTGTAGGTTCAGGAACTACTTGTGTCGCAGCTAAAAAACTGAATAGAAATTGCATAGGAATTGACATTTCAAAAAAGTATATAAATATTGCGAAGAAGAGAATAAAGGAACAGAAGTATGGGAGGCTTAAATGCAGGAAGATATTCAAGGTATGATCACGTAGTCAGTAGTGATAATATCAGTTTGGTAAGAAGGGAGAAGCAATAACGGGAGAATAAGGATGCTAAAGTGCGGATCATGTGTCTGGTTAAGAACACTGCCGAGGTTATACAAAGGAAAACACGTTTATTGTTACGATCTCGGCTTTCACGATGAAAACAGGGCTTGCCGAAACTGGAGAGCAGACTTCAGTAAGTTGCGAAAGAAATCGAGATTTTCTTGGTTCTTGCGAAGCTTAGGTAAGCTCAAACTTCGTGACCTTGACATCGTTGAACAGTTAATCAAACAGCAAAGAGACCTAATTAAGAAGAAGGCTCCCTACAAGATAGGGAGCCTGGTTTGTTATTACTTTATGAATAGATGGTTCGTGATATTCGTTGAGGGAATTATCTCCATAGACGGAGTGGCTTATATACAGGGCAGAAGTGTAGACGGTAATACTACCTTTACAGTACCCTGTACCTCTGTAAGACTACGTAAAAAGCTTCGTGTAAAAGTTAAAAAGGATATCAAAATAAAGGTAAAATTGAAAGATGATAGGAGGAAAAAACATGACAAGAGAGGAACAGCTGGAAAAATGGATTTCGGGGGTATCTCTACATAATGATGAGCTTGATGAATGTTGCCCAGATTTCTCCTGCTGTTGCGAAGGGATATCTACTCCTGTAGAAGTCAAGAAGGCATTCAGAGATGCTTACATTCGAGGGGATAGTGAAGAAATGGAGCGAATGCTTTGGACGTTTCTCAGCGACGCTATACCTAAGATTGTCAAGAATGATAATGTCCGTAGTGTAATCTTGATCGGCGAATAATAAAAATGAAAAAGTGGTATGTATATATCCTTGAATGTTCGGATGGTAGCTATTATACAGGTTCGACTTGTGACGTCAAAGGAAGAATAGAAAAACATAATGACGGTAAGGCTTCGAAATATACCAGGAGCAGATTACCTGTGAGACTCATCTATTTGGAGAGGTTCGGCAGCCGCAGTTCCGCTTGTTCCAGGGAGCATCGAATAAAGAAAATGACAAGGAAAGAAAAGGAGGCACTTGTAAATGGCGAGGAAAACCCTCTTAGATGAGAGGAACATATTGGATAGTGATGGGACGTTAATAATTACGGAAAATGGTCGACAAAAGAAGTCAGACCCAACTGTAGTATTATGTAGAAAGCATGACCGTCCCTTCGTACGTATTGATCTTTCAAAGGTGTCAGTTCCAGTTGCCGCTAGGATTATCAAAACTTGGCTTAAGAAAAGCAATGTTAAAGTTCTCAATGTCGTCTGCTCCTGTTCAGAACATAGAGACAGAAAGTTGCTATCGTTGCTTCCATTCAGAGTTTCGATTTCCAATAAGGAAAGGAGGTGTAACTATGAAGCTTAAATCCCTTGCCTTGTGCTTCGCTTCGTTTATGCTAATAGGATGTGCTACTGTCAAATTCAATCCTGAAACTGGTGAAGTCAAATATACTAGAATTGGAGACCAGCATATTCAAGGTTTTGAGATGGAGATAAAGCAAAGTGGCGATGTGATAGTTCGATTAAAAGGACAGCAGTCGAATGCAGAAGCTCTGACTGAAGCTATTCGTATAATAGGTGTTCTTTCTACATCATCTACTAAGGCAGTTAAGTGAGGGAAAAGGAGGAGACTACGAAAGATATATCCGAACGGGAAAATGGATGCAGTCAAACCTGATGATAGTAAAGAGGAGGTGATAGGTATGTGTAATAACTTACACGAGGAAGGCTTCCGACCAATTCCAAAGCGTGGAGTAGGTTGGAAGATATTTGGAATAAATGTAGTACCTCCAGCCGATTGTGATACAATGATAATTACTTCAATACACGGAGTCGCATTCAAACGTGCAGATGACGGTTGGGTCGAGTGGAAGTGGAACGACGTAGATGAGAGGCATAGAGGATTTTGTTTCTTCTTGAAACAGAGAGACGCGATCGATGGTGCAAGGAAGTGGTGTCAAAGTATCGACTACTACGGTTGTAAGCCTTATAAAACATATATAGTGTTGAAGATTGAGTACGATCAAGGGTTAGGAGAGTGTAACGAGAGCAATTTTATAGAAGGAGAAGTCGTACGAATTGCACTTGCGAAACGTTTCAGGATTATTGGAGTGGATGGGAGGAGGTGATAGGTATGTGCAATAATTTGCATGAAGAAGGCTTCCGGCCTATTCCGAAACATGGAGTGGGTTGGAAGATATTTGGAATAGGTGTAACGTCTCCAGATGACAATAGCGAGCTGAGCATAAGCTCAATACATGGAACTATATTTGAACGTGCAGAGGACGGTTGGGTCGAGTGGAAATGGAGCGGTATAGAAGAGAAGAACAGAGAATTTGGGTTTTGCTTTTTCCTGAAGCGGAGGGACGCAGTAGACGCTGCGAAAAAATGGTATCAGTGTATCGGTAATGATTGTAATCCTTGTGAAACATGTGTAGTCATGAAAATCGAATACGATCAAGGATTAGGGGAGTACAATGAAAATAATTTTATTAAAGGAGTAAGAACTGCACTTGCAAAACGATTTAGAATTATTGGTATAGAGTAGATATAACTGTAGAAGAGGAAGCATTGGAGGTATTTTATGAATCCTAGTTATAAAATACTTTTTGAGGAAATAAGTAAGGCTCAGATGAAACTAAATCAGTGGAGCCGTAATTTTCGTCTTGAGATATTAGGTTTCGCATTGCAAGGTGAGAAAGTCGCTGTTCTTGTGAAAAGAACGCCTCTACCTGGAATTATGGAAGAAGAAGACGATGACCGCTAAAAATCGAACCAAATGCAAATACGGAGGGATAAAATGAATGTATTAAAAGAATTACAAACTATGATGCAGGTAATACAGAAGGAATATGGGGAATGTGAACTATCTATCCGTGTTAAGACGGATGCAATTTCATTCGTCGTCGTTAAAAGGGAATCAGACGGGACAACTATCACGGTTGATATCAGTTGTCCTGTGAACAAGTTAGGAGGGAAAGAGAATGTCCATTAAGGGGGGGTGTATATTATATGACTCTGAATCCTTTCTATGTAGAGGCTACTACATTGGATGATGCTTGGCACCAATTAGTCTATAACATATTTGACAAAGGTTACTATTACAGAATTGATAGAGGGAGCTACGCAGGGAGCTACAGATGGGAATATGACTGGGTCACAGTCCATATAACAAAACCATCTGAGTATCCAAGGGTCCCTCAAATACCTGAGAGCCTTTCTATTCCGCCACCTGTAACAGAAGATTATGTTGTAGACTACTTTAATAAGTATATTATCGGAAAGGAAAAATCTGAAGGTGAGAGCTACACTTATGGAGAGCGAATGCTATCTTCAAATCAGATAGCAGAAATAATTGAGCGATACAAATCTGCTCCGAATGATAATCAACTGATACTGCAAATAGCTATGCCATCGGATATAACACTTGATGATCCACCTTGTTTGAGGCACATAGATACCCGTATCAGATACGGTAAACTACATTTCTTTCCCTACTTTAGATCATGGGATTTGTGGTCTGGATTTCCAGCAAACCTTGCTGCCCTTCAACTCTTGAAGGAGTATATGGCTTCAGAAATCGGCGTTGCTGATGGCGAAATTATAGCTAGCTCTAAAGGTCTGCATATTTACAAACACGTTGAAGACATAGCAAAGATTCGATTTTATAGAGGATAGCTTGTTCACAATTAGTTAGCGAAGGAGGAATAGCAATGGATACTAACGAACGAAGAGCTATTTTTGTCTATGAGGGAGCAAGACTACATGCCACTTACCTAAAGTGTCCTGTCATTCCTGCTCCCTGGGACGAAAGGGAAAGTGATTTCAAGGAACAGTTCGTTGAACTCATATCTGACTTAGTTTCAGGTAAAAGAAAATTTCAGGATTTTGAAGAAGCTCATGATTCTTGGGTGAAGAAATACCTGGAGATGGGATGGAGGTATGGCGAGAAATACGATCCCGCTAATAGAATTCATCCTGACTTAGTTCCTTATGAAGAACTAGACCCGAGAGAAAAGGTTAAAGACGAGGTATTTCTGAGACTTGTCGAAATAGCTAAAGATTGTATCTGGTAAGGAGAAGTAGCAGTGGAAAGTAAGACTTAGTAGAAAGGAGGTTTACTATGACAATACCCTATGACGACTCAGGGAAACTTTATCTTTTAGATGTGATCACTTTTAAAGGCAAGAAATATAAGATGTGGATGAAGCACGAGGTATTTGACGAGATCGTTGGAGTCTATATCTGTGAGGGCAACCAGACGAAAAAGTATGTAGCCCACGGACAAATGGAGTGTATGAATACTTTTATTCCGTATGAGGAAAGGTGGGAGACATTCATAGATCATTTTCAAAAGGAAATAGATAGAGCTTTGAACAAGCCTGACGATTCTGAGCAAGAAAAGCCAGAAATCGAAAAGGCTTGGGAAGATGTATCTATGCTTAGATTGAAAGTAGTTGATGGAAGAGTAGTAGTGGAAAAGTCAGGGAGAAACTAAGATTGTATCTGGTAGTAGGAGGGAATTCCATGGAAAGAAAAACTAAAGATCTTGATCTTATTGTTGTGATTGGATGTATTTTGTGGGCTTGCCTCGGATTTATTGTGGCAAGATGCGTCATTAAGGAAAATGTAAAAGTAATATATATGGACAGATATAAATATAGGTATGTATTGGATGACGAAATGATAACTGTTGCAAAATATATAAGATTAGTTAATCGAAAAGTCCCTGAAAGTGTAGCTAACAGAATTGCTTATGAAGTTGTTAGTCAATCAAGAAAGGAATCACTTCCATTTGAATTAGTACTTGCTATAATAGAAGTTGAGTCAACTTTCAATCCTATGGCTACCTCTTCAAAAAACGCCCGTGGTCTTATGCAGGTTTTATATGGAAATAACGATATCAATAAAATTTATAATATAGATTATAATATTAGTCGTGGTATAGAGATTCTGAAGATGTGTCTGTCTGAGTCGAAAGGCGACCTGTCGGCAGCTCTTTATAAATACGTCGGAGGAAGCGACAAGTATAAGGAGAAAGTATTAAGAAGTATTGGTAGTTTTATCCTGTTTAGGAGTATCGAATATGCGAAAGGAAGGGGACATACGAATAGATAATCTAACGTCTCTCTTGGAAGAGAGACTAAATAAGGTAGAACAGAATATAAACCCAGAATCAGTTTATTTAGTTTTGTCTATACTAGGACTGGAGTGTGTAGAGAAACTCCAATGCAAAACTTGCTCCAGGGAGGAACAGATAAGATGTCTGAAAATGTATGCAGGCAGAGCGAAGCTGTTATGGCATAACTTATTGACGGATACAGATCACAGATGGGCTAAAAAGTTGTATTATTCAAAGTTATTCGATCTTATCGACTCAATGTTGAAAGACGCTAATATTACTACCAGATTATGGCATAAGGAACTTCAGAGATGGGTCCCATTTATAGATATTCAAGGGAATAAGGTACTGATAGTTGTCGGAGATAAAATAGTCGAGTCTCCTATGAGTTTGTATGATCCGTCTGTAAAGACTGATGCCGACGTTGAAAGGCTAAAGTCTGAAGAAAAAGAGAGGGAATTTGAAAAAGCCAAGATGATGGCGAAACTGCAAACTGAGATAAAAAAGGTGAGATTCACTCTTAAGCGGGAATATATTTTAAGAGTCAAACAGAAGGTAACCTTGGATATCTCTAAATATGATCTACTTCTCCTCCGTAGGAAAACCCATAAATTGTTCGTCTGGAGAAAGGATAATAGCGTATGGATAATCCCGACAGAGAAGGTGTGGGGATTGAAGGTGGCTAAGGCGAGACGTGAAGCACTCGATTACCTAAAGGCAAATGCACGATGCATTTATACTCCATCTTCTTAAGGAGGTGATGCTATGAAGAAGACAGAAAATAAAACTATAAACGCATTAACAAAGATGGTCTTAAGAGACATAAACACGCTTAGGACGAATATGAACGTAGTCCGCAGAAACCCGACAGATATACTGATAGCTATACAGTTTGATGACGGCCATATTCACACTATTCTCCCTCACATGGAAGTAGTCAGATCGATGGTGAATGTGCTGCTCATGCAATTGGATGAATACGATCGGAAGGATGAGATACAGCAAGAGCCTAGACCTATTCCTACACCACCAATTCGCCCAGTTTCATTGGAGGAAGGCAAGAAAAATATAGATGAGAAAGCAGAAAAAAGAGAAGATCAGGAGAATAAAACAGAGTAGGAGAACGATATGATTTGTGCTAAACTGTTTTATGCTAAAAATAAACTAGAAAAAGAAGAATGTGACTTACTGTTTAAATATGCTCTTGGTTTGTCTGCTTCTTATCCGATCAATAATATTGTTCGCAGAAGGCAAATCCAGGACATCAAGTATTTTCTAGACTATTCTTATTATAGTCTAAGTTGTTTATGGAGATCTGTAGTGTCGGTATTAGCTTGTGGCGAAGATGTGAAGAAGGCTTGTACCATCTTCGGTTCTACTGTCAGAGATGTTATGTATATATTAGATGACTGCTTGGACAAGAAGGAAATTTCTGTTCTTGTGCGTAGAAAGACGAAGTTAAACCGCTTAAAGAAAACGGAATTATGGGACATAGCTTTCGACAACATGAGGATGATAGATAATCTTGTTGAGAAGAAACTGAGGTTCGTATATTTGTCTAATTGCTTTGAAAAGGATGATTTTGTAAATGATACATTTATTGCCGTCCTACGGTATCTATACAAGAGAGATTGGCAGACAAAAACTTTCCTGGTAAACGGAGTTCGGAAATGTATAGTTAATCATATTGTCAATCTTATATACAGATACACTGCTCAGTGTAGAAATAGGCTAAGGTATGGAGATAATGGTTGGGAGAACATAATAGTTCCTGAGGAACTTGGAGCGGCAGAACTTCAAATGAGCAATTGGAGGAGAGTTGATCACGCTCAAGTCTGAAGTTCCAAATCGTCTTCACATAAGTGATGAAACTAAGGAGGCTTGAAATGAGTCTGTGCGTTCTTTTACAGATAAGTTGGGTAGGAGGAACGCCCGGTGAAGTTGTCCCCATCGCTGAAAAGCACTATAACGCTTTAAATGAAAGGTATCATCTTATAGCATTGGAGCTTAGAAGCAAGGGATTTAGAGAAGGTTTTAAATTACTTAAAGAACAGCCTAGTGAAGAAGCAATCAAGTTCCTGAAAGGTATTCGTGATTGTAGATGTCACTATGAAGGGACTAAAGGGACATTCTGGTCCTGGGGTACTGTAGGGAACTGTTTGATTGTATCTCGTATAGTCAAAGAGCTTATTCCATTTTTCCATGATCTCTATTCTAAAAAGGTATTAGTTAGTCGTGATAGGATAATAGCTTTATCTGAGCGGGAAGATGCAGAAGCTGTAGAGATAATCTTGTTACGATGGACTGGCTCTGAAGTGAAGATAGACACCTTTAGAGATGATAAATGGTTTTGGGGAGTGTGACAAAAGGAGAAATATTGACAGAACTCGTGAAGGGAAGGAGGTGAGACTATGGAAGAAATAACAATTGAAATCTATTTTGACGATTTAAAGGAAGAAAAACAGAAGGAAATTCTACAAGCCTATGGAGTGGATAGGCTGCAGAAAACGAACTGTCCTTTACTATATCTTACAGTAAAAAGAAGCCTTTATAGTGAGAGAAAGGAGTGAAATAGTATGAATATAAGAAAAGAAATATTGAGAAATGCATACTTTGAGTTAACTCGAATTGTTTTTAAGTTTGAGTCTTGTAAAGCGTGTCCGCTCAGGGAAACAGTAGGAAAAGGTTTCAAGGTTTGCTCTTTGGTGTCGGATGATCACAGAATTGATGAAGCCAGTGATGATTTTCCTATATGGTGTCCTTTGAGGCTTAGCGGAGGCTATGAGGATTATGAGAAAGTAGTTGAGGAATTGAGACGTCGTTTGGAAGGAGTTGCTATCTATTGTAACTGGAGAAAAGTAGAGGTCTCGAATATCAGTGAGATGGTTGTTACATTTAAGTCTGAGGAAGCTCCAGTGGAAGTAGACATCAAATTGATGTATTCCAATGGTATTTGGATTCCCTTTGTAAAAACAAAGCTTAATCTATTTCCTGATATAAGCTTGGATGAAGCGAAAACTCAGATAGAGAGGGCTGAGAGCTTTGTTAAGGGAGTTGAATATCTTGTACCAAGTGTTTCTTGGTGGTGAGAAAGGAGGCAGTTATGCACGGAAGAATATTTGTAATTGTAGACGAAGACTCTTTGAAAAATGGCGACAGATTTTGTCCATTCGTGGCGGCCGATATGGTGGACTGGATTCCTGGTTGTGAATATGTCGTAAAAGAATCTGAAAGAGATTTTAAGGAGAGCCTTAATTGGTTATCAGAATGTCTCAACTTTGACCTAAAAATTGAATTTAAGGACTTAGATGGAAAGAAGGTTCTTGTTGGAACGATCAGTCAAGATGGAGTCAAGGGCCTGATTCAGGCTATAGAAGAAGAGAAAAAGATACGACTAAGAGCCATTAGAGAGGAACTTAAAAAGGAGAACCCTGATATGTGGAGAATTGCTTATCTCGCTTACAATAACAACACTTTCTACTTTGTGCTACCCCAGGGTGAATTCTCCAATGAAATGGACTTTCTTAAATCTTTAAGACAGTTCCAAAAGGAATATAACGGATCTCTTTTTATCACGGAAAGCTATGGTTACCAACTGTCGAAGTTTGTTATCAAGACGACTGAGTAGCCTAGCTATTAAGTAAGACACCAATCTTGGTCAATAGCTTCTTATATAATCAATCTTAAAATGAGGAGGACAATTATGCAAAAGTTGATAGAGGAAACCATTGAAAAGGTAGGGAATCCATCTTCTAACGAAGATGTTTTCAATGAACTAGCTCAACGTATAGCAATAACCTCTATACGGAACTTCAGCGGTAGTCGGCTCTGGGCAGGGCTAAGAATAGCTTTTGCAGTGGCCGAATTTGGAAACTGTTTCTATGATCAAAACTGACAAATCCTAAATCTCATAGGAGGACGTCGATGGAGTTTATTGTTTCAAGAACTTCTATAGAAAATGGAGACGATAGCCCTTGCAAGGAAGCTTATAGAAAGATTTATAAGAGAGATAATCTTCCAGTAGACTACTGGCCAAAAGAGACGGAAGCATGGTTTATACGGCTTAACTCTCTGGAAGAGCTGCTGGACTTCGTGGACAAGTACGATAGAATCATCTTAACACGGGACTGCAATAAGTCCTGGTGGATAGAAATATATGATGATTATCGAGAATGAACGTAGGGGATGTCACAGCTGAATCCCGATTCATTTTCCTTTTGAGACAATTACGAACCTATCATCGAGATACTTCTCTAGGAGAGGTCTCACAGTTTTATACTTTAGTTCTCCTGCTCCACATCCAGGTCTTGGCAGATGAATGTTTGTTAGTTTCCGTTTATTTGCAAGGGTCACTAGTTGCTTACAGCTCTGCTCTATTACCCTGAGATCAGCTTTCGCAGCCCACCCTGGGACTGTATCACCTATACGGAAACGATGCCTCATGTGTTTGACTGCATTTGAGCCGTTGAATACAGCAGTCCTAGGTTTCACGGGGAATGAGATAATACGCTTTCCGTCAGCCTGAACACCTAGGTCAAACACACGATTCCCGTGCTTTGCTATATACCTTCCGAGCTTCAAGGGCAGTTTCGGATACCGCAATTTGGCTTCATAAGCACATCCTCTTCCCATTACGCACTCACCATTGGATTTCACGAAGCCATTTGTAGTTATACAGAGGATTTCAGCAGTCCAGAGGTCTTTGATTTGCTCTATCATCTGATTTTCCTCTTTGCACATTTAGAACAGAGTTCGAGGTAAAAGGGTGGAGGGTTGGGGTTTATTGCTTCGGGATTATATATTTCACTGGCATTTAAGGGGATAGTCTCTCCGCACTTGACACACCAGCGGCTTCCTCTTTTTTTGAGAAGCGACTTATCCTTTGGAGAAGATATTTTTCTGATTCGTCTGTTTTTCATTTATATCCTCCCTCGATTCTATCTTTTGATTTCCCTAATTGGCGGTGTCCCTATAGGCCAAAGTCTGTTGATTTCGTTAGAGATAATACTATCCCTGTATTTTTCCAATCCGTAAAGCTGTATAAGGAAATTCAGTATAGCTACTGATAATAATTTATCAGTATATTCACGAAGCCTTCTATCATCGAATCTAGTTACCGTTCCATTTCTAACAAATTCGTCTTGCAAATTCAGTAACGTTCGATTGAGTTCGTTCTCGATTTCAAATACATAATTTATTATATTGCGTATTCCCTCTTTGTACCTACCCGAAGACTGTGGTTTAAAGAATACAAATTTGTTACATATACGTCCTTTTCTATCTTTACAGGTAAAGACACAGTCTCCACACGTAAATTTTGATACGAAGTCCTTGCATATCGGTTGTAAAGCGCTCTTCGTCTTTTTGCAGGACTTAAACTTCTTGCAGAATATACATTTGATGTCTGTCGTAAATTTTTTGCAAACCTTGCTGCTTGGCTTCCTTCCTCTTTCCTCACATGTCTGTAGCCTACCAGCCTTTCTTCTTCTTGGTTCTTGAGAAAAGAACCTACACAATCTGCATGTTATCATCCGCTTTCAATTCCTTTTAAACCGATCAGCCTGACTGATCGAATTCCCAAACTTTCTCTTCATTAAATGCAACGAGAGGCTTGAAGTTCGCAATTTGAGATCCCTTCCAAATGTCGTCGCCATATCCTAAAGCACCGTTATCAAGTACCCACGGATCATCCTCGTTTTCGTACCAACAACAGACCATGTGCATGGACGAAAAGCGCCCAGTTGCATCCATAACCATCCCAATAACAAGAGCTAACTCTTCAAGAGGGAATCCCACTTCTTTAAGAAGTCCGTATTTTGCTATAGCTTGGCCGTCACAGTCTTCTCTTCTAATCTCCTTCATTTCTCTGGTTGTAGGCCAGTAATCTATCTTTCCCCAGACCTCCTTATCCGAAGCGTACTGGATATTCCTATTTACCCAATTGTTGATTCCACGTAATATTTTGTGTTTGTCCATTTCCTTTAATTATCTCCTTTGTACAGCATAGAATTACTGATCCTGCGTGCTCCTCTCTCTTTGTTGCCAGTCCTTTATCTGTTCTTTGTATAGAACAGGATGCTTTGATTCTTTCCTTTCCCAAGAATAGGGAGAGGAAGAGCATCCTGCTAATACTAAGAAAGTTAGTGGCCATATCATTAATTTCTTTTTCATGCATTCCTCTCAATTTTGTAATAATAATAAGAGGTCTATCTTGCCGTCTGTATCTGCTATCAGTTCAATATTTACTATTTCTCTGTCTTCTCTCCATATTCTGTCGTAGGCATCTTTAATCGTCTGACAGACGATGTAGATATTCCCACGGTCTCCTGAAATCCCTTCTTGTACAGTTACTCTAAATAACTTCATAGTTAAATACCCTCCTTTGAGGCTCTCGCTAGGAAACCCGACCTTTCCTGGCGAGGATTGTTAATAAGATATTCTGTCAGGTTAGGTCTGACAGCGGCTTTACCAATTGGAGAGGGTCGGATTTATACCGAAAGGTCTATGCCCTCTTCAATCCATCGGTATTCGTAATCCGACGGTTGGTAAGAATAAACAATGTTACCGTCTTTCACGTATTCTGGCTTCAACTTGCCATCAAAGTATTTATACGGATATTGAGTATTCCATTTATTGAGTAAATAGTCTTTTAATGTATATCCTCTTCTCAGAGCAGATTTCTCTCCTATAATAGCAGGCATGTTATTAGTCAGTATAGAATCGTCCAAGAAAGTCAGATATTTGTTCTCCTTTGTAATTTCTGGCGAAAATACGTCCTCGAATTCTATCCTTGCGTCTTCGCCTCTCCAAAACTTCTTCCTCAATTCAATAATAGCGTTGGTCATTTGGTATTTAGACCAGTTAAATAAATTTTGGTTAATTTTTATCCCAAGCCGTTCTGCAGTTTCCCTGTCAGGGAGTCCACAACAGGACCCGACCATACCTAGTTCCTTAAAATCTGGATCACTGCAAGCAAATATCATATCATGTTCCAAACAGTACTCATAAACCTTCCTTATATATCTCTCTTTCACTAGTCTATTTAGTCTCTTGTATGTCCCCCTGTGTGATGGGGACAGTTTATCATAGTAGTCGTATAGATCGTCTATACCAGCATGGTGCTTCATAGCTTCTGCTAACTTATCTTGCCACGTATCTTTGTTCCTTCTGTCTTTAAAGTTTAAAGCATAGAACTCTATGCTGACTGCCCTTGCTCCTGCCTTCCTTGCCATAGAGAGAAGTTTCATATAGGAATCATTTTTATCAGATATTCCTATAATGAACGGTCTGAACCTTAGAACACAATAGTATCCTAAGTTAGAGAGCTTTTCCATCGCCTTAATTCTGTCTTTTGGCGAAGGAACTCCCCTCTCAATCTCTTTTGCAATGTTTTCATCGCTAGTTATCATACTAAACTGAAATGCAAAATTGCCTTGCTTAGAAGCCTCCTTAAAAATTTTCATGCATCTGTCAAATTTTCTTATATCCCCTTTTGTTGAAAAGAATACAGGATAATCTTCTTCTGCAGCGAGTTCTATAATTTCAGCGCCAACATTGTGCTTCTTTTCTAAATAGCAAAATGGATCAGCTAAACCTCCCCAATGTAATACGAATTTGTTCTTGAAGAAAGACTTCTTAAGTGGTTTGAATACTTTCCACAATACTGTACTACTTTCTTTCTGTTTTATGTGTGTTCCCTTTCTGAAGAGGGGATACAAAGTATGGACAGCGACCGATCTAACTTTGAATTTGCCTCTACTATGGACAACAGGGTTCAGTTTTTTGAACACGTGTGCAAAGCAGTATAGACAATGATAGCTACACATATTATACTGGTCAAAGGTCATAGGCAAACTGCAATCCAATACTTCGCTGGAAATTCTCGGGGAAGGGTAATAACTGCCTATTTTCTTAAGAGCTTTCTTAATAGTTCTTTCAAACTTCACCTTTCTGACTCCTCTTGATTTGCTTCATAGCGGCTTTTATCAGCCATTTATTATCGTCGACTACAACGAATCTATCAAGCCCTGATATTCTTGCAAATTTGCAAAAAAGGGAATAATCTTTGTCATTGGAAAATACCAGGGTCACAAGTCTCTTTGAGAGCATATTAACAGGCTCTTCAAACGATACTGGTTCAAGTCTATCCGGCCTCATGTGTTTTAGTTCAAGATATCTTAGTTCTTTTGGATCTTTAGTTTTTTCCATCTTCTTCAGAAGCTTTCTCTGCTTCTGGAGTCTGGTTTCACGAGGATAGACCTCAAATATACGTCTTATCATGACTTCTCTTTCCCATCTTATTTAAGCATTTATAATACTTTGTTATCATAGCACCAGTCATACATTGTTCCAGCGGAATTCCATTTATATCTTTTATTCCGCATTTCTTAAGAACAGATATGATATTTTTCCTAGTCATCTTTATAGGTTTAGTCATAATATGAATCTGAGTCATCGTGGTGTGTTGATACCTCTATGAATTTGCAGAGCTTTCCTACGGCTCTGAACCTATGTCGATTCATAGGCATCACTCTAAAGGAAGCTCCTTCAACAATCTGATGATCCATCACCGAATCTCCGTTTTTAATCTGAAGCTGCAAAGTTCCCTCCAAGACGTAAAAAGTCTCGTCCTTCAGTTTATGATAATGGAATTTACCATTTGAAGACCAGCGATTTCCAACTACCATAAACTTACCGCAGTACTTTTCATTATTTTCAAAACATTCTTCATATCCCCAATTTTTCAATACTTTGCTATGTCGTCGCATACTCCCTCCCTCAAGGGTTTAATAGTTTACCTAGAGTTATTTCGGCGATCGCCCTGATTTCTTTCAGGGCAAAGTGAGTGTTGCTCAAATTGATTTCGACCATTTCTGCCGTATCCAATATAAATTCTAACTGCCTCTTTATTTCGTAGAGAGGTCTAAATGTTCTCTGCATGAAAGCGTTCCTTGCTTCTTGATTACCTAGCATAGATATATGGTCTCTGTATTTGTCGTAGACATAAGAACGAGCCAGATTTTCTATAGATATCAACTCGTTTAGTATAGATTTTATGGATATTCTTATCTCAAGAGTTCTATCTCTATAGGCTTGAGTTTCTTCGAACAGAGAAGCCAACTTGGACAACTCTCTCTTACTCCAATTAGCTATCGGGACACGTATATTTCTAGCTATTGATTTTGCCCTTACGGAGAATACCTTAAACGATTTGAGCTCATCCATCACAGATTCGTCTACAAAGAACTGCTTCGAAGAAAGCTTCCTCTTAAGTTTATTTATGAAGGAATCGTCGTACAGTCTTGGCTTAAACTTAATGCAGGCTGGCGAAAAGTCGTTTATTTTGTAGATGTTTTTACAGCTATCTATATTCCTACAATCTCCGCACAATATATAGGGATTATGGTGAGCCTTTGGGGGCTTGGACTTCCTCTTTCTCTTTTTCTTTGCCATCAGTCCTCCTATCTAGACATATTAAGACTTCATTGTTGTCATAAAGATAAATGCGTATATATTTGTCACGAAAAGCAATTTTATAGGGAGATATATCATTAGATACCTTCCCGCAATACAAATGAGCCTCTCCGTGAGCTATCACGGTGTCCTTGCATCTAAATGTGTATCCTATTACGTAGTTGTTCGTCTTATGAATAAGGACAGACACGCATCCATAATTTTTCGGCTTAGCTGACGGAGCTTTGAGGCTATCTCTTATTTTATATACGAACTCGCTGTCTGATATGCGCATCATTTTCCCTACGGGAACTTTGCTCCAGTCTATCTTCATTCTTTTTTATTCCTTTTTTAAGGAGTTTCAAAAATTCCTTTCGGTCTGATAACCATCCTCCGTACTTTTTAATTACTTTAAGAAATTCCTCTACGTCATGTTTTCTTATCTTCCATCTCTGATTACCTTTCGAGTCCACAGAAGCTTGAATGTGTAGCAATTCGTGCAATAGCAGAGCTTTCTTCTGTTTTTTATTTGACTTGTTCCAAAAACCTTCCCACACTTCAATTATATAGTCATACCCCGTCAAAAATTTGACTAAAGGAGAAGTTTTTTTGCATACCCCTAAATAAGGGGAACTTCCTGATTTGCGTATCAGAAATTTTATACGACATCCTTTATTTGCATCTAAGCTCTTGTTTGACTTCAGTACTTTCTGGGCTAATCTATCAAGTTCTTTACTTTCAACGTATTTCATTACCAGTTCCCTCCTACTGGACTAGCGGGAAAACATACGAAATATCTTGTTTTGTAGACCGTATTACTGCTACGTCTTTATAAACTTCAATTTTTGACGACACTTTGACAAGACTGAAGAGATCTGAAGCAATTTTATTACTTATATTAAAAGAACAGTCTTTACCTTGCTTCTTATGTATCGGTACGGTATATGTAGCATTTGCAGTCCCAGTAACTGCTTTCATTTCAAGTTTGTTTTTCTTGGTAGAACATATAATTTTAATCTCGTCCAACTTAGACGATTTGACGAGACTAAACAGCGTCTCGCACGCTTTATGTAGTTTTGAGGCATCTGCAATAAACGAAACCTTTGCATTCTTCAGTTTAGAGATGAACTCCTCGGACGTACTAGGTTTTGTTACTTGTAAAGCAGGGTATTGGCAATCTATAGATTCTGTCACTACTCTCATCTGCTTTCCGTCTGTACCGAATTTCATTATTTCGGCTCCTGATATTATATTGGATATACGTCGCATAGATTCAAAATTGACGTTCACTTTGAACTTTTTAGCTGACGTTGTAGACTTAAACACACCGCCTCTGTAGCTATCGTTAGTAGACATTATAAATTCTCCGCTATTTGTGATACGGATACTCAAATTTTTACTGTCCTTCCCTGCAAGAATAGGGCTATAGTTTAAATAGGAGATCCCTTCGCACAGTAGCTTCGGGTCTATCTGATACTTCGCTGTTATTGCTTTCAGAGGTTTGTGCTTGGTAACTTTATTCTTGTCAATCAATTTCGAAAGTGTTCCCTTGAACGATCCACAAGCGAATGACAGAGATCTCCCTTCTAAAGAGAAATTTATAGTATCCTTAGGAAAATTAATTGCAGATATTGTGGAATATTCTATTGCAAACGTCTCGTTTTTAGAGCCTGTAACTGGAATCTTCTGACTTATCCACGCATTCTTCTCGCCACAATTAATGGTGAGAACATTCTTCTTGGCATTGATCTCGAATAGTGCAGACACGTCAGAGTTACCGAATATAGTTTCTATCACTTTAGTTGCATACTTTAGGTCGTCCCTCTTGACTTTAAATTCCATAACACTTCCTCCCTTTTTTAAGGTTTATCCAAAAATCGGAGCCGTATTTTTTAATACCATTATCTTTCATTATTTTGAGAAATATAGTTTTATCACCTCTAATATCTTCCTGTTTGACTTTTACTTTATTCTTCAATTTTACGATTTTGTAGAAAAATTTTATCTGCTCTCTATTATTTTGTATTATTTCCCTCAGATGACTGTCTCTTTTTGATATACTAAAAAAAGATTTCAACGTTTTGGAACTATTTATTACGTCTATTATCTTTTTCCTTGGTAATCTACAATTCAGCTTTGGTATGTTGTCAGACTTATCCCCAAAGATGGCCTTATAAAGGCAGATTTTCTTTGGATTTCTTATGCCGTATTTGCTCTCTACGTAATCACGAGAGATAACATTTCCGCTAAGATCAGCTAGGAGCACTCTCTTTCCGAATAATTGCCACAGATCATGGTCTGAACTAATTACTATTGTGCAGTCATCTATTTTCTTTACATAAGAAGCTATTACAGAATCAGCTTCTTCGTGCCTGTTATATATTATCCTACAAGGTAGGGTTCTTATTATTTTCTCTATGTCTGGGACAGGGTTGAATCTGCCTCTGATTCTGTTAGCTTTGTATCCTGGGAATACTTTATAAACATGCTTGGGATAGCCGTCTATTGCAAATACAAATACAAGAGCATCCCCCTTCTTCCCAAATTTATTATAGAAAGAGTTCAATTTAGATACAAATCCGTAGATATGTGAAGTTTTCTTACCTTCGAAATTGGCAAATCGGTATCCTTTTGCATAATAACAGGCGTATGCTAAATTTGATGTATCGATAATTATTTCAGTCATTAGTCCGGCTCTATCGGTATTAGTTCGTAATCTTCCCGCTCGGCTACTAATTCTTCAGTCGAACGGTATCTCCTACTTTTGGCTTTTGCCCTGACATCTCGCTTACCGTCTTTAGCTGTATAATCTCTTATTATCATTTTATCGAAATCTGCTACCAAAGTGAAAGGAAACACTTTTTGGTTTCTCGCTTTCTGTTGATTTACCGTGATAATATTATTTTCCCCCATAGGATTATAGTTCCAAGACCACATATTGTCACAATTTTCTTTAATCGCTCTAGAATATCTGATCCTTTCCTCGTCATTCACCTGAGCAAGAATAACAACTACACTATTAGTGTCTTTTGCGAACAGCTTTCCATATCTTGTTGATTCAGCTAACGACTTCCACTGCTCGTCCCTTTCTTGTTTTAATAATGAAGCATAGTCTATAACGAAGACATCATAGTTATAAGGTTTTAGGCGGAATAGTATGTCTCTTATGTATAGGTCTTCGCTAGGAGTATATATAGTGTACTTACAGTCATTGCGCTTCCCAAACTTTTGGAAACTATTCCAAGACGTAATTATTCTTTGTTTATCGGCTTTAGTTAGTTTGTTAAGACTTATATTAAGAGAATCTACTCCAGAAATATTTGACAATATTCGTGTAAGAACCTGTTCCCTATCCATTTCCAGAGAAACGAGCACTACGCTGAACCCTGAAAGATACATATTTATAAGAAGTTGAATAGCCATAGCACTCTTACCGCCAGAAGTATTAGCTCCTATGACTACGAGGCTGGATCTTTTAAATCCACCGTTTATAGAGTCGAACTGCTTTATTCCAGTAGGTATGCAAGGAACTACTTCCCCTTCTATAATCTTCTTTACGACATCGTCCGCATTATCCCTGTTTCCTATATGTAAGATGTCATCTTCAGAGCTTGCGGACTTTGCCTTCATCAAAGTATCTTCCCATAACCTTATTAAGGCATCTGGGTCTACGGCTTCCTTGGAAACTATGTCAGACGATTTAATAAGACTGTGCTTGATAGTTCTAAATTTTCTATAATTTTCGAGAATGTCTATGAGAGTCTTCGCATCTTTCTCAGTAGTAATTCTATATTTCTTCTTTTTAGAAGTTCTTAGCATCACCCTTGCGGACTCAGGCAGAACAGCGTCTTCCGCAAGTGTAGATACCTTCGGTATAAGCTTACCTTTTGAGAGAAGATTCCTAATCCTTCTAAATACCTTACGAATATCTTCGTGTCCGAAATGGTCTTCCCTTAGGAATCCAAGGAGAATAGACTTTGCAACTTCACTACCGTCACAGATAGTGATAATAGCCTTCAATTCGCTCTTAATAGATATGCTTCTCATGACTCAGCGAAGTAGTTAATGGGATGTAATATATAATCAACAGGATGTCTTAACATGTCTGAAAAGAATGAGTAAGCATCGATTCCTCCTATTATTAGAAAAAGCGTACTGGTGTCTAAGTATTTTGTTACAATGTCTCTAAGTTTCATAGTTCTGTCTACTGTAATATGGTCTGTAATATTATAAATGAATAGAGCCTTACAGGGTTCTGGAGAATATGTTTCCGACAAATTTACCATCAATACATATTCTCCTCTCTTAATAGCTTTGCTAAATAAGGTAGAGGCTACCATCATAGCTAAAGCATCTGTCGGCTCTGAACTAATACCTATTATCTTATTGTGTGGAATACCTTCTTTGCAGAAGAACTTGAACCATCTCTCTTGCACATCATCACTTATCGAGCTCACCTTTCCTTTCCTCGTTTTATATATGATTCTACCAAATTTGAATGAAACTTCTTTGAAAGCTGAATATCTTAGTGGTAGTCCTCTCGACTTCGCAATCAGTTCTATGTTCTTACCACGAGAGCTTTTGAGTATTTTGCTCGATTTCGCCTTCTGTGATAAAGCCTTCTTGCTCATGTACTTTCTCCGCTATCCTTTTACATGCATAGACAGCTCCGTGTCCCTTATCCAGGAAGTATCTCACTACAGGCATAGGTTTTCCTTTATATGGAGTGCGGATTCTCGATACTTCCTGATAGTAATTCTCGCTATAAGCTATAGGACATACATTGTAATAAGCTGACCATAAAGGAACATCAATACCAAACTTCGTTATTTTTCTGGAAGCTACGGTTACTCGTAGTTTACCACTCCTAGCTTCCTCCAAAATTTCTTTTCTATTACTGTTACCGAGAAATGATCTTGTATATACTCCTCTCTCGTTGATCATTCGAGAGAGTTCTTTCGCATGAGCTACTCTGTCTGTAACTATCAGTATATAATGTCCGTCCTTAGCGTCCTTTACTGCCCAGTCAGCTATCAGCTTGTTTCTGCTCTTATTTTTGCAGAGTCTGTTGATGAACGTTGTCCACCTGGAAAAAGCAGGAACACGATAATCAGTTCTTATAAAAGTCACTTTACATATCATAGAGTCTGCTTGACCTATAGACGTAACAGGACCGAGGATATCGTCAGCTAGAATATGTAGCTCGTCTTTCCGTCTTGGAGTAGCAGTCAGCCCCATTCGGTAGTAAGAATTGATGACATCAACTACATGTCTATAATTATAGGCCGAAGACAGATGGCACTCATCTACTACCAGCAATCCAAAGCTGTTTCTATTTCTGTGCAATATCTTGCTTCCACGTTCTCGAATAAAAGCTTGGTAGGTGGACATCACTACATCATATTCGTTGAGACTGCTCCAGTTCGTTATTCTCCCTACTATATACTTTGTTCTATGCAACTTCCTTAGATGCTTCAAATTTGTGAACTTTTCAAAAGTTGATACAAACTGGTCAAGAAGATCTGCTTGATGTGAGAGGATAAGAGTCTTCATGCCAAGCTTGCATATAATATAGCAAGCCATCACAGTTTTACCGCTTCTTGCAGGTGCTTTGAGCTGTCCGTATTTGTATTCCATCCATTCATCTACTGCTTCACGTTGATTCCTCCAAAGTTCACCTGTGAATTCTAAACCGTAGGACATCTTAGGTTTAGCTCTCTTATCCTTAACTCTGTACATCAAGTCTGAAAAGACTTTATAGAGCTTGCCTAAATCGCCACGACAAAACGATACGTATTTATCATGGTTCTTATAAGTAACAATCTGCAGCGACAGTCCTTCTCTGGTCTTTATTTTATATGTAAAGCTTTTTTTATGAAATGGTTCAACGAGTTTCTTGGGTACGTACAGACGTTCCTTTAGGATCAATCTCTTCTTCTGACTTTTCATCTTTCTTGCATTCTCCAACGGCATGATAAGTGCCGCATTTCTTACAGAATTCGATAGGTTTTTCTTCTGTAGATACAGCATCTCCAGTTACTATTTCCATGTTTATACCCTCCTTATATATTATCCCATTCCTCTAAATCACTATAGAAGTCTTCATTTATACTTTTGGCGCTTCTAGACAATTTGCTTCTCTTCCTCTCCGTTTTAGCTATCAGTTCAGCCCCAAAAGACTCTATAGCTGCCTTGACTTTGCTATTGCGCATGGATAATACCTTCAAAAGTTCTACACTGCTAAGGTCGATAACAGATAACACACCAGTCGGTCTTAATACTCTTCTTCTTAGTTCCTTCAATATAAGGGTTCTATAAGTAACATCGACTACCATGCCGAACAACTTTCTATGTAGCTTATCGTCGTAATGAACTGTGATTTCTTTTCCGATAAGGTCTTCAAATGACTTCACTGTATCGCTCTTGTTGCGCAAGGTCATCTTCACTACATTTCTGAGGTCTATACTTTCTACATCTACCTTACCACCATACAAAGGTCGACTTATAAAGATAACACCATCGTCTATACCTACACATTTAGCTCTAGACCTTCTAGTTCTCCAGCGATGAGTATGTATTTCTACTATTTTTCCTTTCAAAGAAGATATACGCCAGCCTCCATGTTTTGCACTGGCATCTATTTCCAAATTTTTAGGTTTACTTCGATCTTTTGCCATTTCCCTTTATTCCTCTCTTTTTAGATTTCTTTAAAGGGAAATCGTCCGCAGAAGCGTATGCGGAGACGATATCCAAATCCTTACGGGACACTCTAGCATATTGACTTACAACGTCTTTCTCGGCAGAGAAAATTCTGAGATCCAAGTACGCTTGTGATAATCTCCCACAGTATTCGCTATTAAGAAATCTATCGAGAGCATCTCCTTTTATATTATATTTTGCTTTAGTGATAGGGAGTTTCTTGATCTTTCTCATTCCTAGTACGTACTCCACTATTCTTTTAGTTATAGCATTCTTCTTTTTGTCTGATAGGCTAGCAGTTATCTTCTCGAGAATATCCGAAAGGGTTGCACTGTTACTGTTGCTATTTATAGTCTCCATAATCGTATTACGGTCTGCATCCTTTACAACAGTCATTCCGTCTCTGTTTTCTATCATCAGGCCATCTTCGTTATCTGTATCGCCATCTAGGGATGGTACTCCAGGTGAACAATCTTCCAAAGCTGTATTAAATATATCTGGAGTCATTGAAAAATATTCGCAACTGCCGTCTGACTTAATAGCAGTGTCTACTAGTTCGAGAAATAGACCCCTTAGATTAAAGAGACTATCAAATACTACCACTTTTACGTTTGAAAGGTCGTATTTTGAGGCATACTTTTTGAGCAGCCTCAAAGTATCTACTAGTAATACCTTCGTCCTGTCACTATCCTTTCTCAACCATTCTGACAGCTTTTCTTCTTCGGTAGAAGATCCTTCTCCTGCTACGAATGGGTAGAATTTCTCTCTATTTATTATCAGATTTAATACCGCTGGATTATACTGTGTGAATCCTATCATGATAACAGCCCTCCATTTATTTGATTATTTATTTACGATTTCAAGATTTCTATTTTGCCGAAATTTGTGTACATTACTTTGTTAAACTCCTCAAGCGGTATTCTGGTCTTTAAATCATTACCTTCCTTAATAGCAGGACCTAGCATGAATATGCTGTTGTATTTCTTCTTGAGAAAGGGTATCAATGTTTCTCCAATTAGAGAAGTTCCTATGTCGTCTACATTAGCATCCACCTCGTCAAGTATTATTAGATTACTCTGTTTTGAGGAGGGAACAAGGCTTGAGATTACAGGTATCAAAAGCAGCATCAGTCTTTTCTTCATTCCTCCGCTCAAAAAACGAACACTCCGTTCCTGTCCCTTTTCTCTAAGTTTTCTAAAATAGATAGCTGAACTGTCTGACTTTTTGACAGAAGAGAAGACTATTGGAGACTCGAATATCATCGGTGCAAGCATATTTAAGTATGAAACTACCGTACTATTAATATCGTGAATACGATCCAACTTCAATTTGTCTGGAGCATACGCTTTATACAAAGCGTTGAGCAACTTCATCTTTCTCTCACGTTTTTCAATCCTCTTAATGTCTGGCGTTAGGGTTTTAAGCTCTTTTTCTATTCTTTTAATCTCTTCCAATTCCCTTTGTAGCTTTCCGACCGACATACTCAACTTTGATACTGAGCGGTCGATGTCTTTCTTTCGCTTTTCAGCCCTTTTGAGTTTCTTTTTCAATCCATAAGTCTCAAGATGCTTATCTCCTAGCTTCTTGTTGATAGAAGAGAGCTCTTTCATAAGAGGGTAAGCTTTCAACGTGTTTGCTTCTTCCCGCTTTAACGCCTCCATCATTTTCTTAATTTTAGGGAGCTTCTCTTTAGCTTCTTTGTATTCATCCACAGATATATCTCTATATTCTGAGAGCTTTTCTCTAAGAGAGAGAACGTGTTCAAGCGTCTGTATTTCATCAGAAATGTCTACTAATGAGGATAGGTCTCCACTAGGCAGCTCGTCGACCCGTGCTTTTATTGCTTCTATCTTACGCAAAGCTTTAACCTGCTTTTCGAGCTGCTCTATAGTCTTGTCTATTGCGCTAAGTTCTTGTTCATATTTCTGTCTTGCTTCCTTTCTATTCTTAATCTGCTGCACTACGAACTTTGGATCGTCTATAGGTCTGAAGCACTTATCACATACGGCTTTATCTTTCAACGACGAAAGTTTTTTAAGTTCCTTGTTTATAGTAGATATTGCCTCTTCTGTATGTGCTCTTTTCCTTTCTGCTTCTTTTAATTTCTCTTCACAGTTCTCTTCAACTATTCTTTTCTGATACATTCTGATGGTGTTCTCATATTTCGCACGTTTCCGAATCAGAGAACGTTCTTTAAGTAATCTTCTTAGTTCCTCCAGTCTTTTTCTCAGACTATCTATACTATAATGGGAATATTTCTCGCCATTTGACTCCTTTAGTTCTTTTATAAGTTGTGCTTTCCTATCTCCTCGAAATACAATCTGTTCCAAGGTCTTTACCCTGTCTTCGAGATAGTCTTTTTCTTTTGCAATAGTTTCTGGAGGTATCACATTCCCAAATTTCTTGAGCTTCTTTTTGAGGTAAGAAAGCCTTTCCTTCAAACGTATTTGTTCCTTTATCTCAGATATCTTGCCGTCGAGCTCCTCCTTCTTCTTTTCGTAAGTCTTCAGTTTGAGAAGAACTTCTTCGTATTTCTCCTTCAAGATCGACTTATCTGGCATTGTACCGAGACTTTCTTTTAGCACATTGACTTTGACCATAACATTTCTACTTTCCGAAAGCTTGTCGTTTATGTCTCTAATAAGTTCCTTTATAGCTTCCCTTATACGATCATAAGCTTCTAGCCCGAATGCAGCACTATAGAACGACGAACAATCTGACGGTTTCCCGTAAACTAGTGCATGGAAATTATCCTGGGTAAGGAAGTGAAAATTGTAGTATTCATCACTCGTTATTGGCAGTAGTTCTTTGATGAACGCTTCACACTTGGGTATGCCTCCAGCTATCTTCAAATCCTTTCCATTCTTATATATCCTGTATCCATTGCCGTACTTTTTGTGATTGAAAAATTGTTCTATTCTATAAGAATTATCGTCAATTTCAAAGTCTAACGCTCCAAAATAGTTTTTTCCTGCTATCTGCTTTCTTGGACCTCCTAGTGGAGAAGACCTGAACAAAATATTACACAATACTGAAAATATTAAGCTCTTTCCACTGCTATTCTTTCCGCCTATAAACACAACTCCTTGATTTTCAAGCGGCAAATCGACTTCCTTATAGAAGAGGACATTCTCGAAGTGGAGATGCTTAAATACTATCATCTTAACTCCTCTTCAAGTCTTTTTCTTATCATTTCTTTTATAATGGATACGATCATAGTATTAACTTCATACTCCCCTAGCATCTTTTTAAACTTAAGAGAAAGTCTTTTTAATATTTCATATTCGCATGATGTACAAAGATCGAATGTTTCTGATACTGTATCCATACTTCCTGCTGCATCCATCTTTCTATCTACTGAATAGCTCTTCCTGTTTACTTTGTCGATGCTTTTGCAGATATCACAAGCTATGATTTCCATCGTTCTTAACTCCTTAATTAAATATCTGTGGTATTTTAATCCTTCTTATTTCCTCTTTAATTCTTTTCTTCGCTATCTTGCAATATTTTGGATTTTTCTCCACCCCAATCCATCTTCTTCCTAATTTCTCACAGGTTACACATGTCGTTCCTGATCCTACAAAACAGTCCAAAATCACGTTACCGTCCTTGCTCGAAACCAAAATGAGGTGTTCTATTAATTTCAGAGGTTTTTGATGTACGTGAAACCGTTTGTCTTTTTTAAAATTGGACTGAGGTTGGGTATATTTTAAAACATCGAAATTGTTGAATTGTTCCGATTTCTTTATTTTTGCTGGCTTACCTTTGTGAAAATTTAAAATCTGTTCATATACAGAAGTAAAATCGTAAACTTTCTTTTTAGTCCCCCTAGTAAGATTAGGCTTAAACCAAACTAACGTTTGGTGCAGTTTGAATCCATTATCCTCGAAGTTCTTGCTAACTTCTATAGAAGTTTTTTGAGCTGTAAAAACAAACGCTCTTGAATTATTTTTTAGGACTCTGCATAGTTCGCTGGAAACCAAGCCTACGTCATAAAACTCGTCCTTATATTCTATACCACTAAGCTCGTCGGAGCCTACACCATAAGGAGGGTCTGTCAGGATCAAGTCTATACTTTCATTGGGAAGCAACTTCATTACTTCTAAACAATCTCCGCAAAGCAACACTCCCCTCTTCGTATAAAAATAGCAGTATTTCGAATGGATTAACTTTTTCTTCAAATCACACCATTCCATTTCAGTTTCCATTTTCGTTGAACAGTTCCTTATATTTCGGCTTTTGCTTGTTCATTTCTATTACTTCTGAAACACGCTTAACTGCCATTCTACAATATTTAGGATTCATATCAATTCCAATCCACTTCCTATTTAATTCTTCTGCAACTTTAAGTGTAGTTCCGCTACCCATAAATGGGTCGAGCACTACACCTGCTTCCCAGCCAGCGTTACAACCGCAGTCTGTCCAGCCGACGGTGTGAGTTGATAATCTTTTTTCTGGCCGTGGAAAAGGAAGTTCTCTATTAAATTTATTTCCTTGTCCTTTTTGTAAGTTTCCACTTGCCCATTTACCCTTTTTTTGCTCAAGCCACCATTTGTAAAATGTTTCATAGTCATAACAATTACTTTCTATCATCCATTTCTTCATTATTTCAAATGCTCGCTTGTAGAATCTGTTTGAATGACTCGTTCTATGTAAAAAATCCCACCAATATTTATCATCCCATTTATCTATTTCCTGTTCAGTTTTTGTTATTCTTACTCTCGCCTTCCCACACTTCTTGCAAATCCACTGAGGACAGCCGCACAAAATACATCTCCTAACCAGCTCCTCAGGGAAAGTTGCATAATGGTCAATGCTTTTAAAACCAAGTTTCCTTGCTGAGAAGGGTTGAGTTGGTATTGCCCACACGTCTCCAGGATTCCTTCCAGACCGAAAAATAGGTATATTCAGCTTTTGAACTTCATAAATCTTGTCATCGAAAGTATCATCGAATCTTAATATTTCTTTTAATTTGAACCAGTCTTCTACGCAAGGGAGAGCAGCTCCTGAAAGGTCGGTTCTTATCCAATGTCTCCACTTATGTTTGCCAAAAGTCTTATCCAATATGGGCTTGTGTGAAGACTTGATGTGTTTCTTTAGAAATTTTGCAATCGGCTCTTGATAGTCTTTGTAAGCCTTGATTGTGACTGTATTGAGGGGTCTGTCAAGACCTTGTCGATTGCTATGTCCTTTCCCTCTTCTATACTTGGGAGTCATCCATTTCCATTTCTCCACGTCTTCGTTCTGGAAAATAGTTTCATATTTAGGGGACAGGCCGTCTCCTTCGGGAACATCGTTTTTCTGAAGTGATTTCTCACTCAGTTCCCTGACTTCTTCCAGGTCAAACCAGTATCGAATTTTTTTCACTAACATAAATACAGGTTCGTAAGCTCCTGCGAATCTATCTTTTGCGCTAGAAGGGATGTGATTCGGTTTGTACCAAATTATTTGATTACGAAGCCTAAACTGTCCGCTATTAGGGTAGGGATCAACAGGCTTAAAATACTTCAGCAGATGCTTTGGTATTTCTTTCTTATAAAGCCTAATTTTCATGAATCATCTCCTCGTTATTCCAGTACCCCAGCTTTGATCAGTTCCTTGATAACATATTCCTTTTCCTTCTGCGTTAAATCGTCTCTCAGTTCCCATTTTCTCAAGTCTTCCAACATACGAAGGATTAGACGGTAGTTTTGCATTACCATACATTTTACGGGGATATCATCTCTTTTATCGACGCACTCACGAGGCGTCCCAAACCCTGCTCTACCACCGAAACTTGCACGACTGCTTTTTCCACCATAACAATCTCCATGATTCCAGAACATAATTCCACTAGGTTTTAAAACTCTTTTGAGTTCGGCGATTATCTGAAGAAGATGGTCTAAATACATTTCCAAACTAGGTTCGAGACCGAGCTGTCCGAGCCACGCTCCGCACTTTCTGCAAAAACCTGATCTTATCTTTTTGACTTGTTCTACATACTTTTCAGTTTTCTTTCTCGGCCTTCCATGTCTTAAAGTAGATTTGTTGCTTGACCCAGTTCTTACTACTGTCTCTAACTCTTCCCATTCGTGCTCGCAATTTTTATCACCTCCCCAAACTGTATCCGTTTTTCTTCCGTAGTCTCTTAGAGAATTGCCAGAAAATACTACTTTATTATTCCTTCTAATACATAATGTATGATTCTTCTCTACTTCTATACCATAGATAAAACCTTTATAATCTTGAAGGGTCATAGTTTTCTTCAATTTAATCGTCTTCCTTTTCAGGAAGGTGAGAATGTTTTCTCCTCGGACGGAGACATTGCTTCCGATTTTGAGCGCTACTTCCGTCAAGTCATCTTTTAATCTGGAGGATGCTGTATAACACGAAACATATCCCTTGTTCACATTCAGAAACCCTGTATTCCTCTCACGAGCTGTCCTTCTCCTATTCTTTACACACCCGTCTCCGAACAAATACCACTTTATGAACGTCCGCAGAAGACTGGAAGAAAGTTCTTTTATTTCCTTTGGAATATATTTTGTGTACGAATTACCTAACTGCTTTAGATAATTCCAAAGCTGTCTATCTGGCAGATAGAAACATACAATTCCATTACGGCTCTTGGTCTCTCTAAATTCGAAAGGGAGTCTCTTTAGCAGCCTCCTTACTTTCTTGTCTTCAGGAGGCTTTTGTTTAAGAGATACTGTATAAGTTTTCTTTTTACCTCCCTTGCTCCCTCTGACAGACCCCTCTGCAATCCACAAACCTAAAAAGGCTACCCAATCCTTCATTTTTATCTTTTTTGCAGGAAAAAGTCTACTCTGCTTATTATAGAGAACCTTTAACTTCGGGAGCACGAAGTACTTCACATTGTTCCCTCTCCAAGAGAAACCAGTCTTCGGGGTGACATGACCTAACTTGATCTCTTTAGCTTTTACAAAGAACCCTTTATTGAGGCTTTTCGTATATCTACCTCTGCAGTCCCTATTCTTCTCCTTAATAGGGTCTCCTACATTGCGGTAATAGACCAGCATATTATGATCTGGAGTAACTTGCAGATCAATATGGGTATTTTTGAACTGAACTACTTTTCCTCGATATTTCCACCTTCCAGTCCTGACTACTTTTACCCACTCCAGTTCCCTACTTCCAGGATTGACAGATAGGACAAGATCGCCTTTCTTCACCTCTTTAATGTCCTTCCATCCATCCCAGGTCAGAACTTCATGTTTCTTCGTATAGCACCAGTAAGGGGGAGACGTTACAATCGTATCTACAAAGTTGTCTGGGAAAGCCTTCAGAACGTCTAAAACATTGCCTGCAATAACTTTGTTTATAGGACTAATGCCTCGTTCCAGGTCACGAAGATTTATGATCAAACTATCTTTCTTCTTTTTCACTTTCATTAGGAGATCCTTTCACGAGGAAGTGATCTCATGACTTTCTGGATCCAACGAGAACCATCTCACTTGCCTTAAAGGTATGTGACGATTGCTTCCTTCCAATAACTGAAGCCATAACAGATCACTACCAAACCTGACTTCTGTGCACTCAAAAACTTCAAGGTATCCATCATTCCACCTTACATTTACCAGTATGTAATTATCTCTATCCTTTCTTCTTTTCATGACTTTTCTCCCTCTGCAACATATTACTAATTAGCGACTCAAGTTCATATATAGTCTTACTAGCATTCTCATGCAAGATAGCTTGTCCTCTGTTCTTTTTCCATTCCATTACGTTTCTGAAATCATCATCAATTAAAATATGGGACGAGCTTGCGAAGAATCTTTTCTCTTCCCTACGACACGTAATCATAGGGACTCTACCAATCTCTTTTTTAATCCATAATAATTTACCTTCCTCTGCATGAATAGCCTCATCAGGTACAGCAGTGAGTATAATTGGATCGTATTTACTTACGTGACGCCATAGTTTTTCACCGTCTTTCATCCATCCCATATCTACCCAGAACTTTTTCCCTTTCGAGTTTATAGCTCTCCAGAACAGTTCCCTTTCATGTTTGCTCAGAATATGTTTCTTATCTTTATCCACAAGATCCTTCAGATAAGGAAACTCTTTAGAGAGAGCACTCACTTTCCCATCAAAATCCGTTAAGACGCCATCCATATCTACAAACAGTCTGATCATGAGTTTTTACCTCCAGCGACGTGGACTATCCTGAATGTAGCCGCTATCAACACATGCTTTGGATCTACAGCATACCTTACCTTGTTAGAAGCATCTACTAGAATGTCCAGTATGTCTAACATCGTCCCTTTAGGGAGATTGTCTAACTTATACTTCTTCAGGTGTTCGAAGAATCTCTGGTAGTCATAGTAATGACTGCAAAGCTTCGGACTTACCTTGCTATAAATAGCATTTATGTGATAGTCTATAAGAGTCCTTATGAAGGATTCGTAAGAGGTTGATACCTGGTGAATGGATTTAATAGCAGAAGTATATTTACCAGAATATACGCTGAGAAGATACTGTATGATTAAGTCACTTCGAGTGTACCCCAAAGTCTCCTGAACTACAGAAAGCAAAGACTCCGCATCAACTTTAGACTCTCCAGAAGATACATAGTTTACTACTGCTTCCAAACCTTGCAAAGAATCTCTCGGCTGACCTCCACATAGTTCTGCTATCTGAAGAAGTGTCTGCTTTGGTATTTTTATTCTCTCTTTTTTGCACACTCGCTTTAACAACTTAGCGGTTTCCCTAGGGTCTACAGGTTTCATGTGAAGTTTTAGACATCTTCCTCTAACAGTTGCAGGCAGCTTCTCAGGATTTGTTGTTACCAATATCCATATTGTATTTGGTGGAGGCTCTTCAAGGGGTTTGAGGAAAGCTGCTATTGAATTCTGGCTGACAGCGTGCAGTTCATCAAGTATAAATATGCGAAAGTTTGACTGAGGAGCATAATTAGCAGAATTTATTAGTTCCCTCATAAAGTCTATACCAGTCTTGTCCCCCATGTTAATCTCATGAACATCTGGATGTTCGGAAATCTCCCTCAAACAACTTTCACACTTATTGCAAGGTATTTTCTTACCTTGACAGTTTACATATCTTGCAATCATTCTAGCTATACTCGTCTTACCAGTTCCAGTCTCTCCTATAATCAGAATGCTACGTGCTATCTTTCTTCTTTCAAACATTCCCTGTAATATACTGACAACTTCAGACTGGCCGATGAAGTCCTCCAGTAACCTGGGTCTATATTTAACCGCAAAAGATTCGTCGATTCTAAATTTCATCCATTATACCTCCTACTTATACTTTACAAGATAGGAAAAACATAAATAATTACAATAACTTACGCTATTGGACCGAGATACTGAATTATGAAATCCCTTATTACCTTATTGTAAAAATACGTCAGAACAGGGCTCCTGAATGTCAGGCTAATAGTCCTAAGAGCGGTCAACATTGGAACAATCTCTGTCCAATGACAGAGAGCTATCGCTTCCATCATAGTCAACCTTACAAACCTCCTCAATGTCCACCTCACCTGAATTATCTTATCACGGGAATAGATATAAACTGGCGGGTCTATATTCATGAAATCGTTGAACCACTTCACAACATTCTTGTCTTTCACCTCATCTATGCTTTCTTTCTTTATGATGAGTTCGGGTATCCCATATTTAAGGCAGGATCTAAGCACCTCTATTTCCATCGGCCTATTAGCTATTAAACATTGGAATAGCTCATGTATCAGATTTATAGAGAAATCATTAATGTTGCCAAGAGACTCTATGTCCACTACTAGCTTACCTTTTCTATATCGTAATTGGCCATGTTTGACTGACGGCAATCTATTAGCTCTGAAGTTTCTAAGCCATCCTGTTCCTATATATACCTTATTTTTGGAGAGGTACTGTAGGACTACACCTGCAATAGCAGGATCATTGGTATTATCGAGTAACTCTTTGTAGACTCCCTCAAATTCCTGCTCTACCTGTTCTTTGCTTATGCCAGATACCAGTATTTCTAATTCGAATTTAAGATCATAACTGCTGTTACTCTCTTTCATATTCCTTCTCCATTTTACTTATAGTGAGAGAAAAAGGAGTAGTAGCTTCGTAGCGTCCTCTTCGGGGACGATAGAATCACGACCTTCGGTCGTGATTCCTAAAAAGAGAGAAAAGATAAGGAAAAAAGTTAGATTACCCTCCGTTGTATGACTTATACATACAACATACAGCAGAAGAACGTCCCTCTCTCTTTCTTTCTCTTTCTTTCTTTAATGATTGCGACCGAAGGTCGCAATCATGTGTTGCCTCCGAAGGAGGCAACACTTAGTATCGCTGCCCTCCCCACTTCTCACATGAGATACCTCCTAATTGCGGGGATGGTATGAGTGCACACCTCATCCAAATAGGATGGCGATTTTTTGCAAAATTTTGGGATTTTTGTGACCAAAATAGTTCGCCATCCATAAAAAAGTCCGAGGGTTAATTTTTCAGAAGAGAACACAGGAAATAGCCTTAAAGGAATGATTGCAATATAGCTTCTTATCAACATCTTAAGACTACAGTCTCCTTTATACGAGAGATAGGCACTTTTCCTGGTTCTCTTATTGCTTCTAGTGTTCTCTTATCTTTTATTGCTTTGTTCACAAGATCGCCACACCCTCGGAAGATGGCGATCCTGGCTTTCCTTATTTTGGATTTTAGTTTTCTGAATTCTATCTTTGTCTTTTTTGGGATTTTATACTTTGCAGTATATTCCTTCTTCTTGAGACTTATTATCTTTTCATTGCATTTCTCCTTCTCTTGAGGTTTATTGTTCATGAGGATCCTGTATTTCTTCTTTCCGTGGAGTATATAGGCTGCAACTCTCGCTTTCCCGCTTTCAATTAGGCGAACTGCACTTGTGACCAGCTTATCTACAAATTCCGATATCTTCCTACGTCTGGTTCTCTTTTTCTTGTAAGACTTTATTATTTGGCTTCTTGTGCGTCTTATTTCCTTTTTCAAGGAGAGCTCGGCGAGTCTTCTAACTCTTAGCCGTCTTTCCCTTTCTGCTGCTTCTGCTTCCTCTTTCTTGCGTCTTCTTTCGGCTTCCTCTTGAGCACGCCTGTCCAGTTTTGCTTTGTAGTAATCCATGTATTCATATACAAGATGTCTTCTGTGAGACTCTCTCCTAGATTCGGCTTCTCTGAACCTACATGCAGATATTATATGGGCATTGACATGTGATGAGAACAGGTCTGTTATGTTTTCGTCTTTTACCTTCTCATCAGGTTTCTTGCACATTTCTGCATATAAGGAGTGAAGCTTCTCTCTCGCTTCCTTTGCCTTCTTACCTTTACCAGCTACGTCATACCATCCCCCAAAAGCATAGCAGAAATATTTCTCACAGTCGCTCAACCACCACTCTCCAGACATTCCGCTTTTATAAAAGGCTTTCGTATATTTGTCTCCGTCTATCCACGTAAGGCTATTCTTCTTTCTTGTTTTGAGATACTGATTCCTGAACGACTTCTTATTAGGGCATTTCTTCAAGGATTTGATGTCGGTAGTGTCAACTTTAGGGTGATTAGCGAAGAAAGGATCTTTGTAGTTCTGCGATGTTTTGTTTCCAAGGATCTTGTCAATAGCATGGAGTTTCTTGCGTATTCGCTTATATATTCTTGCTATGTCCTTGCATTTGAATATCGCCGATATTGCTTTCTCACGGATCTGATTTTTGCAGATCTTTGCATGTAGGTCTTCAATATAAAAGAAAACCTCTGCAGAAGTGGTAGGATTTGCTATGCGTATTTTAGTAGAACCTTTTAGTATGTTACCTATAAACTTTAGGAAATAAGCTACCGTTCCGAGTGGTCTAAGTTCATCTGATTCCTGCTCCCGTTTCATCGCTGCAATTATAGCACTTACCTTGACAGGTATAAATCTCAGCCCGGGGCATAAACTCTCTATTCCTTTGGCTGCATATTTCTCCAGCAGTTTCGATACTAGTATTTCCTTTATTTCCGATATTAGATTATTTGCTTGATTGAAGTGAACGACTTCTCCTAAACCTCCTCCACCGCCTAAGTAGTTTGCAAACGTCTGTTTATTATAGTCGGGAGAATACTTCCAACCTCCTCTAAGCGTTCTTGTTCCTGCGAGGACAGCTGAATGCCACGATTTTATTATTCTTTCTTTTTTCCATTTTGCCCATACGTCATCACTGTCGAACTCAGGCATTATCTTGCCATAACCTTCAAATAAGGCATTGTCGAATTCGCTCCAGTCGTTCACCCTTGTATCGTTCGTAGTTGGTGAGAACAGCAGCCATGCACTTCCTACCCTTCTTTCGTTATTACTCTCCTTTAGCAGCTCTGCTTTGTCGTATAGCTCTGTAGATTTCCCTCTTATAGGGTTATAGTTCATACTCCTGCTTTCTTCCTAACTTTTTTGAGAATCTTGAAGCATCCTTTTATTTCTTCTCTGTTTAGCCCTAAGCTCTTTAGGAAAGGCTTGAGACCGCTTGTAATACTCTCCTTTACTTTGTATTTTCCTAGCTTTGCCTCGTTCATGCTTCCAGTGGCTATTACATTTTCTGGGAACTTACCTTTGAGCGATGATTTTTTGAGGAGGAGTTTGACGTATGCGTCTTTTGGTATCTTCCCTCCTTCCTTTACCACTACGAGGGGTTTACTTTTCACTTCTATAAATTCGGGTTCAGTGGGATTATCTGTATCAACAATAAGTACTCCTTTTGGAGGATATTCGTCAAATTTATGTTGTATAGGGGATCCGCACTGAAAAGCATTCGGCAGAGAGAGTTGCTGTTTGAGATGTATCCCGCCCATAGCATAGTAGGTTACATCAAATTTTTTGAATTTATTGAGATCTATTCCAGATTTGAGTCTATATCCAGTGTCAGATCTTGTTCCTATAGTGGTGTCATGTCCTACCACGATTACAGACTTTCTATCCTTTGGAACTGACTTTAGCATTTTCTTCAGGATTTTCAGGCGAAAGGAGGGAAGTGTTATGAAGTAGTTATCGTCGATGTTTATAATGTCTGGTCTTACTTCACTGACTCTGAGATTCTTAAATTTGTTCCTCGATTCCAATATCTTTAGAAAATGTATGGAACTTCTCTGGAAATCTATCGAGTCATGATTACCCTCCATTATTATTGTAGTGAACTTGTCGTCATATTGCAGGAGTTTCTTCAGTAGAAGATCTCTCTCCTCGCTGGTAGGTTCGTTCTTTTGGAAGATATCTCCTGCTACTACTATGACTTTTATTCCTTTCTGTCTTGCTATACTGTATATCTGGTCTATAGAGTTGCTGTGCCTGTCTAAATAATTGGGTATCCGTCGAGCTCCACTTCCTATATGCCAGTCTGACGTATGCAGAAACTTCATAGCTATACTAAGTCTTTTGTTTTTGGTAAGACGTTAAGCAGATCTTTAGCAGAAGATACAAAATTCCTAAGAGATTGAATCACTGCGGACAGCTTAGTTTTCAGTCCTATCCACATTTTCTTGATGAAGTCTCTTACAGATGCAGTAGTTGATTTAGTTATTTTTACGTATTCCTGAGTGTATGAATTTGCACGTCTTATTCTATCCATTGTCTTCTGCAAGTCTTTATTTACTTTGTCATAGAGCTTGTCATATACCTGCTTCCATTTTGTTATTTTCTTCTCATATTTTAGTATCCTTGCTGTTCTGCCCTTTAGTTTTACCAGAATTTCATCAGTCTCTCGGAATTCCTTTTTAACGTGTTTTTGTATGTAGGACTCTATCTTTTCCTGTTCCGCCGAAATTTCCATCATTCTTTCCTTCAGTGCTTCATACTCTTCTGCCAAGTCTAAATACTTTTCAAGTTTCCTTTTAGTTTTCTTCGAAAGAGCCATTTCTTTCCTCCTGTGAAGAAGATATAATTTCTGTTGCTATTTTCCTGTTTGCTTGAAGTAAAGTTTAAAAGCCTCTCCGCTTTTGATCTGGCTCCAGCAAGCCTTTCTCAGATCTCTGTTCTCTTTCTTATTGTATTTTAGCTTGAATTTTTTGAACACGGACTTCTTGTTGGGATTTAAAATGAGTTCCTTTAGCTGAGCCCATTGCCATCTTCTATTTTGCCACGGACCAGGAACTAGTATATAGTATCCTCTTCTGTCTCCTGTTATCTGATTGGTCTCTACGAGGTATTGATAAGTGTCCCAAAATGGATCGAAGCCGAAACCTGCCTTACCTTTATGAGATACCCATATTCTAGCTATCGTCTGTCTGAATGGTACGAATGTTTTGTTCTTAGTTGTTCTTATGCTTACGTATCTATAAGTGTCCTTGCCTTTCTTATCCCAAGAGACTTCTTCCTCTATCATTCCAGACCCGTGAGGAACAGATATCCCGCTTATTCTTACTCTTATATCGCTATGATGCCTCACTGTATTGCCACACGGTTCGTACTCAGGATTGCCGTACATGCTCCCAGGTCGTTCTCTTATCTGATTTATGGCGATAATAGAACACCTCTTTCTCGCCAGTTTGCCTCGTATTAGTGGAACGTAGTCGCTAAACATTCTAGCTAGCATGGCTTGAGGGCTTTTACTGCTATCTTCTTCTCTAGCTTCAGGCAGCATCGCAGGCAGACTATCTATAAACCAAACCATTTGAATCTTTCCGTCTTCAACTGGTATCCAGTATTTGCCTGTAGTTTTGAACAAGCCCTTGCTATAACTCTTTCTTTTCATGCTTTGGGGGAGCTTGTCAAAGACTAAAAACCATTGGTCGTCATGGTAAACCTTATCTGGAAGATGCTTTAGAACATTATGTATATAACGGAATATTGGTTCACCAAGATCTGGCTGGTGATATCTACATTTCGGTTCTACCTTCCATGTATTGTCTTCATTCCTGAGACCAAATATTTTATCTATACTTTTGATTTTAAGTATTCTTGTTATATAAGGAGGGTCAAGCGACCCTTCAAAGTCGAAGAAATCACTCATTATTTCTGATTTTATAACTTGTTTGATAGTTTGATAGACCAATGTGCTTTTTCCAGATGCCTCCTTACCGAATATCGTTATCCATCTTCCAGGAGCCCATCCTCCCCCAGTGATAAGATCGCAACACAAATTTCCAGAAGATACGGTGTCTTCAACATATTTAGCTCTTTTAATGGAAATCGGTAGTATGTCATCTTCAACGCCTAGTTTATCCAGCTCTTTTATACTAACGTGCCCTATACCGTCAACAATAGACAATAGCTTCTTTCTCTTTTTTCTTGCCATATTTCTACCTCAATATATTGAGAAGTTGTTTTTCGACGAGATTTCTCCTGTTCATTCTAGCTAAGACATGGCTCACGTACATGTCTGCATGGTGAAGGAGGAGCGTTAGTGGAAGCTCTTTATTCTTGATGTCTTTCCCCGAATTCATATACATCCCTCCATGATATAATATCGCCTGATATTCATCTTCTGATAATTTTATGTCGAATTCGTTTAAGATCCAGACTGACCTAACTTCGTGAGGTATCTGCGTGATCTTTTCATTTACCGTATATGGCGGTCCTTCGCCTTCAAGAGGAATGTATAAATGTTCTGTCTTCGTCCCTATTTTTCCGAGATCGTGAAATAGCCCAGTCGTAACTACTTTGTCGATTGTTACATCGTTTGGATATAGGTGCATGTCGTGCATCATTTTAAGTGTAACAAATACGGAGTGGTTTATAAGCCCTCCATTGTACGAGTCATGGTGTTTTGCGGAAGCAGGTGACTGTCGGAATCTTTTTATGATACCTTCATCATACATCATAAATAGCAGCTTTTTCTTTCTGTTTTTATCACGAATCATCTCCAGCAATTTCCCAAAAGTCTTTTCTCTTATTTTCATCTTAAGTTTCCTTAATGCATTCGGTTCTGTACTTGCAGTCAAAGCATTTTATTTTACCTTTGTAATCGCCAAAGCACTTTGGCTTTTTGCTCTTTTTCGCTTTGGCTTTCTTTTTCTTCTTATTTTTCTTTTTATCCTTTTTGCTTTTCATTTTCTTTGCTTTCTTTTTTCTTTTCTTCGACGTTCTTTCTTCTTCTTCCTCTTCGATTTCCTCATCTTCTTCGATATTTATTACTCTGCCAGACCTAGTCTCAGATGACTTCTTCCTCTTTTCCTTTCCCTTCTTTCTAGCAGCCTTCGCTTGTTCTTCGTCTAACAACAGCGCTTCAGACGGCCTGAGATATCCTAGTCTTATCAGGTCTGCTTCCTGTTTAGCCATGTCTACAGACACTGCATTCTCCACGTCGAATAGCTGATAATTACGCTCTTCTTTTGTCAGAGGGGTGTGATCGCCTTTCTGGACATCGTAAGCTGTGGAAGGCGATTCATTGGAATCGTATTTTATAAATACGTCACAACCGTAGTCTGGATCTGACAGCTCACAGGTTACCGTTTTTCCACGTATCTTGTGCTTATTCAATGCCACTATGTTCTTTAGCTGACTGGCGCAAGAAACTGGTATTTTGAATACCTTTATCGGAGACCATGATTCGTCTCCAACTTTTCTGAATTTTCCTTTCTTGGCCTTTTTGATTTTGGCTTTCAGAGGTTTGTTTTCTTGCAATTCCCTGTCGATAAAATTGGCGAAGTAGAATTTATTTGTTTCTATGCCTGCTCTGCAGGCAGGGCACTTGTTATCTATAAACTGTTCCGTCTTTGGATCATAGCTCCCACAAGTCATCGGAAACTTGGTTTTACTTCCGTCGCTTTTGATAACTGTAACCCAATGCCTTACAGCACTGGATACAGGACCGACAGGTCTCAATTGTTTATACTTGCCATCTTTCAGTTCTCCCCAGTCAAGATTTTCTTCCCACTTTTTATCTTGCGCTGCGGATGGTTTGATGTCTCCCCATTTCATAGTAATACCCTCCTTTCCGATTACTAATACTGATTAATAATACTTTGCTTGCCTCTTTATTTCCTTTTCTATGTCCTCCTCAGTAGGAGGCTTTCCCACTACGGGATCAAGAAACATTAATCCTACTATAAACTTTTCCCCTTTTGTTAATATAGGGCTATTTTCTCGATAAATCTTCTTAAAACCATTTTCTTCAATAGCTATATCTTCTACATTGTCATCTATGGAAACCGAAGCTTTAGGAGGTAATGTCAAAGGTATGTCTACTTCTGTAGAGTAGGGAGGACGACGAAGAAATCCCTTCAGGTGATTTTTGAGGAATTTGATTACAGACCCTTCTCTGTACATTAAATCTACCTTCAGTCTGTCTACTACTTCTATCACTCCTAATGCTAAGTTTTGGAACACGTCTCCTCTGCGGTCGGACCGATACTTTCTGGATATGTTTTTTGCAGCTTCAGTCATCGTAATAATTAAGTTTTCTCTGGTTTTTCTGTATTTCTCATAGTAAGCTTTGCAATTTCTATAGCATCCGTATAGCGTGCTTCTTGTCCCTCCTACTTCGGATTCTATTCTTTCCATCTTAGAAAGAATTTCATGGTCGGTAGGGGCTTTTGATAGGCATTTTACAAGCTTGTCGTACTCAGCCAACTTTTTCAGAAATTCTTCTACTACTTTTGCAAGAATATTTCTGTTGAATCTTATGGTCTGTAGCGCATTCTCGAAATCTTTCTGATCCCTTTTTAGAACACTTTTGCATAACATTCCATAATACATTATTAGATTTTCTGTTTTGTCACATCTATACTGTTCTTCGAACATAAAGCCTACTTTATTTTCCAAATACCTCGTAAATTTCAGAATTGTTGCCATTGCAAGATGTATCGTCTTATTGAGAATTTCTACTGCTTTGATTACCTCTTCGTGCTTTATAATCATTTCTTCTTCTCCACTATCGGAATACATGCTATTAAATGTTTGCAAATCCACGGTTTAAGCGTCGGATTGGTCTTTTTAGGCATCTTACCGCTACTGCTTATAATATCGGAAGAACCTCTGATGGATAATGCTACTTCCGCATTGTACTTGAACCAACTACAACTGCAGTGAACCCATGCTTTATCTCCTTCGTACATTCTTATGATACATTCTTTCGGTTCGCCGCTTCCTCTACATTTTACAATGAATTTAAACTCTTTATATATTTTGTCTGTTTCGTCTTTCCTAGTTAGTGTCTTCCGCAATCTTGCTTTGCAGTCCTTTGATCGTTTTATAATTGCTGACGGTGTGCTTCTCAGCATAACTGATAGCTTTATCACGATTATACCTCCATATTCCTGATATGTTCCATATTGCGCAAGTGCTTTTCCACCCCGATAGGGGAAAAGCAGATGTTCTGATAAGGACAGTGCCTGTTCACAGCATCACTCTTCGTTTTGCAGACTTTCTTGATTTTGGTGAACTCTTTACGTTCAATTAGTTTCATCGTTTTATAGTAACTTTCTATCATCTTGTCCGAATGATCGTAGTCGACTCCTGGATTTACAAAAATTTTATAATTATTGTGTTTAGCTCTATCGAAGTAGATAATTATATGTCCTTCTATATCACTTTCCAACTTAAGGCATCTATTGACCATTGCTGCATATAAGTTGGCCTGACAGATGTGCTCTCTCTTGGGAGATTTCATCTTTTTAATTTTTTCTGCGTTACTGGTTTTTATTTCGAGTAGAAATATTTTGTCTGCTAATTTTATTATTCCATCACAGTGTCCTGTCAGACCTTTGTAAAAAAGAGAATACTCTACATATTTAGCCATCGTCCTACAACAGATGATTGGACCCCAGGTTTCAACAATTTTTCCGCAGTTCTTGCATTTCCACTTACCATATAAAGGAAACCATCTCTGAACTACTTCATGAATAGCTGTCCCTATTCCCGTGTAGTAATCTTCTGCGAAGGAGTTTCCAGAAGGTCTTCCGTAGATTAAGCTTAATGCTAAATGTGTGGGGCAGAATAAGGATAGAGCGGAAGTTCTCAGTTCATAATCAGTACAGTCAATATCTGTAATTACTCTTGATTCGGTCGCTTCCCTTACTACTCGGTGAATCTCTGCCTCTATTCTTGAGAAATCTATCTTTGTCATGGTTTGCACATATTCTTTATAACTCTAAGAATCTTTGGGGGAGCAGTTTCAGGATCCATTTTACCTTTTGGGAGTCTCGGTAGATCTAAAATTCTTGTATCAAATTCGTCCCTCAGTTCTTTCCATATACGTCTATTACATTCATATCCCGCAAGGTCGCCGTCACATACAATACACACTATTTCTATTCCCTTCGCTGCTAATAGGTTGCTTTTGTATTTATCCCAATTATTCACGCCGAAGAAGCTCATGGCTGGGATGTTGTGCTTTATTAAATTTAAGGCATCGCTTATACCTTCTACCAAGACTACAGACTTGTCATTGTGCAAGTCGTAGGGAAACATTGCCTTCTTTACCCATTTACCTTTGCTGAATCTATGGTATCCATCTCCATTTCCCTCTATCACATATCCCACTGTCTCCCCAAACATTTTAATTGGAAATAATATTCTTTCCATTCCAGACTTTTCATCGTAATAGCTCATAGCTCCGAACTGTCGTAGAAATTCCTTAGGGTAAATTATTCTCTTCCTTTTCCAACTTTTATTCCATCCAGAAAGACTAGCTATGTTTGTAATTTCTGGCGGATTACCTTCACTTTCTGCAATCTTGTCTCTGATGAGTTTCCCAAGACTTTCCGAGTCTATGCTTTCAGTTTCGGAGAGTTCTTTAAGACCTATCTTTTTAGCCAGGATATTCCAGTTTCCAGATTTACCGCAACCAAAACAATGAAATGTCCCGACTGGGACCTTTGGATTATCTATGTTTACAGAACAAGACGGATGTCTTTCTTTGTGCCATGGGCATCTTATTAGTATGTTTTTGTCTCCCACCTTCTTTGGTGGAGGAATCTTTTCTAATTCCTCCACTACAATGTTTCTTTTCTCCTCTCTGGTGATCATTTCTATCCCAAACCTATTTATTCCTGTCTTTCATCTGTTCCACTTTTCTTATCGATGCGTTTTAAAGCCCACCTTTTCACTTTTCCTGATGCATTCTCAACTATATATCTTAGGTCGGCGTCAGTTAGTTCCTCTTCAATGGTTTTAAGTTCATTCAAAGTGTGAGTCGGAGACATCTTCCTGAGAAGGATGTCTATAACCTTACTGGATACGTTCTCCTCTGTTTCATCCTCGGAGACTACTACGCTTCCTTCCTGCTGAGAGACAGATATTCCTTTAGATTTGTATCCTGCTTCTGAATACTTGCTCGCAAAAATACGTGTTAGCTCTGCCTGAGCCTCTTTGGTTTCAAGTATTTTCTCTGCCTCATTTGGAGGAACTAATTCGAGTACACCGCTGGTAACATAAGCACGGAAGTCCATGCTCTCTTTCAGTAAGCTGACGGGAACTTGATCGGTAATACAGATAGGGATGTATGTTTTGGGAATGTTTATCGATTCCATTCTCCCGCTGGGGAGAATCATGCTGAGATTAATTGGACCTTTCGGTCTTGTACAATTTCTGACATATATCTTTTCTTGTTTGAGAGCCTCTTCTAATGTAATTTTACTTCCACTCATAGTATTCCTCCTATTGTTTGTTGTTATTAGTTTTATTACTGACACTAAGACTAGCTCTCGGTATATATTTTTTTGCTGATACACCGAGAACTTCTCTATAAGCTTTTCTGACTTCTCTATTTGTGCGGAAACCTAAGCAGTATCTCATACTTCTTAGAGATTTGAATACTTTAGGTAAAACGGTCAATATATGAGCTATCGGGACACCAGTCTCATTTTCGAATTCAGTATATTTATGATGTCTTATATGTTTATGATTTCTGCATACATAGCTTCCATTCTCTTCTCTTACAATATTAAAAGCTCTCCCGCATACCTTACAATATGGCACACTTGAGTCTTCACGTATCCTCTTGTTTCTGATAGCGGAAAGAGCAATTTTGCTCTTCGCTCTTTTGAGTATCCTGTCTATATCACTATGAGGGATTCCTGTTATTATTGATAGTTCCTTAGCTGAAAGATTTTCCTTTCGGTTCAGCACATATTCCCATATACAATGGCTTGATACAGCTTTAGAATAGAAGCTACATGACCTAGCTTCACATGGGACTACCAGTCGTGATTTTGTAAACGGGCATATAAAATTAAATCCTTTCTTCATTTCAGAGACCCGATATTGCTAAGAATACTGCTAAAGATTTTTTTATTGCAGATTTTCTCGAAGTAGTATGCTCCCATACATACGCAGTCGCCTATGTGTTTCGGCAGAGCTTCCATAATTTTTTCGTAGGTATTGATTCCGTATTCCTTCTTCAATGCATTCTTCCATGCGGCTGCTGTGAGGAGACTGACTTCACAGTTTCTGTTACAGGCAGACTGTAAAAGAATTCCTATTGCAATGTTTATTATTTCATTATTTAAGCCTTTATGCCTTGACTGATATCTTTCTATTATTATGACATTTGGATTGCATCTTGACAAGAGGGTCTTGATTTCGTTTCCGAACGATTTTACATGGCTCTTCAGTTCCTTACTCTTTAGTGTCATGATTGGAAAATTCATGATTCCGCTTTCTGCGATTTTGGCGTCTGCAGTCACGCTAGCATACGCAAAATTGGACTTTCCTGGGTCAAATGCTGTTATTTTGCTTTTCATCGTATTTCCCTACGAAATATCGCTTTAGACGTCCCTTTTCGTATAATATCTATGGACAGTTTACATCCTGCAAATCTACACTTATATATATAGAGGGGTTCTCCTTTATGCTTTCTTTTGTATAGTTTACTGGTAAAAACTGTCAAAATAGCTAAATAGCTAAAAATATTAACGAAATTGGCATTTAAGCCTTAATTTGTCTTAATTTGCTTAAATGTAGGTATATTTGCTTTGTTTACCGTTAAATATTTACAATAAACGAAAAAATGTAATAAAATTAGTAGGTTACGGGCAATGTGATTTTTTGGGTCAAAAAATGAGAATAATACCAGTCGCATTTAAGGAAGGCGAACTGATTCCGCCAAAATACACTAGTGAGGGAAAGAACGTCTCGCCTCCCTTTTTGGTCGAAGATATTCCAAAGAGGACTAAGTTCCTGAGACTAGTATGCCGTGATCCTGACGCTCCTGGTAAGACTTGGATTCACTGGGATATCACCTTCAAGAAAACGAATAAGATTGATGAGAATTTCGAAGCAGTCAAGAAGAATTTGATTGTAAAGAAAGGACGCAATAGCTGGAACAATAGATTCTACCAGGGACCGAAGCCTCCAGAAGGAGAGGTTCACAGGTACTATTTTGTACTGTATGCAATTGATGCGAGAGGTTCTATTTGTGATAAGGCTGAAACATTTGGAGTGTTTGGTCGTAGGAAAGGATCTACACTGTCTTTTCTGCTGTCGGTTGCTCGCCTTATCTTGAACGAGGAAGGTTGAATATAGTGTATGCCCCTGGTGGGGGTTCAGTATTTCATAGGGAGACGTCAAATGGCTTTGCGATACATCAGAGCTAGGAAAGGACTGACGTACTTGAGGGAAAAAAGGACGAGTGTTCCCACTCGTATAGACCAACTTGAGACTAATCCTTATCTCATTGCTAGAGACGAACTCGTCCCTGCTGCAGTTGAAATGCAGAAGAAGGCCGTCAAGGTAGACAGAGTCCCTGTCCACTTTTTTCAGAAAATGTCTTTTGGACGGGAATGTTCTTGTACCAAGTTTAGATATAAGTCACCCGATAAAACTAAATGCAATATCTGCTTTGGAAAAGGGATTGTTGGAGGTTTTAATAAAATAGGGACGAGATTGGAAGTTATCGATTCTACTAGACCAGGTCTCAGCCTCTCTGGTATAGAGATAGACGACTCTACTTGTCCGTATCAATTTAAATTGCGGTCAGATTCTCTGACAGGCAATGTTGATGTTGTACTTGATATTCCAGTCCATACTGATGTGGATGCTGTCGTTCTTTACAGCAGTGGCGATGTTAAAGCTTACGTGAAGAAGATAGACCAGCCTTCTTATACATTGTTGAGTAGAAGTTCACTTCGTTCTATTGCAAAAGACCAAAAGCAGTTGAATGTTCGCATCACGTTAAGCAGAGCCTCTCTCTCAGATCAGTCTCCTACATTTACTCACCTTTATATACGTTGGATGATAAATGAAACAGATATCTATGTTGACATGTCTAGGAAGACTGTTTCTGTGAGTATGCAAGAGTTCAACTTGCCAGATTTGTTACAGTCTATATCTGTTTACATTCCTGCGACCATTTCCAGGGTAACTACTTCTGATTTTTTCATAGTTAGACTTACTCCAGATGTGGATATAGATGTTTTTAGAGACGAGGGAAAAAGAAGATACAAAATAACGGAAGTAACTGCAAATAAAGCACTTGGAACTGTTGTGAGCTGGGATGTTACTGCAAGACTTGTTCAGGCTTTTGAAAACTACTCTAGGGTTCCTGAGTAATGGAGGTGTCAATGGAAACATTGAAACTGATGGATGAGCTTGTCATAAGGTACGGTTTTTTCGGCTTATTTCTTTTTTTAGTATCTATATCTATAGTTGTGTATCTGAAATATCTCCGAAAGAGAGTTTTTGTCTTACAGAACCCACATGAGCTGAGTTTAGAAGACCTGAGAAAATATATAAAAAGGGAAGTCAAAACTCAGATGGATAGGCATAGTGTATCTGGTAGTGGTGAAAAGTTGTCCTGGACGGAGTGGTATAAAGACTGCATTAATCGGAAGCAGATGTGCAGTATGGAGTTCAATGAAATCAAATCTTCGGTTATGGAACTGAAAGCTGCTGTTGAAAAGAATGATGACCAGATCAGATCACTTCTTGAAACTATACATAAAAACGAGAAAGCTTTTATGGAAAAATTGCATAAGATAGACAATCAGCTCACCTCTGTATTAACGTTGATAAAAAGAAATAATGGCAGTCGATAAGGAGTAAATAGTATGAGACCTGTTAGGAAGATCGTTAAAGAATTGGAGGATAGGAACTGTTTTTCCTTGGCTAAGGAACTCGAAAGAATAGATGCTGATAGTAGACGCAATAGTTTAAAGAGATTCGCTGGTGAAGAATACAAAGACTACAAGTATGGAGACCCGTCTGGAGCAGCTAGTAGACTTCAGAAAGTCATCGAAACAGTGAGAAAAGAAATTAAAATAGCAGGTAGGATGGCTGGCCCCTTTTTAGCTCCTGCTATTTTAGATTCATTTAGAACTGAATTAATGCAAATGTTATCCCGTGAATTAAATAGGTAAACAATAAGTAAGGAGGATTTGATCATGAATAGTACTATGATGGATATAATTGAAGAGCTAGAAGATAGAAACCAGTTCGCTCTAGCTAAAGAACTTGAGGAAATTGAAGCGGCTAGAAAGACTAGGAAAGTTAGAGTTAAAAGAAAAAAGCCATGGGCGACGTTGCCTCGTGGATGGACAAAAGAAAGCTTAGATAAATTTGCCAGATCGCTTACTAGAAAGACTAAAAGAGATCCGAAAGGATTCGTTCGAGAGTGCATGAGGAAGTTGAAAGGAACACCTATAAAAGACCCTGCTAGATTCTGTGCCTCTCTCAAGGATCAATATTTAGGAACTACTATGTGGAGACCTGGCAGAGGAGGTTATAAAGCTTCGAGGAAGTACAGAAAATAAGGGGAGGGGTATTGATGGCTAGGAAGTTCAGACCAGAGTATCTAAAGAGGATGTCATTTGAAAAGTTTTGGGACGGAGCGAGAAAGTTCTTTCTTGATATCGAATATGCGGCTGCAAGAGATCATTTTAAAGATTGGCTTATAGACTCGGGATGGCGAGAGAGGAAGATAGAAGAGCTTATGGAGCTTGATATAGAAGATCTCAAATATTTGGGCATTTACAATGATTTGAAGGAGGAATACAAGAATTGGAAGGAGAGATATATGGAGAAGTTGGGAATTGTGGTTTCGAGACTAGTAGACAATCTTGTTAGAAGAGGACACATCGATGTCGCCTTTGAACTTGCCGTAGCTGCTGGGAAGAAGATCAAAGTTAGATATCTTACAGTAAAAAATCCTTGGATTGAAAATGGTCGTATATATTTGGTGATAAACAAGAAGGAGTACGGATACGCCCCTAAGAAAGGGTATGGCGGCGCTAAAGTAATAGTAGAAAAATTCAAAGAGAAGCGTAGAAAAGAAGGTATTGGAAAGGCATTGGCATGGTTTAAAACTGTAACTATACTGAAGGAGCGTGAAGGTAAGCCCGTTAGAGATACGAAGACGAGAAGGCGAAGGTAAGGAACTTATAAAAGTTAAATGTCATGAGAGAAGTTAATATAGTAGAGATTGGCAGGGATCCCTACTACGTCATTGTTGACATACGAGGAAGGAAATATAAATATACTGTTAATAGTGAGTATGCTGTACGAAAGTTTGTGAAACGTTTGCGTTCTGTGCATTTGTCTGGTGGGGAGGGGTATCGAGCTCTGAATTGGTTTAGAAAAAGATTTAAACCGAAGGAGTGCCGTTTATAGGAGGTTGGCATGTCAGATCTTGTTACTGGTATTGTGATGAAATGTAAGAAAAAAGATTATAAGAAAGGTCGTCCCTGGTGTATCTATAAGCACGATCCAAAGGATCCGTCTAAACCTTTGAATCCTCAACCTAAAGGTTGGCCGAAGCATTACAAAACTAAAAAGGATGCTGAATACGGACTAAAAATGATGAAGACGTTTGGGTCTGTTGTCAATGCTTTGCGCAATAGAGGAGAGACGTGTTTATCTTCTAAACTGGAAGACGTGTTAAATGAATGACGGATGAGTGATATGATTGCTCTTAGTAAATTTGATAAAATAATAGCTAAAGCTTATAACGACTTACGGAGAGATATAGAAGCGTCGAAGATAATAATAAGATCTGCAGGAGATTCCATAATAAAGGACACAAAAAGAAAGGTCGAAAAGCTTCTTTTAAGCCTCGATAAATTTTCCGAAAAGTTAAGAAAATTAAAAGAAGCTTATACATCAGACAAACATTCCAAGGCTGTTTCTTCATCGTATATAGGCTCTGCACGTCGCATCGAGAAACCGAAGATACCTTCTCCAAAAGCTCCTAAAAGCGTAAAATTACGGCAAGCTGACAGAAATTTCCGTATAATGGAGACGTACAGACAGTACGCTAAGGAGCTTATGGATATAGAGGAAAGGTTGTCTAAGATTCCCAAAAGAAGTGTAAGATCTGTCATACCGAGTATAAAAGCAGCTAGGATTAAATTCAATAAGATATTTCAGCAAGCTCGTGACGCCTTAGAAGCGATAGCGAAAACAGTAGTCCCCAAAAACCTAATAAATGCGGGCAATTACGTAAGGAAAGAAATCCTTAAGAGGGCTATACAGAAGAAAATAAAGGTAAAAGTTGAAAGAGCTATTGTTCGGCTACCTGATAAGAAAGACGTGATCTGTGCTTGTTATGTAATAGTTGAGGGAGCTAAAGATATCAATAAAGAGGATGTCGACGTGTATATTAGCCTATGGTGCGTTGTAGATTTGAACGATATGGTGTTCTCTGAGATGAGAGCCCGCATCGATTCTGAGTACGTAATTCCTACGATGCTGAAGTCCGAACTTAGATTGAAAGCTAAGGATCGAGCTAAGTTGATGAAGTTTATCGAGAGAGACCTTTCCAGGATGGGTATCCCTTTACTTAAACCTATGAGCATAGAGGTGGACAAAGAAGCTTACAGGAAGGAAGGATTCATTCCAGAAAATATAACTGTTAAAGATAATACTATAACTGTTATAGAATCTGCAGACAAATGTATATTCAATCCTGACGATCCTGTTGGTAAATGGAAACTTAGAAAAAGCTATCTGATAGATTTATATGTCGCTACTATGAAGGCTGCTGGGATACCTTTCACCAAAAATCCTGTTAAGAGTGTTGGTAGGATCCTTTTCCGAAGACCAAAACTGAACAAGGCGAAAAGAGAAGTAACATTTAAGATGGAGATATTGCCTGTCGGACTGACAAAAGATGAGGTTAGGGAAGCCTACTTCAGAAGACTGAAAATCTCCAAAAACGAAGCGGATTTCAGCGAGAAGGTAGGAAATGAGGTTGCACCTGTAATTAAAGTGAGGTTGAAGAAAAAATGATGGAATCTATAATTGCTGAAGTAAAGTCTATAGACTATAATTTTGGAACGGAGATAGAAGGAATCGTTAAAAATAGAAAGATATTATTAGAGCTGAGGAAAAGTGACAGGAAGCGTCAACAAGCGAATCGTGAAGTTATACACTGGTTTCTGTTGGATAAACTTATCGACAGACCTGCAGACATTACTAAGTTTAAGAAGACTATTAGAGTTGCTATGAAGAAAGGAAGACGTGTACCCCTCAGTTTATATGCAGATCTTCTGTCATTACTTGATGATAAGGAGCTGGCTTCGCTATTTGTAATCCTAAATCGTAGGATTCCAGACTGGCTTGCAGATAAGGATAAGGAGATAAAGGTAGCTGCTAGGGTATATGCTAAGATGACTCCCCTGCAGCGTAGAAAAATATCTGAGTCTTTGAAGAAGTATTGGAGGAAGGTAAGAAAGGGAGGGAGAAAGCTAAAAGAGAGCAGACTTGCAGAGCTTCTACGAGAGAAAGCTTCGGAGATTGATCCTATGTATTTTGTTTCTCTCCTGGTCTAAAGAGGCATTATTATGAGTAAACGAGTGATCTACAGAGGAAAATCGTATATATTTAAACAGTCCTTTCTTGATAAGAATGGGAATCCATTAGAACCTGCTGACGATACTTATCCTAGGTATTCTATTTACGATATAAACAATTCTGAAGTTGAAGTAGGAACGGGAAAGCCTTCTAATAAGCCTGGATGGTATGCTATTGATTTTGTTGCCCCGGATAATGCTCTTCTCAGTACTGACGACTGTAGCTGGAGAATAGAATGGTTGTTTGTAGATAAAGAAGGGAATCACTATCTTAAGGTCGAGGATTTTGATCTTGTAGACGAGACTATATCTGCAGCCGATGAAATTTCTCAGCAGTTCATATTTTTAGCTAATAAAGACAATAAACTAATAATAAGACTATTTTCTGAACCCTTTCTTATTAGATTAACGATATATGACGAAGCAGGATCTCCTACGTCTGTTGAAAATGTTGAGCATCCAGGTAATAAAATTGATAAGATAAGAGATGGCGACAGCTATCTTTACAGCTATACGATCCGTGCAGGAACATTTGAAGAGGGACAGACCTACAGCGCTATGTGGGAAATATACGAGAACCCTGATAGTACTCCTGACTATATATGGCAAAAGATTGTTGCAGTCCACTGGAAAGTACTGAGGCTCATCCCAGACCTAAGAATGCTAATAGACAAGATTCAGAAAAAGCAGGGAACTGTTCAGGCTTACAGTGATGCAGATTTGACCAATTACATAGAACAAGGACTGAGAATGCTTAACGGCTGGCATCCAGTTACTTCATACACCTACAGCACTTTGCCCGATCAGTTGTTCATATTTTTGCTCTTGTTTTCTGCGTGGTATGCACTCAACTCACAATATATGCTGGAAGTCGATTCTGCGTTTTCCTTTGGAGGACAGACGGTAACTTTAGATTATGATAGGACTGGTGGTATTGAATCTGAAATTGGAAGATTGATGGAGTTCATAACGGAGCATCTGACCCGAGCAAAAACGGCCGTTTTACGAGGACGGTCATTGGGAATTGTGAGTGTTCGTCCTTATAGAGGTTGCCAGCCTGTCGTTAGATGGGCTACATCTGGCGTAGGAATGAATTTATCTCTTACAAAACAACTAGCATCTATCTTTGACTGGTATTAAGAAGATAACTTTCGGGAGATACAATGATTACTGTTACTTTAAACCCAGAACAGTTTGAACCAGGAGGTGTCTGGTACGGAATCCCAAAGTCTAAGGTCAAGATACCTCTTGGAGTTGAGGGAGCTGTTGAGTACGGGCAAAATAGATTCTACACTATAGAAGGTAAGGTAATAGATTCCATAGACTATGACGGTCTTAGGATTGCAGACTACGTGTGGCATAGTCTTGCAGGAATAAAAATACGTTTAGGACTCTTGGTTCAGAAGGGACTCATCTGCGTTTCTCATAACGGAAGTCCATGTATGAGTCCTTGGGACGTGGTATATTCTTCATTAAGTTCGAGCTCTTCATCGATGTCAAGCTCAAGTTCTTCAAGTAGCTCGAGCTCATCAAGTTTTAGTAGTTCTAGTTCGAGCAGCTCTAGCTCCAGTAGCTCTTATAGCAGTTCTTCGAGTTCGTCCAGTAGTTCTAGTTTTTCAAGTTCGTCAAGTTCCAGCAGTTCTAATAGTAGCTCTAGTAGTAGCTCTTCAAGTTCAAGCAGTAGATCCAGTAGTAGTTCTCTCAGTTCGAGCAGTTCTTCCAGCTCTAGTAGTTCTAGCTCCAGTTCACTGTCTAGTAGTTCAAGTTCTTATAGCAGTTCTAGTTCCAGTTCTTCTTCCAGAAGCTCTAGCAGTTCCAAAAGTTCCAGTTCCTCTTCTTCGTCAAGAAGCTCTAGTTCTGAATCAAGCAGTTCTTCAAGCGTCAGTAGCTCCAGCAGGTCGAGCTCGTCCAGGAGCAGCAGTTCAAGTAGCATAGTTCCTATCACTGTAAATGCTACTCTGTACGATAGCGAGCTCAATCCGATAGGGACGTTTACTTCTGATCCCTATTACGGTGTTCCAGACGGACAGTTACATGAGATCACCTTTAGTAATGCTACTTACGACAATAATCAAGTATATACTATCAAGTTTACATCTGAGCATCCGAAGATACCTCCGTGTCAGGATTATGTAGACGTTAATTTCAACACTGCCAGCGATATACGCTATGCGTATGATCCTTACAGTACTCATTGGCTAGCTTTAGATTTGGTCTTCTCAAGGCAACTTCTCAGTGTAAAAATGAAGTTATGTCCCTGATTGGGAGATGAATAATGTCGAAAAACTATAATTGTACAAATGATTTTAACAACACAGGATCTCTGGAAGGGACGGATGTAAATATATACGTCGCTTATCTTCAGGCTGTCATCACACTACCCTTTAAACCTCCTGAATGGTCGATGCTCGAGTGGACACAGAACAGATATAACTTAGGCGTATCTGCTGAAAAATACATCCCTACTACTATTACTAATCTGCCTGTTCTTGACTGTAGTGACTATTACGATTCAGGGGAGCTAAATGGTATAAATGTGAATATATTTACCGCTTATCTACTTGCTGTTTCCACTCAGGCTTTCAAACCTCCTGACTGGTCAATGCTTGAATGGACACAAAACAGGTATGATCTTGGCGTCGCTGTAGAGAAATATGTCCCCGTTGTCATTACAAGACTTCCTAATCTGTACCCGAGCAGTTCGAGTTCCAGTCACAGCTATTCCAGTTCTAGCAGTAGTCTGTCCAGTTCGAGTTCTAGCAGCTCACTTTCTGTGAGCTCTAGTAGTTCCAGCAGTTCATTTTCACTAAGTTCTAGCAGCTCATATTCCAATAGTTCGTCTTCAAGTAGTTCTTCTAGTTCTCTGTCTATTAGTTCTAGCAGTTCATTTAGTTTGAGCAGCTCGTCAAGCTGTAGTGTAAGCAGTAGCTCCTCAAGTTCGTTATCTAGTAGCTCTTCTAGCTCCCTGTCGAGCAGTTCAAGCAGTTCCCTTAGCTCTAGTAGTTCCAGTTCCAGTTCTTCTTCCAGTTCAAGTTCTAGCAGTTCGTTCAGCTCTTCGAGCTCAAGTTCAAGTTCTTCTGTCAGTTCTAGTTCTAGCTCTTCTTTCAGCTCCAGTTCCAGCAGTTCAAGTTCATCTCTAAGTTCGAGCTCAAGTAGCTCAAAAAGCAGCAGCTCTTCAAGTTCATTGTCTAGTAGTTCTTCCAGTTCCTTATCTAGCAGTTCGAGCTCTTCGTCAAGTAGCTCAAGTTCCTCATTCAGCTCCAGTTCCAGTTCTTCACTTAGTAGCTCTTCGAGTTCATCCTTAAGCTCGAGTTCAAGCTACAGCTTATCCTCTAGCAGCTCCAGCAGTTCTAGTTCAAACTCGTCGTCAAGTAGTTCTAGCAGTTCGTATTCTACCTCAAGTAGTTCCAGTAGCAGTTATTCCCTTAGTTCGAGTAGTAGCAGTAGTAGCTCACGTTCTTCGTCCAGCCGTTCCTCCTCATCATCGAGCCGATCTTCTTCCTCTAAAAGCTCAAGTAGTACTTCTGTCAGTTCAAGTTCCAGCAGTCTTCAACCAATCTTTGTGATCGCTAAGCTTCTGGATAGTAACTTAGACGAAATAGCTACGTTTACTTCCGACCCGTACTACGGAGTACCAGATAATCAATACCATGACATAACATTTACAAATGCTACCTATTCTAGTGAGCAGGTCTATGCTATAGACTTCCTTTCTGAACATCCACATATACCACCTTGTCAGAACGCAGTTACCACATATTTTAACACTGGAACTATTTCTTCTATGTATGACAGCTTCAGTACGTATTGGTTAAGCGATACGCTGATATTCTCTACTCAGTTGGAAAAAATAAATATGAAATTATGTCCGTAATGAATTAGGAGGTACAAGTGACTAAAGAAACTAAACTGTTTAATTCTTTAAATGCGAATGACAGAAAAAGACTAAGAATCTATGAGGATGAAATAAACGAAGTCGGTAAAATGTACAAGGACGCATTTTTAGATGTTGCATTGCAACGTTCTATTAACGAAGAAGCATTAATGGAACTTGAGGACCGAATGGAAGCCATGCGACGTTCAGCGTCAAGAAAACTTGGGAGAGTCGCTAAAATATGGCCAAAGATTCCTGATTATGCTTTTGAGACCTTTCATGTAAGACTCATTAAGTCTATGAGAGATTGAGGTGTTCCGATGAAGGATAGCTTGTCTAGAAAAATTTGTAGCACATCGCTTTGGTCTCTTGAAGGGGATGAAATGAAGACGATCATTCTACAGTTGGAAGCAAAGGGACACAAAGATTTGGCTAATGAGATAAAAGCAATTCAAGGGTTGCCGCTTAGACACACTATTATCGATAGAGGACGGGATAGAACGTCTGGTCTTCAAAAGTTTCGGAACTTATTAAAAAAGAAGTTAGGTAAGGATTATGAGGTTACACTTGATATCGTTATTAGAGATATAATATAGGATAAATGAAACGATTGTTGAAAACTATTGGGGGAAGTTCTTAAGGTGTGAGTGAAACTGAAGTGTAATGAGAGATTGAGGTGTTCCGATGAAAGACAGTTTGTTTAGAAAATTCTGTAATACGTTACCTGTATGGACGAAGAGTTTTGATAAGTTATACAACACAACACGATATCTTAGTGATTTACTGAAACGTGGAGGTTATGCGTCAGGTAGTCGTGAGTTGAAGACCATCAGGAAAATTCTTGAGGATATGGATAAAATTGAAGATACAATGCATCTACTTGTAAGGTCTGTGGAAATAAATCAAGGTAAGCGTTGTCGTGACTTGCAGTAAAGGTGAATCACAAAAACTTAATTTTTGACTACGGGCAAGTTAAGTGAATACGATGAACATAGGAGATATCATGAGAATAGATATAGTTCGCGATATTGACCTTATTATAGATAGAATATTGGGAAAAGAATTCAAGAGAGTAGAGCGAGCGTACCTTAAGAAGGGTGCGATTGGTCAGATTATAGAGTTGCTAGAGGCTGACTATGCAGAAGCTGAGGAAGATTTGGAATTGAAACTGGAAAATGAAGATTTGATAGACAGTAAAGAAGGAGAAGTATTCTATGCAGCATCATCTCTTATGCAGGAAGCCATTGACACTTTTAAAGAACTTGATAATAAGCTTGACAAAGCACTATCTCTCGTAAATAAAGCTATAAAGAAATATAAGCTTTTAAGGAAAGTAGTTAGTAAAGATGAGAAGACGTCACCTCTAAGGTACTAGAGGTGTACTTGCCCGTCAGGGGAATAAGTATTAAGCAGTAGGACTAAGTATAGTAAGATTAATAATATCAGATAAGAAAAAGAAGTTTGTGATGAGGAGTAAAGTGAGAAGATATCGTTGTGAAGTGTTGGGTGAGACAAGGGAGATGGTAGCTGAAATGGCTGAAGACATTATGAAGCGCTTGGATGAAATAGAGGAAATAGAAGGTGATATTGAGTCAGAATTAGATGATATGGGTTTACTGAAAGCTAATGAAGGAAGAGTATTTTATAAAATGTCATCCTTTATGGATAAAGCCAGAGCCACGTTGAAAAGATTCTTGAAGATAATATGAACATAGTAGAAATATATATTTTAAACTGTGAGTCCTCTACTCCTAAGAGGAGACCGCTTTGTAGAATGCTCAGCAAAACAAATGCTGGATTGGATAAAATTGGGGAGGATGTAGAACGCTTCAGGAAAGCTGCGTTAAGAATAGAAGGTCGGCTGAAGTAATCTAAAGTAAGGGAATAGTAGAGGTGTCAAGTACCTTGTATATAGACTGAATAACTAGATTAGTCGGTTACTATGCCTAACTATAATTGTACCAACGATTTTGACAATTCTGGTGTTCTAGACGGGATAGACGTTGATATCTATTCTGCTTATCTACTTGCTGTTTCCACTCAGGCTTTCAAACCTCCTGGATGGTCAATGCTTGAATGGACACAAAACAGGTATGATCTTGGCGTCGCTAATGGAAAATATCTTCCAGCTACCATAGTCAGCCTACCTGTTCTTGACTGTAGTGACTATTATGATTCAGGGGAGCTGAACGCTATAAATGTCAATATTTTTTCGGCCTATCTCCAAGCCGTAGCTACCCAGGAATTCAAACCTCCTGACTGGTCAATGCTTGAATGGACACAGAACAGATATGATTTGGGAGTAGCTTCTGGCAAGTATGCAGCAGTGACTATTACAAGGCTCCCCAATCTTGAACCTAGTAGTTCAAGTTCTAGCTCTTCAAGTTTGAGCAGTTCAAGTAGTTCGTCCAGCCTTAGCAGTTCATCAAGTTCAAGTTCGTCTAGTTTCAGTAGTTCAAGCAGCTCTTCTTTAAGTAGTTCAAGCTCTTTCAGTTTAAGCAGTTCAAGTTCGTCTAGTTTCAGTAGTTCAAGCAGCTCTTCTTTAAGTAGTTCAAGCTCTTTCAGTTTAAGCAGTTCAAGCAGTTTTAGTCTCAGCTCCTCCAGCTTTTCGAGTTCTTCTAGTAGTCTTAGCGATTCGAGTAGTTCGAGCTCTAGCCTTTTGCCTATAGTTGTGACGGCAATTTTGTTAGATGAAAAGATGAAGGAAATAGCTATATTTGATTCTGACCCTTACTATGGCATCCCTGACGGGTTGAATCATGACATTATTTTCAAAGGTGAATATTCTGCTAATGTTGTTGTTGCTATAGCTTTCAAGTCTGAGCATCCGCATCCACCTCCTTGTCAGAAAGCTATCACTGCTAGGTTTGATACAGGCGAAATCACTTTATTTTACGAGGAAAGCGAGAAATTATGGATGTGTGAAGACCCCGTGAAATCGTCGCTGTTAGATTCAATTAATATGAAGCTTTGTTAGTGAAGACTAGCCGTGCCTAATTATAATTGTACTAATGATTTCGACAACTCTGGGGCTCTGGACGGAATTGATGTTAATATTTACACTGCTTATCTTCTGGCTGTTGGAACAATCCAATTCAAGCCTCCTTCTTGGAGTATGCTTGAATGGACACAAAACAGATACGATATTGGAGTAGCTAGTGGTAAATATGAAGAAGCTACCATAGTCAGCCTGCCTGTTCTTGACTGTAGTGACTATTATGATTCGGGAGAACTAAATGGTATAAATGTGAATATATTCACTGCCTATTTGCTTGCAGTATCCACTGAAGCCTTCAAACCTCCCGATTGGTCAATGCTCGAATGGACACAGAACAGGTATGATCTGGGAGTAGCCTCTGGTAAATATACAGCGGTAACTATTACAAGGTTACCTAATCTTTACCCAAGTGTCTCTAGTTCTAGTTCCAGCTCAGCTTCTGTTTCCAGCAGCTCTTCCAGCGTATCGTCAAGCTCCTCGAGCAGATCTTCTTCTAGTCTTAGTTATTCGTCCAGTAGCTCATCAAGTTCGTCGGGATCGTTCTCGTATTCTTCTAGTTCGAGAAGCTCTTCGAGCTCTAGTTCCAGCTCCTCTTCAAGCTTATCTAGTAGTAGTTCTTATTCAAGCAGCAGTTCCTACAGCATCTCTTCGTCCAGTTCTTCTTCTAGCTCCGAAAGCAGTTCAAGTTCTTCAAGCTCAGTCAGTTCATCTAGCAGTTCTATCAGCTCTAGTTCCAGCAGTTCATTATCTTCAAGCAGTTCTTCTAGCTCATCGTTAAGTTCAAGCTCATCTATTAGTATTTCTTCAAGTTCGAGTAGCTCTTCTGTAAGTAGTAGCTCAAGTTCTTGTTATTCCAGCTCTAGTTCTATGTCTAGTAGCAGTTCGAGTTCTTCAATCTCAAGTAGCTCATCTAGTATTTCTAGTAGTTCGTCTTTCTCTTTGTCATTGAGCAGTTCTTCAAGTCTATCAAGTTCCAGCTTTAGTAGTTTAAGCTCATCAAGCAGCTCGTTCTCTATTGTTAGTTCTAGTTCTAGCAGTTCATACAGCCAGTCGTCAAGTTCTTCATCGAGTTCACTCTCGATCAGTTCTTCTGTATCTATAAGTTCGAGTAGTTCTAGTTCCTCTTTAAGTAGTTCATCCTCTAGCATTTCCAGTTCGTCAAGTTTTTCTATAAGTTCGTCAAGTAGTTCATCTGTTAGTACTTCATTCAGCAGTTCATTGTCTTCAAGCATCTCGTCTTCATCGTCGATATCTGTATCAAGTTCAAGTTCATATAGCATATCAATCAGTAGTAGCAGTAGCTCTTCATTTGTAAGCAGTTCTAGTTCCAGCAGCTCTAGCTCCTCAAGTTACTCCTCTTCGAGTTCCATTAGTTCGAGCAGTTTATCTCTTAGCAGCTCCAGTAGTTCGAGCAGTTTATCTCTTAGCAGCTCCAGTAGTTCAAGTTTCAGTAGTTCAAGCATCTCGAGCGGTTCGTCAAGTTCTTCTAGTTCTCGTAGTAGTTCAAGTTCCTCATCCTGGTCTAGCAGTTCTTATTCGTTTAGTTCGAGTTCTAGTTACAGTTCTTCGTCTATGTCCAGTTCGAGCAGTTCCAGTTTGTCATCTAGCAGCAGCTACAGTTCATCCCTAAGCTCTAGTTCCAGCAGTTCAGGAAGCAGTAGTTCGTCAAGTTCCCCGTCTAGCAGTTCATCTTCGTCTAGCTCCTTTAGCAGTTCTTCTACCTCTAGCAGTTCTAGCTCTTCTTTAAGTAGCTCTTCTTTTAGCTTGTCGTCGAGCTCTTCTTCATTAAGCTCGTCGTCGAGTTTTTCTATGAGCTCTAGTAGCTCATCAAGTTATAGCTTTAGTAGCAGTTCCTCCAGTTCTTTATCTAGCAGTTCTAGTCACTCGTCTAGTAGTAGCTATTCGTCAAGTGGTCTTAGTAGTTCATCGTCTAGCAGTTTAAGCTCAAGTTCTTCTAGTAGCTGGTCTACCAGTTCTTCAAGTTCTTATAGTTCGAGTTCCAGTTCAAGTAGCTCAATTTCCAGTTCTAGTTCTTCATCAATCAGTTCCAGTTCATCCAGTTCGTCGAGCTATTCTAGTAGTAGTTCATCTTCATACTCTTCCAGTTCAAGTTCCTCGCTGAGTTCTAGTAGTATGTCATCTAGCAGTAGTTCTTCTATAAGTAGTAGTTCAAGCAGTTCGTCATCTATTTCTACTAGCAGTTCCAGTTCAAGTAGCTTGTCTAGTTCGTCTAGTTCCAGTTCCAGTATATCTAGTTCATCCAGTTCTTCAATTTCAATTTCATCATCATCATCATCGTCTATCAGTTCTAGCTCCTCTTCGAGCAGTAATAGTTCTTCGAGTTTATCTAGTAGTAGTTCTTCCAGCTTGTCGAGTTCCAGTTCCAGTTCACTTTCCTTGTCAAGCTCTTCTTCTAGTTCTTCATACAGCTCTAGCTCGTCGAGTTCATCTTTAAGTAGCAGTTCTAGTTCTTCTATCAGTAGCTGCTCCAGTTCGAGCAGTTCTTCGTCGTCGATAAGCTCTTCGAGTTCCAGCAGTTTTTCCAGTTCATCTTCTGGGTCTAGTAGCTCTAGTTCGTCCTTTAGTAGCAGTTCTTCTTCTAGCTCGTCGTTAAGTTCTTCCAGTAGTTCTTCTAACTCCAGTTCCTCTTCAAGTTCAAGTTTATCGTCATCGTCTAGCTATTCACAAAGTAGCTCGTCGTCGAGTTCATATAGCTCGTCATCTCTAAGTTCTAGTTCGAGCAGTTCTTCGTCAGAATCTAGCAGTTCCAGTTCTTCCGTCAGTAGTAGTTCTAGCAGTTCATCCGTCAGCAGTAGCTCCAGTTCATCTTATAGCTCAAGTAGTTCTAGTTCCAGTTCAGTTAGTTCTAGTTCTAGCTTCAGTAGCTCCAGTAGTTTTTCCAGCTCTAGCTCGTCGTCGCAGTCCAGCAGTTCAAGTTTATCACTTAGTAGTAGTTCGTCTAGCTTCAGTAGTTCCAGTTCCAGTTCTTTGTCGTCAAGTTCTATTAGCTCTTCTTCGAGTTCGTCGATAAGCAGCAGTTCGACCAGCTCAAGCTCGAGTATCTCTTTAAGTAGCTCAAGTAGTTCTAGTTCCAGTCTTAGCAGTTCTAGCAGTTCGAGTTTAAGCAGTTCTAGCAGTTCCTCTAGTTCGTCGTCCATATCTAGCAGTTCCAGTTCTTCTTTCAGTAGTTCCAGTTCATCTCTTAGTAGCAGTTCTAGTTCTTCGTCCATCAGCTCCAGCAGTTCTAGTTCCAGCTCGTCGATTAGTAGCAGTAGCAGTTCGAGCAGTATTTCTAGTTCTAGCTCATCTTCGCTATCTAGTAGCTCAAGCAGTTCATCTCTTAGCAGTTCAAGTCTTAGTAGCTCAAGTTCTTCCAGTTTTAGCTCCAGTAGTTCAAGTCTTAGTAGCTCCAGTAGTTCTAGCTCCAGTTATAGCAGTTCCAGTTCTTCGAGTTTCAGTAGTTCCAGTTCTTCAAGTTTTAGTAGCTCTAGCAGTTCGAGCATTAGTTCGAGTAGTTCCAGTTCAAGTATTAGTAGTTCTAGTAGCTCCAGTTTTAGTAGTTCCAGTAGTTCAAGTCTTAGTAGTTCAAGCTCTTCCAGTTCGAGTAGTTCAAGCTTCAGCAGTTCAAGTTCTTCTAGTCTTAGCAGTTCAAGTTCTTCTAGTCTTAGCAGTTCCAGTAGTTCGTCTGTAAGCAGCTCTAGTAGTTCAAGTCTTAGCAGTTCAAGCAGTTCTAGTTCTAGTTCTAGCTTTAGTAGTTCAAGTAGTTCCTCTCTAAGCAGCTCTTCAAGTAGTTCGAGTAGTTCAAGCTTCAGCAGTTCCAGTAGTTCGTCTGTAAGTAGCTCTAGTAGTTCTAGTTCCAGTCTTTCGAGTTCTAGTTCTAGTTCGCTGTCGTCGAGTTCAAGTAGCTCTTCCATGAGCAGTTCAAGTTCTTCCAGTTTTAGTAGTTCAAGTTCTAGCAGCTCAAGTCTAAGCAGTTCGAGTAGTAGCTTTTCCTTAAGTAGCTCCAGTTCTTCTAGTTTGAGTAGCTCAAGTTCCAGCAGTTCCAGTTTTAGCAGTTCCAGCAGTTCCTCTATCAGCAGTTCAAGTTCTTCCAGTTTCAGTAGTTCCAGTTCTAGTCTTTCGAGTTCCAGTTCTAGCTCTCTATCGTCGAGTTCAAGTAGCTCTTCTATGAGTAGTTCGAGCTCTTCTAGTTTGAGCAGTTCCTCCATTAGTAGTTCCAGTAGTTCCAGCTCCATCAGTTCTAGCAGTTCTTCCTTTAGCTCCTCTAGCAGCTTGAGCAGTTCAAGTTCTTCCAGCTTTAGCAGCTCTAGCAGTTCGTCAAGTTTTAGCTCCTCTTCTTTGTCCAGCAGTTCTAGTTCATCTATCAGTAGTAGCTCTATTTCTAGTTCAAGTTCTAGTTCTTCTTCAAGCTTGAGTTCTAGTAGTTCGAGTTCTTTATCTAGTTCCAGTTCTTCGTCCAGTAGCAGTTCTAGTTCTAACTCTTCTTCAAGTTCTAGTTTTTCTCTTAGTAGTTCATCAAGTTCATCTTTAAGTTCGAGCTCGTCGAGCTTAAGTCTAAGTTCAAGCTCCTCTTCAAGCTCTAGCTTTTCTATCAGCAGTAGTTCACGCAGTTCAAGTTCTTCGTCAAGTTCAAGTTTCTCTCTTAGCAGTTCTTCCAGTATGCCCCCTGAAAACTGGAGAGTATATGGTAACCCAGAAGGTGCTGTAGATTGGGATGATCCTGGTATAGATAGCGATTTTGAAGACTTGATTGTAGACGAACTTGCAAGACTCGCATTTGATCCAGATGAGAATCAAACCGCTGGAACGTGGCGCACCGTATTCAATAGCGGTATAGTTGATTGTAAGTGGGGAGAGTGTTGGTGGGACGGAGATAAGGACGATGATACAGAGTTCCACGTTAAGTTTAGAACAGCGAATCAGCGTGAAGACCTTGATAGTGCTGCATGGACAGACCTTATTGAGTTGGATAACGGTGAAGAAAATGCTGAAGACAGCAATGCAGAAGACGGTAAGTATATAGAGATACGGATAGAACTAAACAGACTTCATGAAGGTCTTACTATCGCTGTGGATGAATTTCATTTACAATTCTTCGGAGAATATGTAAGCGTAAGTTCTAGCTCCAGCTCCAGCAGCTCGAGTAGAAGCAGTTCCAGCTCTTCAGAAAGCTCCAGTAGTGAGTCTAGCTCGAGTTCTTCTTATAGTTATAGCTCAAGTTCGAGTTCTTCCAGTTCTTTCAGTCATTCGAGCTCTTCCAGTTCCCTCTCTAGCAGTTCTTGCTCATCCTCAAGCAAGAGTTCCAGATCATCCAGCTCGTCAAATTCAACTAGTTCTTCTTCAAGTAGCTCAAGCTCTTCGAGCAGCTTTAGTGCAAGTAGTTCAAGCTCTTCTAGTTCTATTGTTTCAAGCTCTAGCTCGAGTTCTAGTGAAAGCAGTTCCAGTTCGTCAAGTTCAAGTAGTTCTTACAGCAGCTCCTCAAGCTCTTTAAGTTCTAGTTCAAGTTCTTCGTCGAGAAGTTCAAGTAGTTTCAGTTTTAGTTCGTCTAGTAGCTCAAGTAGTAGTAGCTCAAGCTCCAAGTCTTCATCTGCTGGGTTTAACAATTTCGGGTTTGGTTATTTCTACTACGGTCTGCCTATTCCTGGCATAGTCGATTCTTCTCAGAAGACGACGTCTGGCTTCAACTATTTTAATTACGGTTTACCCTTCAATACTATATGTTAAGCATAGGTGAACAATTATGGCTACTTGGTATATAGACTACGAAAACGGTGACGATTCCAACGGTGGAACATCTTGGTCGGATGCGTGGAAGAGCTTGGAGATGGCAACTACCGCCAATGGAGTATCTCCAGGGGATACTGTAAAAATAGCAAAGTCTCCCGATCCCGTCAGTATAGGAGATGCTACGTGGACAGATAATTCCGATACAGTAACGCTTGCGTCTGCTAAGACTGCCGAAATCGATAATTGTGAGACTGCATGGACTCCAGCTGCAAACGTGACTCAATATAACGAAACCACGAACAGGAAACAAGGTTCATACTCGAGAGAGCTAAGGGTTGCTAGCGGTCACACAGGAGGGAGGATTGCTTATAAAACATTTTCGGCAAAAGATTTGTCTGCTTATTCTAAAATATGTTGCTGGATAAGACCAAACGGTGAAATAGCTGCAAACCGTTTATCGATTAGGCTCTATCAAGATTCGTCTCTTACTACTGAAGATTGTAGAATCACTATTCCATTTAAACTAAAAAAAGACAAATGGCATCCAATTTCATTGGAAATTGACGGTGGTGGTAACATTGGATCTAACATTGAAGCTGTGGAGCTATACGCAGAAGCAGATATAGGATCTGTATATATCTGGATAGATCATATCTTCGCTGCTAATGATTTGACCCTCACTTCACTAATATCAAAAAATACAGCTAATGAACCCTGGTTTACAATCAACACCATCGAAGGAACGACTGTTAAATTAGGCAGGGTTTTGGACAACGGAACGAAGACTAGGAAATACGGGGGAACTACTGAAACGGTAACTACGTATGTAAGAGAGCCGATTAGGCTAGATGACAGTGATCTGTCAAGCAGTCCTGTATTTGCAATTGATGTGTCAGGATCGTCTGGTAATTTGGTCCATTTTGTAGGTGGGTATAATACGACGACAGATTCACGAGACGGATATACCTTTTTTGATGGTATAAATGCGTCCGTAGACTGTATTTCAATCAATTCTAAAACATATTTGAAGTTCAGTTATATCGGTTTGTGTAGGTTTAACTATGGAATGACATGGCTGTATGCAGACAATTGTGAGCTCGAGAAATACTACTCCGCATCAAGCGTTAATGGGTTTAGAATTCGATACTCTGATAATACTAAAGCTGATGACGTATATTCTTTTGCAGATAGTAATTCTGTGAATATTTATAACGACTCTAATGACCTGAACTGGAACAACATAAAGGTAGTTGACTGCACCACTTATGCTCTTAGGCATAAAGGTATGGGAGGCAGCATTAGCAATGTAACTTTACTGAGTTATGCAGGATCGTATGGCGTTTGCTTTGACGTTTCGAAAGGGGGAGTCACATTAAACGGCCTCTCTTGTAGGAATTGTAAGGTGAACTTATATTTAAACGTAGCTAAGTGGTGTAGGTTTATTAACGTCGATATCGATAACAGTTCTGGGAACGGTATAAGGATAGATAGGGGATGGAATAATTATTTCAAAAATGTTGACATAAATACTGTAGGAGATAATGGCATCTTGTTAGACGGGTCTACAAACGCTCACGGTTGTTGCGACAATTATTTTGAAGATGTAACTATCGCTAATGCAGGCGATTACGCTGTTAGGGCAATAGTGGCATATAATAATAAGTTTAGTAACTTGGTTACATCTGGAAGCGGGATAGCTGCTATAAGAGCTGAGAATGCGGAAGTTCTGTTGGAGTATCCTTCTCTATCTGAGTCTACGGAATTCAGTGTTGCGTCGGATAATTCTGTGCCAGACCGTTGTTGTATTAGGTCTAGTCATCATAATCAAGTTGAAGGTGCACACAAAGCTCAATATATGAGGCTTACAGTTGAAAGCGAAGATTCTATTTACAGGACATCTGCTCCGTCTATTAAGTTTACTCCTACTGTAAATGGTAGGTTTCATACTATTGAACCGTTCTTGATTCCAGTTGATGCGAATGTTGAGATTACTATAACAGTATGGTCTAGGTGGGATTCTTCAACTCCACTGGAGGCTTCAGAGAAACCGAGATTGGTGGTCCGAGGATGTGGAGTAAGTGGGCAGGATCAGAATACGAGCGCTTCTGGTGTTTGGGAACAGTTGACAGTTACTTTAACTCCCTCGAGAAAAGGTACTTTGGAATGCTTTTTAGAAGTCCAAAAAGGGACTGACGATACAACGATATATTTTGATGATTTGGAATGGACAACAACATAAGTTTGTAAAACTAATAACTTTAGGAGTAGGAGGTTAAAATGATGGAAGGATTGTATGAAAAGGTGCAAGCAAAATTAAACAAAGTCGGTTATAGAGGAGATATGTTTATTGCCGATTATAGACCTTTGACTAGGAGAACGGCTCACTTGCTAATAGGCTATACCGACGTATTAGGAGAGCCAACTAAAGAAGATGTATCGAATTTCGTATTTAAAACCTTTGAAGGAAAGTTATCTCCTCACGTGGAAACGGCTCGAATACATAAGGACAAGAACGCTGTTACTGTTCTAGTCTCTATGAATACTCCTGTTCGTCCTATTGAGGATGCCAAAAATATGTGTGCAGTAGCTTCTACTTTGTATATCGACACTAAGATTCCATCTACTTGGGAAGTAATTGAGAGAAACGGGGTTAAGTTCCTATCTAAAGTGGAGAAGGATGATATAGATAGTATAATAAAAGCTCGTAGAAGCAGAATGCAAATGCGGTCATCATCTGGTCTATCGTTCGATAGACTGGCTTCTGCTGGGATTATTGCAGCAGTCCCTGAAGTTGGAGATACGGTGAGGTTCTTCAAAGACGACGTCATCCAACAAGGAGTAGTCAAGAATATAGGAGAGAAAACTGCTTCTATTCAGGTTGGGAGGAAAGTTGTCAAGGTAGATCGCAACGCTATTTTTGACATCGTTAAGCTCGGATCCCAGTCCGAGAGGAAGAAACTCAAAGAGATGTACGAGGTCTATAAAAATATTTGGGGGAAAGATTTTGCCGATAAATTATTACCTCATGTAGGAGTTTAAACTTTGGCTAAGCAAAGGAAGAAGCAAAACGTAGTTGTAGATCTTACAAAAATTCAGAAAATAACTGATAGACTGAAAAATTCAAAAGTAGAAAATGTAGATATAGTTTCTAAAGGATTAAAAGATTCTTCCTCCTACGAGGATGCGACGAGGACGATGTTGAAGATGGTACTAAGTGCTATAACCTTAGCGGAGGCTAGATATAAACAGAATAGCACTGACAGGAATGCTTATGCTCTCAACACGCTCGTAGATGCTGCTAGGAATCTGATGGCAGAACTGGAAACTCGTAGTGCGAGGAAAAAGGTTTTAGAAGTAGTAGAATCTATTGCCTCTAGTGAAAGCACTAACTTGATAAAGCAAGTTACTATGAGCGTGGATATGTTAAGGAAGTCTCTGTTGGAGTCTCTTTCTCCGAAAAAGCGGAAGCTTGTACAAGATTCTTTGAAGGTGTTCATGGAAGAGTTCGGAAAGGCATTGAAGACTTACTATGATAATCTGGTAGGGGAAATTTACAAACAAGTAAATTCGCTCAATATGGGAGGTAAAGTTAATGATTGAGATAGGAGATATCATTTCTAAATTGAAGTCTTGTGGTGAAGATACCTTTGCAAATGAACTTGAGACTATCATATCTGCTGGCTCTAAAGTGGTGCCGTCACCTAAAGACGTAGAAAAGATTAAAGCTATAAAAGAGAAGACTAAAAGAGATTACGAGACAGCAAAGAAATTGGCTACCATGTTGGCTGCTGAAATAAAGACTTCTGGAGCTGCTGCTAGACTGGCTAAAGCATCTCTCAAAGTTTATAGTGGTAAGATCGCTAACCGAATCCACGATATCTTCTGGAAGAGATACCAATGGCTTAAGCAAGTAGAAAAGTACGGCATTGGCGAATGAGACCCGTAGTCTCATAGTTACCTTATTATTAATCTATATTTATTGGGAGGCAAAGCAATGAACAAAGTTACAGCTAAGAGACTATATAATCAAATTCGTAAAATCGATAAAGTTCTTGCTGGGAGGTTTTTGGATACTCTTCCGATGGACTATTTGCCTTTTGTGCTCCCTACAAGATTTGGAAGAGGATTCGGAAGAGGTTTGGGGCTCAGAAGAGGAAGAGGACTGCGTCGGCCTGGTCCATTTGGTCTCGGTCCTGGTGGAACTTGTATTTGCCCAGAATGTGGATATACATGTGAGCACGATTGGGGAGTCCCTTGTTATACTATAACTTGCCCTAACTGCGGGAGCCCAATGACAAGAGACGTAAGTAACTTATGATGTTGGGTAGGAGATACATAATGAAGCCCCCGTCAATAGGAATATATCCTAACTATATTACCGAAAAGGGTAAAATAGTTTGGGATGAGATGATAAGGAAGCGGAAAAAAGACATACGTTCTGAATCCGATATAAAAAGACAGTGGGCAATAGCCCTTGTGCTCTATAAGCGGTCATGCCACAAAAGTCGTATAATGCCTTTTACGTCTCATCCCGCTTCTGGCGAGAAAGGTTTACAGCTAGATAAAGATTCTCTTGTAGAGATGATAGCATCTTCCAATAGAAAAGCTAATCATGAGGTGGAGAATTTCTTTAGAGATCTGGAAGATCACGCTCGAAAGCTGACTAGTCAGGTTTTCAATTCTGTGAAATACGATAACGGTCTATATACGATATTATTGCATAGGAAAATTTTTCTATCTAAGGACGTCCCGCCCTCATGGTTGTTTGCCTATTTGGTAGGGAAGCATCACTTCTTGCGATCTGATAGATCGGTAGTAAAGCCTGTAGACACGGTTTCTGATATAGTTGTTAAGGATGATACTAAGAATAAATATCAAGTGTTCGTCTATAATCGTATTAGACTGTCTCGCAATCAAGCTATAATACTCAGTGGGGCAGATGAGAGTTCTAATTCTGGTCAAATAGAAAAGTCGCTTAGTAGATTCTTCAGGTCTCTGATAAAGAAAGGGAAGCTTCCGAAGAGAAGGGAGCTAAAGAATTAACAAGATTTAATAGTTTTAGGAGGTATTAAATGAATACATTCACCAAGCTCCGTAATATGCTTCTTAGCGAAATTGATACGTTGAAGGGGGTTAGAGATGTTTCCGGCCGAAATCCTACCGACGTATTGTTGTCTATTAAGTTTGATGACGGTCATATTCATACTATCTTCCCGAAAGAAGATGTAGCTAGACAACTAGTGGAGTCTGCAGCTTCTGGTATAGACTACTCGCTTTCTGGGGCTGGAAGCCGTGATGACTTTAGAAGTAAAATACCTAACAGAATAATATTCCATAACAGACAGGCGATCGGCGATATTTTGATGATGACATGCGCAATAAGAGATTTCAAAAAAGCTTTCCCTGACGTCCGTGTTAAAGTTATGACTACTGCGATGCATATTTGGGACAATAATCCTTATTTAGATTGGACTCCGTGGGATAGGGAAGATATTATAGATTTCCATGATGCGTCACGGAATCAGGAAGCAATTGAGAAAGCAATAAAGGAAGATAAGGCAGCTGTCATCTACATAGGTCCTTCACGAGGTACTAATGAATCGAATAGAAGGGATCGCCATTTCGCCAATGCTTATAGATTATCTATTCAAGATAATCTTGGCATACATTTTGATCAGGGACCGATAAGACCTGATATTTGGCTGACCGAGGAAGAATATAACGCTCCTCCGTTAATAGAAGGTCATTACTGGATAATAGTAGCTGGAGAGAAAGGAGATTGGACTGCTAAAACATATCCATTTAATCGTTGGCAGACCGTAGTGGATGCCCTACCAGAGCTGACATTCGTTCAGATAGGTTCGAAGGCTCATAAGCATCCCTCCCTCAAAGGGAAAAATGTTATAAATATGGTAGGACAAACTGAAGGAAGAACTGACGGCATCAGAAAATTGTTTAACTTGTTCCTTAATGCCGACGGTTCTGCTGGTCTTGTATCTTTCCAGATGCATTTAGCTGGAGCTTTCAACAAGCCATGTGTGGTCGTTGCTGGAGCGAGAGAACCTGTATGGTTCACTCGCTATCCTGGACAGAGATACTTATCGACTGACGGTTGTTTACCTTGTACTGTAGATTCTAACGGAATGCCTACTGCTTGTTGGTATTGTTCTTTGGAAAGATGTCCTCATTTAGTCGAGGAGCCGAATTCCTCTATAAAGGCTCCTGCGTGTGTATCTATGATAACACCAGAACATATAGTAGACGCTATTAAAAGCTATTATAGAGGAGGGAGATTGTCTTTAACTGAGAATAAGAAGCAGGTATTCAGAAATATAGCAAAGGAGAAGCATGACTGCAGCACCTTGTTCGAGCCTATAGTCTCTGGTAAGAGTATAAGTGAGCTGCCTAGGAAATACGGAATGGAGTTCGGTGGAGGTTCTATTACCGACAAGGACTGGGAATTTATGCTACGGACGGTGAAGAAACATAATGTTAAAAGAGTTCTTGAATTTGGAGCAGGGCTTTCTACTTTACTAATGCTTGACGAAGGTCTAAATGTTACTACTTATGAAACGCAGGAAGCATGGATCAATAAAATAAAAGCTTTCAATCCTAAAGCTGACGTGAGGCTTTGGGATGGTAAGAATTTTCCAGATCCCATTAGCAAATATGATATGGTGTTCGTTGACGGTCCTGCTGGTGGAATTAATAGAGAAGTGTCTACTAAGATTGCCTCGGAATCTTCGGACATCGTCATAATACATGATGCTGGAAGAGAGTATGAACGGAAGTGGCAAGAGAAGTATATTAAGCCTACATTTAGAACACTTATTAAAGGAGGACATCGTTGTCATTTGTGGTTAAGAGATGCTATGCCTTCTGTAGTCGCCCCAGTAATAAAGAACACAAAAGGGTCTGTAAGAATATTGTTCAATGGTAGAGGGGATGGTGGTGCTGAAAGGTCTGTTACATGGATAGCAAATACTTTAGCCTCTGCAGGCTATGCCGTGACTTATCATTCTCCTACCGAAAAACCATGTGCTACGTTTCAATGGCATGGAAGCAAGTCCGTTAAATTCGAGCCTCTCGATAAAATATTTGATCCTTGTGATATTTTATTGTTCTATGTCAATGACTGGTGTTGGGAATTGGACAGTTCGAATCTCAGGAACTTTTTCAGTAAACCTCTCTCGGCTAAGAGAAAGGTAATGTGTTTAAATTATCATTTAGGGGGTGCTGGTAAGGCCGAATGGACAAGGAACTGGGACTTGTATTTATTTTTGAATTCTAAATTAGAGTCTGAGTTGCTTGCGAGGAATCCTGGAGTCAGAACAAAAGTTCTTGCTCCTCCTATCGCCAATCTTAGCGAGTTCTTCAAAATAAGGCCATCCTACAGCGGTAAGTTGAATATAGTAAGGCATAGTTCACAAGGAGATGCCAAGTATCCAAGGAAAAGCTTTAATCAAATGGTTAGTGCTATTTTAGCTAATCGGGAAGATGCTACCATATCATTGATGCCTGCTCCTTCGTTTCTTAAAATAAAGAATTCTCGATTGTTTGTGCATAAGCGAAATGAACCACCAGTTCCTGAATTTTTATCTAAAGGGAACTTGTTCTGGTATGTTTTGCCCGGGATCCCTTGGGATAAGGAGGAGGCTTCTTCTTCAAATCTTAAGCAATATACGGAAGGTGGTCCAAAAGTTATTATGGAGGCTATGGCTAGCGGTATTCCTCCGATAGCTCAAAATCACTCTGGAATGAAGGACAGGATAACTGACGAGACAGGGTGGCGTTGTGATCATTTTGAACAAATGTTGGAAGTGATCACCAATGTTACCTCACAGCTTTTAAGACAAAAAGGTGAGGCTGCTAGGGAGCGAGCGAGGAGCGAGTTTGTAGCAGAAAGATGGATAGAGATGATTCTGGATAACAAAGAATGGAATAAGCCATCAGGATGCAGACCGTGTCAGTCAAGGAGATAGCTTTATGAATTATGCCAAGATATTAAGAGAATTTAGCTCAATACAAAGTTCATATTCTCTACATAATTATGGAAAAGTATTTTATACTACTGTCCGTGCTCATAGACCTACTTTAGCTGTAGAACTGGGAGTTCTCAATGGATATAGTGCTTTACATATAGCTTTGTCTATGAAGCACAATCTTTATCTTTATGGATACGGGGGAACTATTCATTGTTATGATCTATGGGACAAGTATCCTTACAAGCACGGGAGCAAGTCAGAAGTTCAGGCTATTATCGATCGTTACGATCTTCAAGATTTTATGAAGTTGTATGAAGCTGACGCTTATGAAGTTTATAAGGATTACGATAACAACTCCGTTCATCTGTTGCATGTAGACATAAGTAACGACGGAAATACTGTAGAACGAATGATGGATTTATGGCACAACAAAATTGTGATGAATGGTATGATTATGTTTGAGGGAGGTTCTGAGGAGAGAGACAAAATAGAATGGATGGTAAAGTATAATAAAAAACCGATTGCTCCAGTTGTTAGATCTCATCCTGTGATTAGGAGATGCTATCTTTGGGGCATTTATAGGAAATTTCCCTCTTTAACTGTTCTAGTTAAGAAAAGAGAATAGTTTCTCTGGAGAATATAATGAGTGAAGATCACTATATACAAATAGAAATAGATTTAGTAACGGGTACAGGAACAAGATACGTCCGCCTTAAAGAAGGTGAAAGAAAGATATTTGAGTTCAATGTGACGGAATCCGGAGAAGCAGCTGATTTAATAGGATGCGACTTTACTTATATAATAGAAGACAAAGACGGCGTCGAGTGGGTAAGGGTGGAGGACTCTGATTTTGATAAATTAGAAGCTGATAAAGGTATAGTTCGTGCCTTAGTCCCACTCGACATTCCTGAAGGGAACTATGAGTCTGAGCTCGAAATTTATTTTCCTGACGGAGAAATTGACAAGTCTCAGGTAATAAGAATAGTTTTGGAAGAATCTGTTACTGGGCATAGTTCTAGTAGTTCTTCTTCGAGCAGTTCAAGTTCTTCTAGCTCCAGTTCAAGTTCCTCTAGCTCTTTAAGTTCAAGTTCCAGTTCGTCTAGCAGTAGCAGTTCAAGTTCAAGCTTCTCCAGTTCAAGTTCTAGCTCTAGCTCTAGTTCAAGTTCTTCATCAAGAAGCTCTAGCTCTTCAAGTTCCAGTAGTTCTTGGAGCTCCAGCTCCTCAAGTTCTAGCTCTTCATCATCAAGAAGTTCAAGTTCTTCTAGTAGCAGTAGTTCTAGTTCGTCCAGCTCCAGTTCGAGTTCCTCTAGTAGTAGTAGCTCTAGTTCGAGCAGGAGTTCTAGTTCTAGCTCAAGTTCTTGGAGTTCCAGCTCTTCAAGTTCCAGTTCTTCGTCGAGAAGCTCTAGTTCGAGCAGTAGGAGCAGCTCTAGTAGTTCCAGTAGTTCACGAAGTTCCAGTTCCAGTTCTCTTAGCTCTTCTTCAAGTTCTAGGAGCAGTAGCTCCAGTTCGAGTAGAAGTTCCAGTTCCAGCAGTTCCAGCTATAGCAGTAGTAGCTCAAGTTCCAGCTCTTCAAGTAGCTCACTTAGTTCCAGCTCTTCAAGTAGTTCGAGTTCTTATAGTTCTAGCTCTAGCAGTTCCAGTTTAAGCTCTAGTTCAAGTTCTAGCTCATCAAGTGTAAGCTCTTCAAGCAGTTCAGTCAGCTCTAGCTCCTCGAGTAGTCTCAGTAGTTCGTCCTCTAGCTCGCTAAGTTCCAGTAGTTCTAGTTCAGTTAGTTCCAGTTCTTCCAGCAGTTCTCTCAGCAGTTCCAGCAGTTCAAGTTCTTCGTTTAGTTCTAGCTCTTCTAGTAGTTCCTCAAGTTACAGCTCGTCTTCTACTTCCAGCAGTTCCAGCAGTTCCAGCTTGTCTATAAGTTCCAGCAGTTCCAGCTCTAGTTCGTCGAGCAGTTCTAGCAGTTCGCTCAGCTCCAGTTCTAGCTCTTATAGTTCCAGTTCAAGCTCGTCTTATGTTTGCGGTTCGGATTGCACACTTTATGCAGGCAATGAGGAACGAAAATACCAATGCTCTGCGTCATCTGAATATAGTTGGAGGTATTCTGCCCAGGAAGCCTTCAACGGTATATATACGGATTGCTGGATTAGTGCTGAGGATAATGGACCTAATCCAGACGGATCCTGCTATCTCCAGTTTGACTTCTTAGAAAAGAAGAAGATATGTTCTTTCAGAATGGCTCGTAGGGATCCAGCTACCTGCGAGAATTTTCCCAAGAATGTTTCTATATATGGAAGCGATTCTGGGCTTTTTACTGGGGAACAAGCATATCTCGGATCATTTCAGAACGACAATGTAAGTCCAGGTCAATGGGCTCAATGGCATTTCATTCCAGTTCCGCTATGGTTCAGATATTTTAGAATTGAAATTCATTCTATGTGGACAAGCGGATTCAGCGAGCCCTGGGTTGCTGTAAAAGAAGTCGAATTTTGTGAGTCTGTAGAAAGTAGCAGTAGCTCTTCAAGTTCAAGTTCTAGCTTCAGTAGCTCAAGTTCTAGTAGCTCTCTTAGTTTCAGCAGTTCCTCCAGCAGTCGTTCCAGCAGTTCCAGCAGTTCCATCTCTTCAAGTTCTTCCAGCTCCAGTAGCTCTCTCAGTTCTAGCTCTAGTAGTTCCTTGAGTTCTTCAAGCTCTAGTTCTAGCGTCTCATCGAGTTCTAGCTCAAGCTCTTCTATAAGTTCGTCAAGCTCAAGTTCTAGCAGTTCCAGTTCATTTAGCTTAAGTAGCTCAAGCTCTTCCAGTTCGTCTAGTAAGAGCAGTTCTAGCACTTCCAGTTCATCGAGTTTAAGCAGTTCAAGTTCAAGCAGTTCGTCAAGCTCGTCTAGCAGTTCCAGTTCTAGTTCTTCTAGCTCGAGTTCTTCAAGTTCATTCAGCTCTAGTTCTTCCAGCTCGTCTAGCTTTTCAAGCTCCAGTTCGTCTAGCTCTTCTACCGCTGGACTTGAGGGAGCATGGTATGAAGGAAGTCCTTTAAGAAAACATGAGTGCTCTGCTTCATCAGAGTATAGTTGGAGATACGTTGCCGAAGAAGCATTTAATGGAGGAGAAAGCGAAACAGGAGGAGACTGCTGGATTAGTGCTGAAGATAACGGACCTAGCCCAGACGGTTCTTGCTTTATCCAGTTCGACTTCGACGTTGATAGGAAGATAATGTTCCTGCAGATGGCTCGTAGGGATCCTGCGAATTCTGAGAACTTCCCTAAGGATATAAAAGTATATGGCAGTAAGACTGGAGAATTTGAGGGAGAGGAAGACTTCCTAGGTGCCTTCCAAAACGACGATGTTGCTCCAGGGGAATGGGCGAAGTGGCATGATATAAGCAGTCCATTCTTCTATAGCAGTTTACGTATAGAGATACATTCTATGTGGACGAGCGGTATAGAGGCTAACTGGGTCGCTGTAAAGGAGATCAGATTCATATTGGATTTAGAAAGCTCGTCCAGTTCTTCAAGTTCCAGCTCTTCCAGCTCGTCTAGCAGTTCCAGTTCTAGTTCTTCTAGCTCAAGTTCATCTAGTTCCAGTTCCTCGCTGTCTTCCAGCTCATCTAGTAGTTCCAGTTCAAGTTCTTCTAGTTCATCTAGTTCCTCAAGTTCAAGTTCAAGTTTCTCCTCAAGTTCAAGCTCATCTAGCTCCAGTTCTTCGCTCTCTTCTAGTTCCTCCAGTAGCTCGTCCAGTTCCTCAAGCTCAAGTTCAAGTCTTTCTTCAAGTTCAAGTTCCTCTAGCTCCAGTTCTTCACTCTCTTCTAGTTCCTCTAGCTCATCGTATTCGAGTTCTAGCAGTTCGAGTATTTCCAGCTCTTCAAGTTCCAGCAGTTCTAGCCTTAGCAGTTCTAGTAGTTCATCTCTAAGCTCGTCAAGCAGTTCCAGTTCATCTTCTAATAGTTCAAGCAGCTCAAGTTCTAAATCCTCTAGTTCCAGCTCAAGTTCGAGTTCTTCGTTAAGTTCTAGTTCAAGTTCTAGTTCTTCAAGCGTAAGTTCAAGTTCGAGTTCTTCGCTAAGTTCTAGTTCAAGTTCTAGTTCCTTGAGTTCAAGCTCTAGTAGCTCTAGTTTAAGTTCCAGTTCCAGTTCTAGCCTTTCTTCCAGTTCGAGTTCGAGTAGTTCTTCAAGTTTAAGCAGTAGCTCCTCCAGCAGTAATAGCAGCTCCTCCAGCAGTTACAGCAGTTCCAGCTCTTCCAGTAATAGCAGTTCTTCAAGTTCAAGTTCGAGCTTTTCTTTCAGTTCAAGTTCAAGTAGCTCTTCAAGTTCAATAAGCTCTAGTTCGAGCAGTTCAAGTAGTTCTTTAAGTTCGAGTTCCAGTAGTTCCAGCTCTTCAAGCTCTAGCAGTTCCAGTTCCTCATTAAGCTCCTCCAGCAGCTCCAGTTCATCTTCCAGAAGTTCCAGTTCTTCGATGACCGTATGTGGCGACGATATTAATGCAGTTCTTCTTATCCACTCAGATGATCCAGACGGCTCTACCGATTTTGAGGATAGTGGTAACGGTGAAGGTTGTCCTCATCCAATCACTGCTCATGGTAATGTTCATCACGAAACTGCGTATAAAAAATTCGGAGTATCGTCAATTCAGTTTGACGGTGACGGGGACTTCTTGACTTGTCCAGATTCATCTGCCTGGAATTTTGGTAGCGGACCGTTTACTTTTGATATTCAAGCTATGTTCCAGTCTTATTCTGTAGGTAGCGTCTACACTTTCTTCAGTCAAGGGACTAATGATAACAATAGGTGGGTTTGGGAGATCGATGCCAGTGAAAATAAGATGAAGTTTATTGCAGTTATAGACGGGAACGTATATACAGTTACAAGTCAAGAATGGTCTCCTTCCCTTAATGTGTTCTATCATTTGGCCTTAGTGAGAAGCGGTAATACGATCTACTTCTTCGTTGACGGTCAGAGCAAAGGAACTGGTTTCTTTAATCAAACTCTGCCTGACTTGACAGGCTTGCTTGTTATCGGTGCTAGATATTCGTTTGGTACTGGTCAGTATATGAACTTCTTTAATGGTTGTATGGATGAAATCAGAGTATCCGATGTAGCTAGATGGACATCTGATTTTGATCCTCCGATTAATCCTTATCAGTCATGTAGCTCTAGTTCCAGTTCTTCAAGTTCTAGAAGTTCCAGTTCCAGTAGTCTAAGTCTTTCCTCCAGCTCCAGTAGCTCTTCGTTCTCGTCAAGTAGCTCGTCGTCATTTAGCTCTTCGAGTAGCTCTAGTTTAAGCAGTTCGTCCCTTTCTTCCAGCAGTTCGTCTTCCTTAAGTTCGTCCAGTAGCTCCAGTTCTAGTTCTAGCAATTCTTCCAGCAGCTCCTCTAGTTTAAGTTCTAGCTCTAGTTCCAGCTCCAGTTCTTCCAGTAATAGCTCAAGCTCTAGTTCAAGCCACTCTAGTAGCTCATCTAGTTCAAGTTCAAGTTCAAGTTCTTATTCCAGCTCAAGCTCTAGTTCAAGCTCTAGTAGTTACGCTTCTTCTGCAACTAAGACCTATGAGTTTGATGTCCCATCGGAATATACCTATGATAGTGATAAGATTGAAGTAGTGGACGACGTAGCTAAATTAAAGTCTACTTCCGATTACGATAGTTTGGCTGGTTACTGGAAGTTTGAAGATAATGCTGATGATAGTTCTGACAATAACAATGACGGAACTGTGTATGGAGGAAGCTATATAGACGGTAAGGTAGATAGATGTCTATATCTTGACGGGGTCGATGACTATGTAGATTGTGGTAATGGTTCTAGTCTTGACATTACTGGAAACTTAACTATAACTGCTTGGATTAAGCCGTCTACTGCACAATCTAATTACCCCCCAATAGTACAGAAAGGAGCATTTCAGGTTGCTTCAGATTCTGCATACGCATTGCGTCTCGAGGCTAATCACTATCTCAATGGTATAGTAGCTATTGGAGGAACATTCTACGGAGCTAACTCTGGCTCTTCGCTGGCAGATGACACATGGCATTTTGTTGCGATGGTTTATGACGGCAGTTCTCTTAAGCTATATGTAGACGATACAGAAGTCGCAAATACAAGTGTTTCTGGTAGTATAAATAGTGTTACAAATAGTCTTATGATCGGTAAAAAAGAGTCTGGGGGAGGCAATGAGTATTATTTCAAAGGCTCGATTGATGAAGTAGCTATTTATAGCAGAGCTCTTTCTGCTAGCGAGTTGTCAGATTTGTATAATAGTGGGGCTGGTCGCCATTTAATAAAATATCCTAATGATAAGCCTACGGTCTGCCCGGTAAATTCCTGGGTCGTAAGCGGTTTCGAAGCATTCACATCGTTTACGGAAACTCTCGGTACAGGGAATCAGGGCAATATAAGATATCAGTTGTCCGATGATGATGGAGCGACTTGGAAATACTGGAATGGAAATGACTGGGTAACTACTACCGATCAGTATAACGATGCTGCCACGGTAAATGCTAATATCTCCAGCTTCCCGATAGATAACGAGAAAATACTGTTCAAGGCGTTCCTTGTAAGTGACGGTCAGCAACAATGTGAACTGGATAAAGTGATAATAAGTGTAGGGTCTTTAAGCTCTAGTTCCAGTTCTTCGAGCTCTGCGTCTGTCAGCTCTTCAAGTTCAAGCAGTTCACTAAGCTCCTCCAGTTCCAGTAGCTCTATTTCTACAAGCTCTAGTAGTTCTAGTAGTTCGTCTAACTCAGTTAGCTCATCGTCCAGTAGTTCACTAAGTTCTAGCTCAAGTTCCTCGGTTAGCATAAGTAGTAGTTCTTCTAGTTTCAGTAGTTCAAGTAGTTCTTCTCTAAGCAGTTCGAGTTCATCCAGTTTAAGTAGCTCAAGCTTTTCCAGCTTGAGTAGTTCAAGCAGCTCAAGTCTTAGCAGTAGTTCGAGTTCGAGTTCTTTGTTGAGTTCATCTAGTAGTTCCAGTTCAAGTAGTTCCATCAGTTCCAGTTCAAATTCATCAAGTAGCTCCAGCTCAAGTCTTTCGTCTTCTAGCAGCTTAAGTTCTTCAAGCTCTAGTAGCTCATTGTCGAGCAGTTCTTCAAGTCCCTCTTTGAGCAGCTCGTCAAGCAGCAGTTATTCTGTCAGCAGTTCGTCTGTTTCCTCTAGCTCAAGCTCCTCCAGTTTAAGTAGTAGCAGTAGGAGTTCTTCAAGCAGCTCTTCTCGATCAAAGTCGTCTAGCTCATCGTCAAACTCTCTATTAGAAGATGAGTATAGTTGGGATCCAGATAAAACCAATGCAAATGTTACACTCTCTAATGGAAACAGAACTGCTACTGCTGATTCTGACGGCACCAACAGAACTACGATAAGTAAGTGGGTAAAGAATTCAGGTAAGTGGTATTGGGAAGTGGAGTGTGATGTCAGCACGTATTCGTCTGCTGGAATTTGCGATCAAAGTGAAGACACTGATTTTACTAAAGACACAAGATCTGGTTGGAATGAGTCTTGGGCACACATGAACAATCAACGTAAATATCACGATGGTAGTTACACTTCTGGTGGTGTTGTTTGGAATAAAAATGTCTTGATGTTTGCTGTTGATATAGATGCTGGTAAGTTTTGGATGGGTGTTGATGGAACTTGGATGGAAGGTGGAGATCCAGCCAATGGAACGAATCCGTTATTTGAGGATGCGACCATAATTAATAATGATATATCTGCCTGTTTTACACTTAGGGAGGCAAACGATGTAATCACAGCTCGGTTTAGGGCAGATGAACAAAGTTACACAACTCCAAGTGGGTTTACTGCTATAGATGGTCAAACTATTTCATCCAGTAGCTCAAGTTCGTCTGTGTCTTTCAGCAGCAGTAGTAGCTGTTCGTCTTCATCAAGCAGTTCTGAAATTTGTCCTGGGGGTTGGTCTGAAGATAAGTGCACTGGCGGCACCCCTAGTGCTAGTTCAGAACGCTCTGCTACATATGGTGTAGCGAAGTTATTTGATGACAATCAATCAACGGCTTGGCATAGCACAGCCGACGATACTCAGTGGGTTCAATATCAATTCGCTTCTGGAGTCAAAATAAAAAATCTCAGAATGTCTTCACATTCATCATATCCGGAAAGAACCCCTAACGTTTTTACTCTGTTGGCGTCAAATACTGGAGCTTTCTCAGGAGAAGAAGATACATTGTTGTCTGTCTCTGGGATATCTTGGTCACCTGCTGAATGGAAAGAGTGGGCGTTTGATAATGATAACATATACACTTATTATAGAATACATATGACAGGTAAAGAAGATCCATTTGGTAAAGACTATGAATATATTATTGCTGAAATTGAGATGAGAGAATGTTAAAAGATTTCACTTTTAAAGCGAACAGAAAATAGCAAATCTCTCATCTCTTTAAATGAGAGGAAACGCACGATCCAGTGACAGGAATGCAAGACTTATTCAATCTTTCCTGAATGCAGAAGGAAGCATGGGCAGGAGCAAGAGAACCAGTTTGGTTCTCTCGCTATCGTGGATTTTCGGCTTTAACATCTTAGTATTTGGAGAAGTGTTATGCAAAAAAGAATATCAGATGACTTCCACATATATTACGAAGAGAATAGAATATGGGAGAAGTCTTCCTGGTTAGGTATTCCGATGTGGAAGTTGCCCTTTGATGCGTGGATCCTGCAAGAATTGATATTCAAACATAGACCAGATTATATTATAGAAACTGGAACTGGTCATGGTGGCTCGTCTGTATTCTACGCATCTATAATGTATATGGTTAAGTGCGGCAAGGTCATAACTGTAGATAAAGAGAATAAGCTATCTCCTATGCACGGAATTACAAAGTATTTGTGGGATACGAGAGTGGAATTTATAGAAGGGTCTAGTGTGGATCCAGGCGTAGTCAGGATGATTTCCGAAAAGGTGCAAGGACATTTCAATTTCGTTGTTCTTGATTCCTGGCATTCCTATGATCACGTGTTGAAAGAGCTGCATCTGTATTCCCCCCTTGTTCCAGTTGGAGGTTACCTAATTGTGGAAGACACTCATGTAAATGGTAATCCATGCCCATGGAAATGGGGAGATGGTCCTATGGAAGCCGTAGAAACATTCCTGTCAGAAACTTCTGACTTTGAAATAGACAAGGAATGTGAGAAATTTATTATGACCTTTAATCCTAACGGTTTCCTGAGAAGAAAGAAGTAAATCATAGTATTAGGAGGATAGAATTATGAGCACTAAGCATTCAAAGTTTATTCCCCTTTTCAAAGTATTTATGAGTAAAGCAGTAGACGGTCCTCTATTGAAGACACTCCATTCTGGATGGATAGGTCAGTGTTCGAAAGTGGATGAATTCGAAGAAGCTCTTTCCAAGAAGTTGAATAATCCAAATTGTTTGACTTTGGCTGCTGGAACTCATGGTTTGCATTTAGCTCTTAGACTGCTGGACATTGGTCCTGGCGATGAAGTTATTTCTACACCGTTGACCTGTTTTGCTACAAATGTCCCAGTTCTATATACAGGAGCGGATATAGTTTGGGCAGACGTCCAGAAACATAGCATAAATATAGATCCCGACTCTGTTAGAGAGAGAATTACCAAAAAGACGAAAGCTATAATATGCGTTCACTGGGGTGGTTATCCGAGTGATCTAAAGGAATTGCACGAGATAGCCGTGCAGCACAATATAGCTGTAATAGAGGACGCTGCACACGCATACGGTTCTACGTATAGGGATTCTGTTATAGGGGATTGCAAGTATTCGGACTTTGCTATGATCAGTTTCCAAGCTATAAAAACGCTTACGACCGTTGACGGCGGTTTACTGACTACTCGTTCTAGAGATCACTATAAACGAGGTAAATTATTAAGATGGTATGGTATGGATAGAGAAGGACCGAGGAAAGAAATGAGATGTATTGACGATGTTCCCGACTATGGTTACAAATATCACATGAACGACGTCTGTGCTACTATTGGTCTTGTAAATATGAGGGAAGTGGAGAAGAATATAAAAATTGCACAATCAAATGCGGAGTATTATAAAAAGGCTCTCAAAGATGTTGACGGAATAACGTTGATTCAAACTTCCACAGATCGTACGTCTTCTTGTTGGTTATTTACAATGCTAGTTGAGGATAGAGACAATTTCTGCAGATTGATGGGAGAGAAGGGAATCCACGTATCGAGGGTGCATGAAAGAAACGACAAGTATTCTTGTGTAAGCCAGTTTAGACGGAACGATTTACATAATTTGGAGGAAGTAATGCCAAAGTATATCTGTATTCCTGTAGGATGGTGGGTAACGAAGGAAGATAGAGAGTATATTGTAGATTCAATAAAACAAGGGTGGTAGTGAACTTCTCTACATAATTTATGCGGAGAGATGAGATGCTTGACATATTATTAAATTGGATCATAAGGAACGTTGGAAGGAGATATATAATCGGAGCTGGCGTCGCTGTAATTTTCTTTTTTGGATATGAGCAATACTGTATAAATATGGAACAGCAAAATGCCATAGAAAAGCTAAAGGGTGATATAACCATAGTCCAACAGATACGGAAGGATATAGAAGAGATCAAGACAAGGCAACAGCACGACATTGATAAGCTGGATCGCAAGCTCGACAAATTAATTGACTATCTAATTGAAAGAGGTAAAAATGCGGATAATCATGAGTCGTCAGAATGACCCGTATCGTCATATAATGAAGCAGATTATAAAGGATGCAGGTCTATCAGAAAAGGTATTATACAATGGAATACAAGTTGATTTAGATGGCGACCCTTATTTATTTCTGATAACTATTTTGAGTACTGGAGATACAATTTCCATCCCTTTTATGAATCCTTATAGTTCACGCAGAATGATAGTAAGGTTGATAAAGCGAAAGATAGCATCTGCTCTTAGGAAGAGAGGTTTGAAGGGAAAGCTATGGTAGCGAAGAATAATAAACTTTTCAATGAAAAGGGTGAACATATACAGTCCCGACTACTTTATGATCAAGTTTCCAACTGGCATAAATGCCCGTTCCCTTTTTCTAAAACTTTTGGATGGTCTAGATGGGGATTGTTAGGAGTGTTGGGTGCTTATGTTTTGACTTATGTCGAAGGTGATATTCTCGAAATCGGGGTATGTGAAAGCTCAATATACCTAACGAAGCTAGCAAAGCAGTTCGGCAGGAAATGCTACCACTGCGATATTCAGGGAGGTATCATTTCCAACTGCAAAAGCGTTAAGGCAGATCCTGGGTATTTTGCAGACAATGCTGTGATATTTGTCGGTAGTTCTGATGACTTCTTCAAGAAGGTAGATATATCTCCGATAGCTCTTGCTTTTATAGATGGAGATCATACCTATGAGCAAGCCAAAAAAGATTTTTGGAATACATTCGATAAAGTAGTTGAAGACGGTTACATTTTTCTACATGATACTTATCCTCCGTCTGAAGACTACACTGTTCCAAGTCTTTGTGGGACTGTATATAAGTTGAGGCAGGAGCTTCAGAGGGATGTTCGTGTAGATTGCTTTACCTTTGTGAAATCTGCCATGGAAGTTGGTTTGACTATGGTAAGAAAAAAAGGGTCTAATTTGAAGCCATTCCAGAGATAAGTATGAAAGTAATAAAAACGTCTAAAAAACTTCCTACTACCGAGCAGTTAAGAGCTAATATATATTGGGGAGCTTCTATATTACGTAGTGTGGATAAGCCAAGACTGGCTGCAGAAGTGATCAGTAGATTGAAATCTGGTCTCCCTGTCGAAAAAGTTCATAATTTTTTAGTTGAACTGTTGAGGAAATATTTGCCTGGGTCTGTGAGACGTAGGATGTTCAGTTTTACGGGTTCAACGGTTATAAACTTACTTGATATTGGGGAATCTTCAGTCATAGATTCTGTGATGGGAGTTTCTGGAAAGAAGTGGACAAGTGTTGGAGTTTTAATAACAGACGGAGAACAGTTTTTAGCCGTTCACCCTACCCATTCTGACAAATGGGATATCCCTAAAGGAGTAAGAGAAAGAGGGGAGTCTACAATAGAGGCTGCTATCAGAGAAGTAAAAGAGGAGTGCGGCATAGATTTGAGGAAGTATAGAAATAAGATGATTCTGGCGGGCAAATTTCCTTATCTTAAGCATAAGGACTTAGTTGTTTATGTCTTAGTTCTTAAACGCAATGAGCTCCCTCCTACTTCTACTATGAGATGCTCCTCTTATTTTGAATCCAAAAGTCTTGTGAAGCCAGAAGTTAATAGATGGAGATACATTAAGTTCAGTCATGTAAATAAATTTAAGTTTCCAAAGAGATTATCTGCGATAATAAAATATTGTCATGAAAAATGGGTTCTATCACTTGGTGAAGGGAGGGTTAAATGATTTCAGATTTAGAAAAGCAGCTGGCGGGTATAAGCCCCTGGAAAGGGGAATTGAATTTTACTGATCTTAGTATAAATTTTAATTCGGTCCCCTTTGATTCAGATACTGCTATAATAGTAACATCATTTAAGGGTCACTTGCCTTTTTTGGAAGCTACACTGAAAAACTATAGGCTAACTGGTAAATTTGTTATCTGTTCATACGATCCACCGTTCCGTGGATGGGGAGAGAATACAGATAATCAGTATTCTCTTCCCAATCCCAGGATGTTCCTCTTGGCACATGCTTGGTGTTTCAAGCATATAACTTACGACGCCGATAAGAGAAATGGGTGGTTCTGGGACGTTAAGTATGCGAGCGGCATAGTCAGCATGTTCCCCAACTTCAAGTATGTTTTCACTGTTAATGGGGACTGTCTGTGGGAAAAGCCGAATGGAGTAGATAAGATAATAGAAATATTAGGCGACGGAGACCTTATGTCTAGCTCTAGCTGTGATGTTGTAACTCACACTTGCAGCGTGATTTATAAGATTGATGCTTTCAGGAAAATTATCGATTACATGACAGATATAATGGAGAAGCCTGTTGTTGGATCCCATAGTCCAGAATGCATGTTGAGAGATGCTATTAGGGAATTGGGTCTGAAAGAAGTTAAAGCTCCGAAGCAGCCTATGGATCCTTGGAATCCGTCCGTTATAGACCACTATAATAGGTATAAACAGGAATGCACTTGGCGTGAAGTTCTTGGTTTCAGAAATCTTACTGCTGAGCAACAAACCGCTTCAGTGGAAAGAAGACCTCCCGTAGAAAAGGAACTATGTGACTGGCGGACAGGTGATGGAGCTTATTTAAACAGTCACGAGAGAGCTACGCTTTATCATTATTATAGAACTGGAGATAAGAGATGGCTTTATGCTTGGTGGGATCAGGGAGAGGAAAGCTGGTGGGACAGGAAGTATATGCCGATAGAATATTATGGTGATAAACCTATATTAAATGAGCCTCCTACGTGGTTCACTCACGACGACTTCAATTTTAGAAATTTGAAAAGGGGACAACAATGAAACAGAAATTAGTAAAATTCATCGAATTTACGCAATCCCGTTGCATAAAGCCGAATAGAAAAAACAGCAAAGGCAAGTTCCCTAATCTGTGGACTGACGATGACTGGCATTTGGAAGTATCTAAATGTTTGTTGGTAGGTATAGATACTTACAGAATTTACAATCCTCCTGCTAGATTCTGGGATAATCCTTATTACGATAAGGAAAAGCTCATAGAAGATTCAACAGTGAAATTAAACACTATTGAGTCTTTGAACAAAGTAAAAGATTCTGCAGATAACCTGTTCATCTGCGAAGTTGGTCGTGGTTTGGACATACTGGTCGCTTCGACCGTAAAAAACTGGTCTGAAATAATCTGCTATGACTACTACGACTATGAGCCTCTTTTACAATCGTTTTTTGCTTCTGAGTCTATAACGTTTATCTTATCCGACTCGGAAGTTTTCGATTTCAGTAAAATAGACAAGAAAGTTATTCTTATAGCAAATTGTATTAATTCGATAAGTTTAGATAAAATTACTAATTACAAGAATGATAATATCGTTCATATTATTTGGAATGGGGAACTTGTAAGTTTGTAAAATAAGATAGGGAGGGGAAGAAATCATGCGGAAAGTTACAAACAATACAACAGATACCGTTGTCAATCTTGTATTAGGTTCTGCTGTCAAAACTATAAAGCCTCGTGAATATTGCTATATAACTGGGAAGGAATATGAAGCTAATTTAGATCTTATAAATAAGTTGAAGAACAATGGTCTTATTACTATTGGTGACTGGGAATACGATCCGTCAAATCTGGATTCGCTTGAAGACTGCTTTCCTCATGGGACATCTAGTCAGCGTCCCTCCAGTCCGTCTATCGGATATACATTTTTTGATCAAACCCTTGGGAAGAACATAGTCTATACTGGTGTAGTATGGGCTAATGTAGATGGAACAGCTCTGTGATTATAAGTTTTAGGAGGAAGAATTATGGGCTTTACAAGAAAAGACCTTGAAGATCCAAATCTTTCACCTGCAGAAAGAAAAGAGCTGGAAATGCTCTTAGCCAGATACATGGAATGCGACAAATGGGCAAAGAGAGCTCTTAAACCTGTTGGAGTTTTGATAACTTCGCATCCAGGTAACAGGGCTTATTTGAAGGCTTGTCTTGAGACCCATAGGAAGCTGGGATATTGGATAGTACTAGCTTACGATAACTATTTCCGAGAGGGAGACGGTGTTGACTATAGTCACTACTTACCGCCAAGAGATGTTATGGACATGGTTGATACCTTCATAATGCCTCACCATCAAACATGGGGAGGTGTTCTATATCCATATTTTTGGTTGTTGAAATTTGGATTTTCTGTCATGGTTGCCAACTTTGACTATATTTATTGCGTAAATGGTGATTGCATTCTGGAGAAGCCTGAGAACTTTCCCAAGCTTCTTGAGATGATGGGTGATGCTGATATAATGGGTGTAGGATGGGAAACAAATCCTGATTGTTTTAATAGTACTGGGTTCATTATAAGAAGTAAAGTTGCTATTCCCTTTATAAAACACTTTCAGGATCATTTTATTCCGTTCGAAGTTTACGAAAAATATACGCAGGAATACGGCAACTGTGAAGCTAGAATGGCGAGAGCGATAAAAGACCTTAAACTGAAACAGTATATAGTTCCGAAAAATCCTTACAATACACAATTGCACAAGAAGGGAGGGACATGGTACGAAATTGTCGGATTTCGCCACATTCACGCTGAACATGGTTATGCTTATCGATATAAAGGAGAACCTCCAGAGATCGAATATTTAGATCCAAGATTCATGGGTGGAGAATATAATGTAATAAAGAACTATTGGGAGCTTTCCAAGAAAGGAGACAAGGAGTCTGCTAGGAAAGTTCTCGAAGGATGGTGGTGCAAATCATGAAACAGACTATATATCTACAAAATGCGACTTCCCATAATCTGATTTTGTCTATTGGGCTATTCCTCAAACCAGGGCAGCGAAGGAAACTTCCCGAAGGTTACACGTTGGATGATCTGTCGAAGATAAAAGACGTTTCTACTTTCATCGAAAACGGAGACTTAAAAGTTACTACTGCTGGCTTCGACGTAGATGACCCGAATATTGATACAAGATCTCAGGTAATAGATCTTATAGAGGCTTATGGAGGAGCTCCGCAACTTGCTACAACTCTCTACGTTTCTTCTGAAGACGGTTCTGACAAAGATGGTGATGGCTCTATTTCTTCACCGTTTAGAACTATAAGTAAAGCTCTTGAAGTCTTTGAGGGTATGATTGTTTCGTCCAACTGGTACTTGATGCGTCTTGTTCACATATTGCCCGGATTCTATCCAGAAAATGTAATAGTCCCTCCAGGCAGGTTCATGCTTTATTCTAAAAATGCTACTATAGATGGCAGTCTAACTCTACGTAGGAATTCTGATATTAGCTCTTCAGCTATTGACCCTATAACAGGAATACCTACAGATAGGATGAAACATACAGTTAGAATTGTTGGCGGCGCGAAAGCGTGTGGCTTTAACTATGATGGTGGAATTTTGTTCACACATGGTGTAATGGGGTCTTATTATTCTGATGTGGGAACTGCGGATTTAGACTTCCTAGTCTACAATACAGTATTCAACGGAGGTTTTACTCCTAACGACGACTTCGGTAATCCACACAATAATCGTGGGAATATAAGAATGTACTTGTATTCCTCTGCTATAAAGGGAGAAATCCATAGTCCTCTTCAAAATACGCTGTCTATAAGTTTGTCCGATTCAAAGATAGGTAGAATTTGCTCACATCCTCTCGGATTGCCAGAATACGGTACAGTAGAGTTTAGGAACATTTGTAACAGTCTTATTGAAGATATTGCTCTCGCAAACGGTGAATTTGACGTAGACCCTTCATCTACGTGGTTGAACTGTGAATTCTCATCGGTAACATCTATCATATCTACATTCCAAAGCGTTATAAAATTGGATTCTGTTACTTATAATAGCTTGACGAAGCAAAATCCTGCAATATTTAATGTAGACTTTTCTTTAATCGACGACGCTAAAGGCATAAAATATGATGCTGGTGATGACTCTAATTGGGTTGGGTCTGTCCCAAAAACGGTTTCGGAAGCCTTAGATAGGATTGCCAGTTCTTTAGGTCCAATATAGTTATTTTGAATTTTTTGATGCCGAAATTGACATTTGACAGGAATTATGACCATTTTCACTACCATTAAGCGAATTTTGGAAATAAATACAGTTTCATTATAATGGTTTACATTCTACATTATAGGTAGGAAGAATTATAAAGAACGGAGGTAAGTATGTCCGAAAAACTGTCTCGCAAGGCTATTAACAGCGTAGTTAGAGATCTCGAAAATCGGGGAGATTTTGTGCTTGCCGCTTCTATACAGGAAGTTCTCGGCTCGAAGGAGTCAAAGCGTACAGCTAAAATACGTTCGATAAAAATAGCAGCTAAGGCTCGTGACAAGATGGAGGAAGCTCTAAGGGATTTGCTGGAGAACAATTCTTCGATAAGAGAATACTGTAGTGATATTCTTAGTACGATGGATTCTGATCTTGATAAGCTCGAGGATCGCATTGCTAAGATTCTGTACGACTATTTGGAAATGAAGAGCCTCAATCAGGAAAGTAAGAAGTAAAGCTAAAAGGAGAGACATGATGAAGAAGAGACCTGTAGGATTGTCCCAGAAACCAAAGAAAGCAAACAGACCTAAGCTGAAGAAGAAGGAAATTGATCTTCCAGGCAGAGATGAGACGCTAGTAAAGAGGCTATCTGGCGAGTCACCTGTTTATAAAGATCTTTTAAAGATAGGTGAACGCTCCCTAGCAAGGAGGTTGTTTACGTTGGCATCGGCAACTGGTCGTAGAAAATTTTTCCGATCAGATGAAGACGGCAGGCAAGAGTTTATAGATCACCTTAAAAAGCTGAGGAAAGAGGAAGGGATTAGTAAAGTTGACATTATTAAACTGCTGATGAAGTTTGTGTCTGAACACTTATAGATAGAACGAGGATATGACATGATTGCTAGTAAAGCTAATATTGTAGCATCTTTCCTGATTGAAAAAGGTTTCGAGGGCCTAGCCGAAAGGTTGATTTCGACGTATGTGGAGATAGATGATCGTCCGATATCTGAGCAGGATATAGAAGCGGAGATGAAATATGTTTTACATTTTATACCGACAGCGCAGCATTAATGGATTAATTACTTATATTTATTATATTATTAATTAATTAAACAACACTAATAGGAGGTATAGATATGGCCAAGAAAAGGGCGAAACGAACCGCAAAGAGGACAGCTGGAAAGCGTGGTGCTGCTAGGAAAAAAGTTAGGCGCCAAAAATTGACTCACGAGGAGAAGCTTGCGAGAAGAAGACAGCGTAGGAAAGAGATAAAGGCAGGCAAAAGGAAAGTAGACCCTAAACGTTCAAGAGCTGCCAAAAAAGCTGCTGCGAAGAGAGCTGGTAAACCGTTATCTGAATCCACCAAAAAGAAGCTGTCAAAGGCTCTTAAGAAGGCATGGAGAAGCCTACCTAGTCTGAAGAAAAGGAAGAAAAAGGGTGGAGAAGGAAAAACATCCAAGAAGAGGGGAACTGGAAAGAAAAGAGGTAAAAAGACGAGAAAAGCAAGGAAAACAAGAAAAACCAGGAAGACTAGGAAGAGATAGAATCTGATGTAGAGGGAGATTCATAACGGGTCTCCCTCTATTCATTTTAGCGTTAGATCGTTATGAAAAAGCGATATAAAGTCAAAGTAAAGAAAAAAGATAACAAGACATCGGCTATCAGTTTTTATCATGCTCCCGCTGTCAGCTATGACTTCCCCGATGACTACGATCCTCTGGAATTGATAAATAAAATAATTGATAACGATTTTGATATTTCGGCTTTATCTTTAATCGACGAGTCTGACTTTACAGTAGCTCCAAATTTTCTGGAGTTCTGTATAGGAAAAGAGTATCTTGGTTACAAGCCCTGGCCTCGTCAGGCTCAAATAGGTTTGGAATTTTTTGCTGACTACTGTCCCGAATGCTCTGATCAAAAGCTAGTTAAGAATATGTTTGACCAGCCGCTGGCGGAGATACTTGACAGGGTTCAGCTTTTAAAGCATGGAGTATGCCCTAAGTGTCATAAGACAAGGAGAGACTTCGTCAAAAAAGGACTACTTCATTACTATAACGACTTAGCAGCTTGTGCTGGTCAGAGATCTGGAAAAAGTGTGCTGACGTCTGCTTTTATAGCTACTTATGTATTACATAGATACTTAATGATAAAGAATCCTTCTGCATACTTCGGTCTCCTGCCGAATTCTACACTTCACATGACGTTTGTCGCTCTGACATATAATCAAGCCTATGATACCTTATGGTCTCCATTTACAGAAGCCTACGATTCCTCTCCGTGGTTTCAAGAATATAACAAAATGCTTGATTATTATGCTAATAAATACGGAGTGCCAATACGTCTCTACGACTATAAGAAAACCTTCCTCTATTATGAGCATAAGAGACTGACTGCATATCCTTCTGGCCCCGACAAGAGAAAGCTTCGTGGTAGAACTAGAATATTCGCTGCTACGGACGAGATTGGCTGGTTCGATTCCTGGCGGTCGTCATCTGAGTCCGTTAAATTCAACTCGGATGAGATAGTAGCTGCTTTGGAACGTTCACTTAGAACGGTTCGTAGTGAGGCAGCTATGAGGAGAAAACGTGGAGACTATAACAGCCTTGACGCCTACTTGGTGAATATTAGTAGTCCGAGTTCATCTAACGACAAAATAATAAGGTTAATAAGAGAAGCTAATAAAGCAAAAAATAGAATTGCTTATCATTATGCTACATGGGAAATGAATCCCAAGATTTCAAAGGAGGATCTTGACGACGAGTTTAGGAAAGATCCTGTTGGAGCTCAGAGAGATTATGGAGCAGTCCCTACTCTTGGGGATTCTGTTTGGATAAGCAATCCGTATGTTGTCGAGAAACTTATCAGCAAGCGTGTTCGTAATGCAGTCAAATATAAAGTAGTTACTAAAAGAGATAAGTTCGGTAATTCGACGCAGTATCTTAAAGTAATGTTCCTGCACAATCACAATAGGAATCCACATATACTGAGCATAGACAACGGATATAATAACAATGGATTTGCGATAGTAGCGAAGTATTATGACTTTGAAAGGGACAAGTCCGTTACAGATCTTATCTGTGTCGCTTATCCATCTGCAACGTTACCTATCAATTTTCGTTATATGTTTAAATATACAATTCAGCCTATTATTCAAGAAATGAACGTTAGAATAGTAGTGTTTGATCAATGGCAATCTATAGATTATAAGCAAGAGTTGCTCGATTCTGGTATAGAGTCTGAAATCTATAGTCTTACGTATGACGATTTTAGGGAAGTGGAAAAAAGGATTTACGGGGAGAAGATCATACTGCCGAAGCCAGAAATTCCCTTTAAGGACATTGTAAATCCGTCGTTATCTTATGATGAGTTTATAGAAGGAAAACCAGTGGCGAACTTTATATATCAATTGCTTTCTGTTAAAAGGTCTGGAAGGAAAATAATTAAAGACGATAGCGTTGGTGACGATATATTTAGAGCATGGGTATTGAGTGAAGCTTATATATCCGATCCTGATGTATCCGAGCTCCTGTCTTCTCCTTCGTCTTCCAAAAATCAAGTATCGTCACAAACGCTTGGAGCTGTATTTAGACGTGCTGGGACAGTTGTTCCGTCTTCTGGTGTACAGCCCTTGCATGGAAATAGCTCTGTAGTTGGGAATTTAGGAGTAATTTTACGCAAATAACCTTGAATCTGATGAGGTTGTTCTATGATAGCCATATCTTATGTGGATAGATCTAATAAATTTAAAGAAAATGTCAGGAAATGCGCTTACCACTTCAATCGCTTAGCTAAGAGGTTGAAGAGACATAAATTAATCGGTACAATTAGAGAGCCAGAATATAGCAGTGTAGATGTTGAATTTGCCTATTATTCGCAGCGCATTATGCGAATCCCAGCAGTTGTGTCCGTAGACGTAGGACAGTTTATAAAGTTGAGACCTAGAAAGTTACCAGACGGGTCAGACAGTGAACAATTATACAACGATATACTTGATAGCGAAGGCTTCGTGAAATCGACTTCAGTCTACGGGAGCTTCGTGAAAAAGGTCTCTAAGAAGGCTTCTCTGTACCTGACGGAATATCCTGCTGGTCGTATAGTTTTGGGTATAGGAGTAGTCCATATTAAGCTTGGAGACCTAGCTAAATATTATCCTAAAAGCTTACGTAGAGGTGAAGTAGATAGAAATGATGCTGAGATTATGATCATAGATACCATTGTTACCTTGTTGGAGAATATGCCTTAGGAGAATAAAAATGAATACTTTGCGCAAAGTTGTTTTGAAAGCTAACAAAAGGTATGGTCTTGGACTGTCTGAGGATCAAATCTCTTCGGTTATAGCCTCTCTACGTTTTGCTGGATATACAACTAAAGATAGGATATCTGACATAGTAGAGGCTATTTCAGAAATTACTAAAGGAAGATCCGTGAATCCTCTTGTATCTTACAAAGTGGAAGCTCCAGCGACTGTTGGTATTTGTCCTTTGTGTGGCGATTCATCTAATATAACTAATGTGGTTCTTGCTGACGGTAGAGCGACAAGCTACTGTAGGTTGCATAGAATTGTATTGCCTCTGCCCGTGAACGAGGATTAAGACGGTTATTACACTGACCAGCGGTTTTATAGAGAGGAAACGATTCCTCAGTCTTAACAAAGAGTATATAAATCGATATGTGGGAATATAAAACTGTTAGAGGTAGTTATGCCTTTCTTTAGCTTTACAAAGACTACTGGGTCAACGTCTCAGCATTTATATGCAGGGACTAATTATGAAAGGTCTCTTGCGCTGGCTCAGTTTGGTGCTCAGCAAGGTTTTTCAGTTGACAGATTTGCTCCTCCTATGAGCACTGTTGGAACTGATACTCTTATTCAAAGCTGGATACCGAAAGACGACAAAAAACTGAACAAGTTTTTGAGGGATATCTATACATTTGACGCTATAGCGGGTCCTGCCATAGACCTAATCACTACTCTACCCTTTTCAGACGCTGTATGTACGGGAATAGACGATAAGGCGATAGCCGATATATATCAAGACAGTATAAATGCTATTGATGTCCAGAATTTTATGATAAATGTGTCCAAAGAGTTCCTCGTAATGGGGAAACTCATTGGTTCTATGATCTTCGATTCAGGTAGGGGTATATGGACAGGTGTACAAATACATGACCCTAGCGACTGTGTGATTCAGCCGATTCCTATAAGAGGAGCGGATCCAAAAGTTGACCTGATTATAACTTCGGATGTAAGAAAATTTATCTATTCAAATGACCCAAGAGACGTGGAAGTCAGAAAAAACATTCCTCCAGCGCTGCTTTCTGCTATGAAGCGAGGCAAGATACGTTTGGATCCTCTAGCTACGCTTTATCAAGCGAGGCAGATTTCTCCTAAGGACTATAAGGGAACTTCCATCTTCTTCAGAATAATACCTTTCGTAGTGTTGGAGAATGCTTTGTTGTCTGGGACTGTAGTTGCGGCTCATAGACGACAGAGATCGATAATGCATATAACGGTTGGGGACTACGATAACTGGATACCGACACCCGAGGAGATAAGTAGTATTGCTTCAATGTTTATTGCTGCTGACGAAGACCCTCAAGGTGCTATAGTAGCTACTAGACCAGGCGTAGAGGTTGGGGAAGTAATGTCTGGCGGAGATTTCTGGAAAATTTCTGACGAGTGGGATTTCCTTTCAAGAGCGAAGATGACTGCTCTTGGGATCAGTGAGAGCTTCCTGTCTGGAGAAGTATCTTTTTCCACTATGGAGTCTGCGCTGTCTGTTTTTATGGAGTCGATAAGAGCCTTCCGTGATTTTCTGACAACGAGGATCTTCTACAAGAAACTGTTCCCTATAATGGCAAGAGTCCATAAGTTCGTAAAACGTTCCGAATCAGAAATACAGCACAGAATCAGAAAGGGATACAAAGGTAAGGAGATTCCAGAGGAGCAGTTACTGATACCTCAAATAGAGTGGCTGAAACAGTTACGTCCTCAAGCTGACCGTGATTATCTCGATATTCTTACTACTTTGGAGGAAAAAGGACTGCCAATTCCATTAACGACATGGGCGACTGTTGGCGGGTTGAGTCTCGATCGCATAATGTCTATGCAGCAGGATGATATGGCATTAAGAAAGAAGACGAAGATATGGTTAGATGCGATAGCCAAGTCAAAAGGTGGCGGTGAGGAGGCTTTTGCTCAGTTGTCTCCTACTTTGGACAAGCTGCCGATATGGGACAAGCAGAACAAATTCCTTGGTCTCTCTAAGAAGGAAGCTAGAGACTTGATCACAGGCAAAGTCAGTGCGGAGGGTTTATCTGAGGATAAAGCTGATGCTTATTCCTACATAAGCAGAAGATTAGGAATTTCAAATGATGCCAAAATATCAAATAAGTCCATCGCTAAAATAGCGAAGCATATATCTTCTAACACAGACAGGTATTCTCCAAAGAAGATAGTTGGAGAGTTGATTGCTCTTAACTCTATTATTCACGACCGTGACCGTAAGCAGTTACCTGTTTCTTCGCTGATGGATTCCCGTGAGTCGAAACTTCCTGTTTCCAGAATATATACTGGAAGTGAGATATCATAGATTCAATGGTATTACGCATTTAATTACTAATTGAAATTAAAGGAAGGAGCGATCGATATGAAGAGAACAATAAAAGAGCTAGAAAGTATAGGCGAATTTGTATTAGCAGATCGTTTTAGGAGAACGGTTATGGGGACGAGCTCGAAGATCGTGATGAAGCATTTCGGAGGCAAATATCCTCCTTGGGAATTTTCTCCAGAATATCGTGTTGGTTGGATAGTATTGACACGTGACGAATGTTATGATGTTTTTGGAGAAAGCAACTTACCGAGGGATCCGAACGCTGAGATAGAATGGAATGGCTATGCAGTAATAGATGGAAAAAAGATACCATTTGCAATAAATGATTATAGGAAACGAGGTAGAAATTGGAACGTGTTTAGTGATAGCCCCGACGTTTTAACTGCTCTTCAGGAGTACGCTTCGAAGAAGCTGAATCGTAGAGTCAAAATTCGTCGGGACGAATCGTCTCCAGTAAACAAGTAGTGTTCCTTTCGGAGAAAGGGGAAAAGAAAAGGTGGAGGGCTGGAGATTTTGGAAGGAATATGGGAAGTCATTTGCATCGATTGTGAGAAGTGAGAGAGAACTAGGAGACGTGTAATCCGTCCGCTTTCTGCTTTACATTATAGCCTGATATATTTATCACAAATCTGATTAGTTAGGGGACAAAAACGTGAAATCACTGGGAATTTTGAGGATCGTGAAATTATACAGTTTTAACTGATGCTCTGCCATTCCATTCATAGCAAAGAGTGATTGGTAGAAAGCCACCTGCTAGGCGGTAGTAGTGACCTCAAATGTAAACCTTACGGACGGCATAAGGAGAAAGCCAAATGAGCATACGTAATATTCGGTCTATAGCTGAAGACCTTAGAGACAGAAAATATGTACAGTCTAGTCCTGTATTTTCTATGTCCGAAGCTATAAAAGAGGCAAAGAAAGCGGCCAAGCAAGTGTATGAGGAGTACGAAAGAGACAAAAAATTAGGGCTAGTAGAATGAAGACGACAAAATTTGAAACAAGAAAGTGGCGTGCAGAGAAGTCCAACTTAGTGCTGGGAGAGGCATGTCCGTCTGTACTCCATCCCGTAGAAGCTTATAAATGTGAGTCCTTCTCTGCGGGAAGAAAAGTGGTTCTAAGTGGTAGAGATGTCGGGTTCCAGACAGATATAGATATTAGCTGGCTGCCTTTGGCTGCCGATACCTACGACATAAGCCCAGATATAAGAGACTATATTATTGTTCCTGTCCCTCTTGTTACTTCTGACATTCCTAATAGAAATCTACAGGCATTTACCTTTGATGAACTAACTTATTTTGACCCTATGATGGGCATGTCGGGCTACAGGACATTTGTTGGTAAGCCTACTTTCGTAGATCACAATAATTCAGATCCTCTACAAGCGAAAGGTATTAATCTGGATGCTTCCATAACGGCGATTCCGAAGTATAATGTGTGGAAAGTAAATGTCCTCAGTGCTTTTGACAGGACTAAAGATTCTACTTTATGCCGTGATATAGTCAATGGCGAAAGAAGAGCTTACAGCATGGGATGCTTGGTGTCCTTCTTTGAATGTTCGATTTGTGGGCATAGATCTAAAAAGCAGAATGCTTCAGAGTGCGAGCACATGGCTCTTGGTAAGGGATCTATTATTGACGGTAAGCTTGTTTACGAAATATGTCGAGGAATAAATTTTATAGAGAATAGTAGCCTGACTGGAAACGACCCTGCAGATGTCACTGCTTTTTCCTCGGGACCAATTTTGTAATACAGGAAAACTAAGAGAATGGTAATGAGAGAAATAATAGCTGAGCTGGAAAGTCGTGGCCATAGCGATTTATCCAAAATTCTCCTTGGATTGATGTACGGTTCTACCAGAAAATCCATAGAAGCAAGATCGGATTTTGGGAAAGGCTGGTTTTACAATACGAATAAACGGAAGCTCATTAAGATAGACTCTTCTGATTTAGGCCCACATGGAGACCATGATGGTTGGATAACTATTGGAGACAATGCCAGAAAAATAGGAGTGGACCCGAAGAAAGCACGAGCATTCCAAGATGCATCCTTTGGATTTATGGTAAAGAGCAAAAAGGACCCGTTCTATCCTTATGCTGATGAAGATGGTTATGTCGACCCTAATGATCCAAGCCTTCTTGAGAATAAGGATTTCCTAAATCTCTTTAAGAAAAAATATGGTATGAGTATTGAAGATGCTAGGAACATAAGATTTCCACAATTGATCAGAATCAGGCTATGGCCTCGTGGCTTCTTATCAATAGATTTACCTGAAGACGTTACAAATAAGCATGTTAAATATATTCATGATATTATATACAAGCTTGGTGACGAAATACGAAGAGTCAATACAGTTGGCCTATGTGCGGGAGACTATGGCTATGGTGGCACTGTATCATTACAAGATCTGCTCGACGTCAAAAATTTAAGAGACTTGAAAAATCTGGGTGTATCTTTTCATTAGGGTGAGGAGGTTATGGTGTAAATGCCGTAATTCGAGCGGATGTTCTCAAAGTAAGTCCTATACGGTTTTAGACGGACAGCAAATAACCGTCAACTTTTCATTAAGCTGCGGCAAGCCCTGCTCGTCTGATTCGGACTGTAGCGGTGCTTGTAATTAAGGTGGAGAATAGCTTTAGCGACTGATAGTATTAAGATGCTTTATTTGTGTTGGTCGCATTTGAATTAAAGTGTTAATTTCAAAGATAGGAGAGATATAATATGCTATCCGAGATCAAGGAAATTGGAAAATTAAAAAGAGAGAAAGTCTTATCAAATACAGACGATATCTTCTATGCTGGTACAGAGATAAGTGATGACTTCACGTTCGCTGTTTATGAATGCCCGTCATGCGGCAGTGTTCAGATATCAAATCGTGGCGAGGATATGTATTGTGCTGTTTGCGGTGAAGGAACTGATTTTGTATCTGAAGTATCTGCTAAAAGCTTACAAGAAGCGAAGGTAGACTATAAGAAAATGGTATGTCCGATTTGTAATACTACGATGGTTACCTCCAAATCTGAAGATGAGGATCTGTATTGTGTCCAGTGCGGTGCAGTGGTGTCTGGTGATGATGCGGACGACGATCTTGATGTCGAAGTTGATCTCGAAGAGGAAGAAGAAGAAGGAGAGAAAGCAACTTCAATTTCTCTGAATCCAATCACGTCGAAAGATACATTCACAAAGTCTTCGGTCAAAATGGTGCTTCATGATCCAGAAGGAGAGAACCCTTACTGGAATATTATTCTTGACGGTATGCCGACTGCTAGAGTATCTCTTAAGGATCAGCCTAATCCAGACGAAATTCGGGATGTGTTTACCAGTGATGTATATGCGGAGAATCTTGCAGAAGCTATCGAGAAATTAGGAGCGAAAGCAGTGCTGGACCAGATAAAAGCTAAATATTACGTCAATAAGGTTGATGAATCCAAACTGGCTGAGCGTCTCGAGAAGAAAGTTAAAGCCGATTTAGATAAAGAGAACAAGAAAGCTCTTGGGAGGCTCAGACAAGAATATGCAGATTGCATAAAGCTGGTATTAGCAGGATTAAATAAGAACTTCTTCCCAGATGTCGACAATCCACTAAAGGCAAGTTTATGGTCAGCAATGGAACGTAATGGAGTATTCAATCCTTCCGAAGTTATAGAATCGTGCTTCCGTGAAAGTGCTGACGAGTTCTTTGATATAGTATTATCAAAAGCAGAGTCTTATATGGAAAAAGACCCAGAAGTGAGAAATGAGATTGCTAAAGCCATAAGAGATGCGGATGTAATAGTTAAGGAAGATGTCAATAGGATACAGAAAGCTGGTGAGGAAGAACCAGATTTACGAGACCGCTTGGCTCAAAGTAATGTAAATGTTAATCTGCTAGGTATTACTGATAATAAGGAATCTCTAAGAGCTAGGTTGCAGTTGAATAAAAAGGTTTAACTAACAAACCTAAATCATAGGAGGTATTGCTATGTTAGATTTGGCTAGAAGCAAATTCAATGATATTCAGGAGCGCCCTGTTAAATCTTCAAGTTCTGTATCCCAGGAAGGTCTGTGCCTGACCAGTGAGCTTGATGATAACGGTGAAGAGGTGATTTCTCCTACCAACGGTAACGCTAATGATGTCTTTGCTGGATTCTCTATAAATTGTCAGTTGACTCCCGTGGAAATGCCGATGGTTGAAACATTCACTATCCCTGATACTGATGTGGATGCAGACAGATACATTCAGCTTTCGAGAACTACTATCGTCAAAAACGCCGCCAACGATCATAAGATTCATATTGAGGAAACCGATGGAACTGACTACACTGAAGGTGGTGCTATTGCAGACGGTGTTTATGTATGTTCCGATACAGGTAAAATTTCATTCCACGTCAATCAGAAGGGAAAATCTATAGTCGTTACTTACAAGTACAATCCTACTGCCCTTGAGCTGCAGAGCACTTATTGGGAGTCTGGTATTAACATGAACGCTGCTGGAACGTTTAACAGGATAGCTGTAGGTAAACCACCTTGTGTTGTATATACTTCAGAATATAATCCTAAACGGGATTGGGGTAGCGCTACGAGTATAAAGACTGGAGCAAATGGTCAGTTGGAAGATCAAAACGGCAGCGGTGTTGCTATTCCTGGTGCAAGGGTTATCCATGTTCCTGATACCGATAATCCATATCTTGGAATTGAAATTCTGTAATATATTATTCTCTAATGATAGGAGGCTATAATATGAGGAATCCATATTTACCTACCAAAAGTAGAAAGCTTGTGACTGCTGGAGGTGGACCGATTACCGACTTGAAAGGAAGACACGGAAGTAAGTTAGTTGCAGATAACGGGGAGCTGAATGCGCATAGTAAAGCAGAATTAATGAAACAGATAGGAGAATTAATAGATGCTTACCAGACGGGTAAAGTTGTTCGTGAACCAGAACCTGCTGAAGTTATTGCTGAGAGACGTGAGATTATCAAGGCTGCTCTGAATGATAAAACAGGGGAACAGTGGGCTGTTCTTGGTGAGGTAATTGGCGATGAAGTATGGACTGCATTAAAGCGAGAAGGTTTCGCTAGGAAACTCCTTTTGTATAAGCCCTTAGGAAAGGGAGAAATCGGTAGACTGAGAGTTCGCAAGAAAGATGTAGTTGGATATATGGCTACTACTGCTGCTGGAAATCCACAGTCTGTCATCCGTCAATCTTATGTCTATCCCCCAGAGTTCTATATCACTGCGTCCCCTGTGGTGGAGATTAAGGAAATTGATAGTAATCCTGGGGATATTCTTTCAGAGAAATATGAAGACGCTCTGGAAGCTATCATGGTTCAAGAAGATAAAGTGTTCTTGTCTTTAGCTGATGCTGCTGCTCTTACCAGCAATGACTTATTCTACTTCAATAGTTTTACTCCAGCTTCATTCTCTCAGATGAGGACGCAAATCGCCAGATGGGGAATCCCTGTATCAAACTGTATAATTTCCTATGATATCTGGGATGACATAATCGCTGATGCTAATTTTGTAGCTTGGTTCGATGAGGTTTCGAAGCATACCCTAATTACCGAAGGATACTTAGGAGATATTCTCGGCATTCCGATTATTACAGACGCTTTCAGAGATCCAAATCTGAAGGTTCTTGAAGAGGGACAGGTCTATATGGCTGGTAGTCCACAGACTCTCGGTGGTATAACACAAAGGACTGAGCTGACTTCCGAACCAATTAACAAATTCCATGCTGCCGAGCCTGTCAGGGGATGGTTTATGTACCAGATTGAAGGTATGGCCATTGTAAACAGTAGAGCTATCTGTAAAGGTCAGAGAATCTAAGCTAAATTGGAGGCAGGAAGCGTCTGCTTCCTGCCGATTGACTGTTGTAGGAGGTGATGCTATGGATAAAGAAACTGCCAGGGAGCTGATTGGTAAGGTTCGATATATTATTGGAACGCTAGAGAGAAGGCTGTTCAGGAAAGTTATACCTCAGCTTGAAGGAGAACTATCAGGATCCTCTCTCAAATATCTGAGAACTGCTTCTACGAGCTTAGAGAGCGCTTTGGACAAATATGAAGCCTTGTTAAAGATGTTGAGAAAATACTGATAGCTGATAGGAGGGTTACGTCATGGATAGAAAAATAAAGTATCTTGTCAGTGAATTGCAGCGTAGCCTTGACGAAGATGTCAGTGGTACTATTGAGGAAATAGAATCGATATTTGAAGAGGAAGACCTGATAGATTCCAAGGAAGCAGAATTGCACTATAGGATTGTGAAGGATGTGGAACAGGCTCGTAAATATGTAGATAGATTACGTAAAAGTCTTAGGTCTGCAAGCGCTGCGGGAGGTAGCGTCAGTAGAAAAGTTAAATACCTTGTTGAGGAATTGCAGCGTTACCTTGACGAAGACGTCAGTGGTACTATTGATGAAATAGAATCGATATTTGAAGAGGAAGACCTGATAGATTCCAAGGAAGCAGAATTGCACTATAGGATTGTGAAGGATGTGGAACAGGCTCGTAAATATGTAGACCGTCTTGTTAAAAGTTTACATTAAAATGTGAAGAATAATTTGTTTCCAAAAAATATAGGAGGAATAATATCATGAGATCGGCTAAATTATTGATTGTCGCATATAAAGCATTCCGAAGGGGAGAGGAAGATATCGCTAAAGAAATTTTTGCCGAGGCAATGGACGACGAGACTGCTCCTGAGCTGATGGAGACCGTAAAAGAAGAAGCTGGAGAAGATATTGATGTTGACACCGACGTTGGTGAGGAAGAGGAAGAAGACATTATAGATATTGATGAGGAGGAAGAGGAAGAGGAAGAAGAAGCAGGAAAGGAGACTCTAAGCAGAGTACAAAAGGCTAAAATACGGGCTATTGCAAATCAAATAGCTGCTAAGGGTCATAGAACTCTAGCTCGCAGACTGCTTAGACAAATACGTGACCATTGAGTGTGGAGGAAGTCAAGAATCCTATACTTGTAATAGGAGGATAACGATATGGATAAATATTTGACGGAAAAGGATTTCAGAGTCTTCGAAAAAAGTCTTAAAGTTTTCGAAACACAGTTTGGCGTGCGTCTTAAGAAGACAAGAACTACAACAGACCTACCAGGAACGGCAGGAGAAGAGTTCATAATAGTGGGTCTGGTAAGGTCGAAGGTTATTGACATTAGAGCTGAGGGAGAGTTCCTGGTTGGCTACGATAATGGTACTTTATATATAGAGTGTTTTATAGAGTTAGTAATCTCGGGGAAGCCAATAGAAGGCGGACAGCTAGTAGGAGATTATGACATCAGAAGAAAGAAATGGAAATTGAACTGGGAATGGGACTAGTGAAACTGACACGGCATATAATGGATCTTACCTACGACGATAGTACAAGTTCCCTTTATTATCTCTGTGGACAGGAGGAATGGAGGGAGAAGTTTCAACTTCTCCCTCTTTATATCAAGCAGGAAGAAAGTAAGAATCTAGATGTGTATTGGGTCTTGTAGTCAAGGAACTTTCCCGTGCTTTAAGAAGCTATACGAACATTTATGGATTGGAGCAGAAGACCCACCACGAGGTGGGCGATGATTAAACTTACAGATTGTAGAAAGTGAATTTTACTTTCTCCAAATCTGTAATTTGGAGGTACAATAATGAAAGTGCAAAGCATAATTCGTGATCTAAGCGGTCTTGGTGAGCGAAGACTAGCAAGACATATTAGCAAAATAACTGCTGGAGGATCCGCTGGAGAGACGAGAGTCACACGGAAGGTTGTCAGACCTATACGGCGAGGATTTCTTTCTATGATGAACAAGCTCCCTAAGTTGTCTGATGAAGAGCTGGATCTTGTGAATGCTGATGAAGTGATAGACGAAATAGCTCACAATGTAAGGGAAATATGTGATCGCTTGGGTATCGACCCAAGTCTTGTGGGGGAAGAGCTCTCCAGAATGTAGGAGACAGAAATGACTAACACGATTATTGAACTTACAAGTATAGGCGAATTCGCTTTGGCGAAAAGAATTGTTTCTTCGTATAGGGACGTAAAGATCAGAATCTTTTACAATAGATTTCGCTACTATGACGTTGGCAATCTTGGAGCTATCAAAAGGGATTTCAGTGAAAGGGAATTGCGTGATAGTTCAGTAGACCTTCTATATAAGGGAGTTAGTATCGGTTATATAGATGCTAATAGGTTGGCAGACGAACTTTATACCTAAGCGTTATTTGGAGTTAATAGTGTTATGTATGATATTATACAGGATGGCTTAGTTACTAAGCTCAAAGAAATCTTTGGTATCGAGACAGTCGTATATACGCAAATAGATACGGTTAGAAATTCTCTAGCTAATAAAGAAGGACCAGAAGTCGAATCATTCCTGCCTTATATAGCATTCTGGCGGAATTCCACTTCTTTTGCATGGTCACGATCGGGAGCTCCTCTCAATATGGCTCAAGTTCGCTCTGGTGTAAATATTGAGTTTTCAGACGGCAAAATAAGGAACATTAAGCTCATTGCCTGCGACTTTTTATACTCGATGCGAGTCTACGCCTATCGAGAAGATGAGCTGAATAATTATGAAAAGATATACTACATAACTAAGATAAATCATCCTTATATTCATGTTAGGCTCTTCTCTGACATTATAAATATCCCTCTTGTATTTTCAGATGAAATTACTAAAAGTGTGGAAGAAGGAAGCGGTATGACGAAAGATTCTTACTATTATTTTGACACGGACTTCACAGCTCAGGGATTCCTTCTGGTTGAAGAGACTTCTATGAAGAGGATACAGAGAATTATCAAGAGTATTTACGACTTTGACAGTAAGAAATTAATAGAGCGAGAAGAAATAACTAAAGATTAACTACTCTTTGGAGGGACGGTATGCTTACTTTAGCTCCTCTGTCTCCTGGTGTTTATTCCACTGAAATAGAGCTGTCTACAGTTATCAAGTCTGTTGCAACTAGTATAGGAGCCGTTGTTGGTCCATCGAACAAAGGACCGCTTGACCCGACCCAGGTTACGACTACTAAGGAATTTACAGAATATTATGGAACACCAATCACAACTAATTATTTTCACTATACTGCTCTGGCTTTTCTGGGTCAAGGTAATAGAATTATATGCAAGAGAGTAATCAATAATGCTCTGTACGGTGGTGTGGAAGTTGTCAATGTTATGGCCGAAGATCCAGATAAAACTGCTGGTATAGATATGCCTGGAGGTTGTCCTCATCATCCGAAGGATAATTATGTTTGGGATAGCAATTACGCTGTAATAGCTCTTTTTGGACCAGACCCTGGTGCTTACAATAACGATCTCGGTATCACTATAAAACATAACCCGACCAAACTAATTGGGACTGCTACATTCACAAATGGAAGCAGAATAGTTACGGGAAATTCTACAAAGTTTACCTCCGAAGTGGCTGTAGGCGACCTTGTATATCCAGAAGGTCAGATTAAGTATTCTGCTAAAGTTGAGAGCGTTGACAGCGATACGCAACTTACCCTTGAATCCGACTGGGAAGGACCAGATAGTATGGATTTGTCGATTTACATAAATACTTTAGAGTTCTATATTACTCTTTACAGACGGGAAGGGACAACTATCTACGAAGTAAATAAGTTCTTATGCAGTAGAGTCCAAGATGCAAAGGACGGATTTGGTAGATCAATATATATCGAAGATGTGTTCGAGAACAGCAGATACCTTTTGGCTATCGACAACAAGGATAAACCAGCGGACGCCAAGAACATGCCTCAAGAAGTTGATGATATTGTCTGGTTCACAAGCGGCAGCAACGGAGATGATGTCACTCCTGGACAGATCATGTCGGCTTTGGATGAGCTTTCGAATCCAGACAAATATAATATAGACGTTATAATGTCTGGAGGTTACCTTTCTAACGGGAGCGGAATGTTCTCTGAGGAGGAAATAGAGGCTTTGCATGTTTACACTGACAGCATAGCTCAAAAGAGAAAATCTTTTGCAATATTAGATTCACCGTTCGGGAAAACAGCTTCCGAACTTGCAGAATGGAGAAGAAACAATCTTGCAATCAATTCCTCCTATTCTGCTGTATATGCTCCATGGTTAAGAGCTTACGACCGATTCAATGATAAGTGGTTATATTTACCCCCTTCTGGTTATATAGGAGCTGTATTTGCGTACACAGACTATGTCTCCGATCCGTGGTATGCTCCTGCAGGATTGGTAAGAGCAGTACTGCCAGTCTCGGATGTGGAACAGACTTTCGAGCAGCCTGATCGCAATATCTTATGTGAGGCTCAAATAAACCCAATAAGGAAGCATCCAAGCGGTGGGATAGTTGTTTGGGCGCAGAGAACTCTGCTTACCCGACAATGTGCTACCAGTAGTATAAATATAAGGCGACTGCTCATGACTATAGAAAAAGCTATTTCTGCAACTCTTGACTGGTTTGTGTTTGAACTAAATACACATCACAAAAGAATGGAAGTTGCTTCCCTTATAGAAGGGTACATGAATATGCTAACTGCTGGATCCGCCTTTTATGATTTTAGAGTAGTCTGTGATGAAACTAACAATACTCCAGAAGTTATCGATCGTAACGAAATGATTGTAGATCTCTACGTTAAACCTGTCCATGCTGCAGAATATATAAAACTGAATGTAGTTATAGTGAGGACTGGCGTAAGCTTTGACGAAGTTTTGTTACCTCAGGCTACTTAGAGTAAAAATTAAGAAGGAGTGAGACTATGGCTGATTTAAGTATTGAAACTGCGAGATCTCTCACAGAGCCAGCCCATCAGTATCTGTGGGAGGTGTCTGTACTCAATCCCCCTGGCGGTGGAGATGGGGAAGCTCTGAAATTCCGTGCTAAAAGTACTAGCATTCCAGACTTAATAACTGAGACGGTTACGATAAACTGGAAAGGTCATCAAATAAAATTTCAAGGAAGGGACGCTTCTGCTCATACAATAGAACTTACTTTGTGGGATAGTGTTGATTTACCCGTGTACAATACCTTGTATAAATGGCAGCAGAGAATTTTAGACAGGCGCAGTGGTGCGTCTGTAGGCAAAATTGACTATACCACTGACATAGTTCTGGAAATGCTTTCCAAGGAAGCGGGAAACCCTTCAATAGGTAAATGGACGCTGAAAGGAGCTCAGTTAGAGAATCTTGGCGCTATATCTCTGACTTATGATTCTTCAGAGCCCATTGAGATAACCGTCACGTTTCAGTTCGATTATTTTATCTTTGAGAAAAGTAAGTCTACGCTTAAATCTACACTTAAATCTACACTTGGGTCTACACTTAGATCCACTGTGTCTTCCTTGCTTACATAGTTCGTAAAATGAGCTTGCAAGTAGAAAGATTCATAAGGGACTATCTTCCTAGGCCGCAGTTCCTCTTTCGGTATGACGTATTCCTACCGCCAGGTGAATTTGGGAATGCAGAATTAGTAGGAAATAGAGTTATTGAAGTAAATATTCCTATGCCAGAATTCTCTTCCGAAGGTACTCCAATTGGTAATTCCAAGTGGTACTATTCCCTAAACAACGATATAGGGAGTATTAGCATGAGAGTTCTGGAAGGGGAAGACGGTGAAACAATTAACTACTTCCGTAAGTGGCAAAGTAGAATGGTAACGGAACAGGGATACCACAGAGTACCTTTGGAGTACAAAAGAGATGTAAAGATACAGTTATATTCTGTTGATGGGAAACCTACGATGCTTCTGACATTTAAAGATTATTTCCCGACACGTATAGAATTCCCTGCAATATCTGGAGAATCTTCTGATGTTTTGATATATACTGTAGAACTGAGCGGCGATTCGGTGAAGATTTCTGTGTAGAACTGATCTACTTGCAAGCGAAGTTATGAGAGTGAATGTAAGAAGGGAGTTATAAGATCTATGTTGTAAGGAAGAGCGACTTTAATATAAAGTATTAGGAGGAACTTAAATGGCTGCAATAATTAAAGAGCCCGGAAACGATGTATCTAAGAATAATAGTGTAAAAGGGAAAGACTATAAGGCTATTGCCGATGAAAGGTCTAAACAAGCACCACAATCCATCCTTATTAACCTCCCGTCTCGAGGAATAATTCCTTCCTATCCAAGCACTTTATCTGCCTCTCCTCTGAGAGTAATAGATATGAAGCGTCTGGTTTCTACTCCTGATGAGAAGTATTATGCAGTTCTGATAGATGTGATTAGTGAATTGATCGGACTCGACGCTTCATCTCTGACTTCTTCAGATTTTGATTTTACTGTTATAACTATCCGTGTTAATTCGGTTGGTCCAACATGCTCACTTCTTATAACTTGCACACGGTGCAAGAATACTTTTCCTGCCTCAATAAACTTCACTAAGCTGAAATCTGTTCCCCTACGTGACGACTACAAAGAGCCAATGCGGATCAAAACTTCTTTTGGAGAAATACCGCTACGCCTTCCTAGGGTTTCTGATACCTCTCAGTTGGAGATTAGTGAATCTGAAGATATCCTGTCCAAATGCGCTTGTGCGTTAGCTACCGATGAGCCTCTTCATTCCCGAATAAAATTCCTAGAGAATAAAGCTACCATCCAAGATATCAACCTCATTAGAACGTTTCTGCTTATGTACGAACATGGAGTAAGTAGATTCCAGACAGCTAAGTGTTTGTCTTGTGGAGAGGAGGTGCTCTTTTGGATACCCTTTCGTGCAGACATCCTCTTCGGGATGGGGGACAACCATGAAGAACATTTTAGAAAAGCAGTTCTATAGCTGCTATTTAATGGGACTTTCGGTGAAAGATACCGATCTGATGGATTACATGGAATTTGATTGGTTCTATAATAGATTAATCCAGCAAAAAGAAGAAGAGCTAAAGGTCCGTAGAAGGGGCATAAGATATGGCAGATAATGAAAGGGAAATTTCACGCCTTGAGGAAGAGCTCGATCGCAAGGAAAAAGAATTTGAAGATATAAGAGAAGAGCAATTTTCGAAGCGAAAGGAACTTCTGGAGAAAGAGATAACTAAGGTTGGCAGACAGATCAGTGACGCTGTTTTCTATAAGAGGGATCTTGATAAGTTAGTACGTATTCATAGCGAACTGGATAAAATACGTGCGAAAACCGTCGAGACTCGCACTGCTGCTAGACCGAGAGCTATGTTTCCTGTAACACGGAAAGAGACACCCGTAGCTCCTACTGTTCCTGCTCCCGTGTCTCAGAAGGAACTGAAAGAGATCTCAAACATACAATCCGAAATTCGTGATATATTTTTGGAGATTGGATCCAATGTCAATGATGTTTTGAGATCCATAGAGGATAAATTTGGATCGATCGAAAAGTCGTATGAACATCTCAGTGAAAGCAGTTCTGCGGTAGTTAAAAGGCTTCTGCAGTTAAGAGATTCAAGTATAGCGATCGGGAAAGGACAGGAAGATATATCAGGGGAAACCATTGCAAATCAGATAAAAATAATGAAGGAACTCCAGCATCAAACGAGATCCATCGAAGAATTTCCCAGAGAAATAGATAAAAGTGTAGATGAACTAAATGAATCGCTTGGAAACAGTATTAAGTCTTTAGGGGACAGGACGGAGAGATTAAAGGAAATAACTAGTAGAATTGCTAGTCATGATATAGCAGAGGAGGTTGTTGCTGGCTTTGGAAGATCTGCTTTCGGGGAATTTTATGACGTTGTTTCAGAGGGACTAAAGTCTCTTACAGGAACTAATACCGCATTAGAAGCCCTCGGCAAAGCAGCGAAACCGATATTTTCCTTTCCCAAATGGATGCTATTGCTTGGAAGAAGATATGGTAAGAAGCTGTATCGGGGGATTGTTAGCGTTCCTGGTCTGCTAGCCAATCTACAATCTCACGTAGAGTCTACTGAGAAGTATGCAGCAGAAACTTCTAAGTCATCCTCTTCTTTGTCGAAGGATTATATGGAAGCCGAATCTCGGAATGTTAAGTTGCTTTCGCAATTAAGAGCTTCCATTGACTTTCTCAAAGTTAAGTCAGCTGACGGGTTCACCTCTATTACAGATAAACTTTCAGCTTTCCCTTCGGCTGTGTCCGAAGTGAAAGACGCTACTTTGTCTATTAGCAGAGATTTGTCTCGATCCTCTGTAAGATTGTTGCAGTCTCTCTCTGGTATAAGAGAAGTTACGGGTAAAGGCTTCAATTGGCTTTCCGAGAACATAGAAAGTATATCTGACGATTTAAATAAGATAAAGAAACAACAGAAGAAGCAGATAAAAGCCACCAAAGAGGCAGGCGAAACAGGGTTTCTTGGTTCTATAATGGGAGGTATGTTAGGGTTCAGAGGTATAACAGGTATAATCGGCACAATTACAAGCTCAATCGCTGCTGCTATTACAGGTATAGGTAAGGCTATCGTTCCAATGATAGTTCCTGCTCTCGCTACCGCATTTGCAGGAGCAGTCGGAGTAGCTATAGGGAAGGGTATAGACAATCTTACTAAGAAGTTCGTTGGAGAAGAGGGATTAGGCGGTTGGGTTTATGAAAAAATACATGGGAAAGAAAAAGGACCTCCACCGAGGACTGCCTATGAACTTAAAATGATAGCTTCTCTTAAGAAAAAGATGTCCCCAGCAGCTTGGGAAAAGTATAGACCTGCTATAGAGGAAGGGTTAGCCGCAAAATTGATACAAAGAGGAGCATTAGTAAGGAGTGACGGCAAATTAGTATTACCTGAGGAACTTACTGAACCTACAGAAGTGGGGGCAGCTGCTCCTGCACCGACACCGACACCTGTTCCTCCGCCTACACCAACTCCAACACCGACACCTGTTCCTCCTATTGAGAATATAGTGCAAGTGAAAGCTCCTCCCATTGTTCCTCCAGAAGCTCCTCCGCCACCACCTCCGCCACAAACGATCGTTCATCAGACTGGACCCTCTAAAACATTTGAGGAAAGGAGTATAAGAGGGTTTCCTGTGATAGTTGACGACTTAGGCTTGATATTAGCTAACTCGGGACTTTTGTGATATAGGGATGAGAAATATGACTGAAGAAAAATGGTACGAAAATCCTACTAGGGAGCAGTCACCAGGATATATAGTAGAAATAAGGCAAATCAATGTCTCAGAGCCTCTAAGGGTAGCTGGAAAGATGGGAGAGATTTCTATGGAACTCTCTACAGAATGGTCGCCACTAGTTGACCCAGAAGTTGGAAGATTAGCGAAAGCGATTGAGACTCTCAGTAGACAGCTTCCCTTACCTGGAGAGTGGGGAGCAGCAATAAGAAGGGGTATCAGTCCCAGGATGCAGTCAGCGACCGTTGCTCGGTTTACTTCTTCACAATATCTGACCATTCCAATAAGAATGGAGTTCGTAGCTTATCAAGATCCTCTCAGGGACGTTGTCATACCATGTAAAAAACTCCATAAAATGGTTACTCCTACCGAAGGAGCTGTAAGAGGTATGATAGTGACTCCGATAGAAGTTATGGTAACAATTGGCAGACTACTTCGTCTACCAAGAGCCGTACTTAACTCTGTGTCAATAACCTATTCTCAGGAATTAGTAGTCGGAAAAGACAATATACCGCTCCCTTCTAAGGCCGATGTAGATGTAACAATACAGGCTTCTTATCTGTTCGTCCAGCGAGATATCGACGAGATGTATTGGAGTCTTGCTAAATGAGCTTAATAGATCCTATCAGACCTAATGTCTACAATATTGTAACTGTAGACGGAACAAAGGAATATGACTTTCTAGACCCTTCTCTTACAGAGATAGTCAAGCAAATCAGAAAAATTGTATCATACTTCACAGTTACTCCTAAGTATGATAGAAAATATTGGCTAATATCTTGGGAAGTATATGGGACTCCTTATTTGTGGTGGATCATAACACTGTATAACGACATAGTAGATCCGTTTGAATCTCATATAGGAGAGACTCTTTTATGCCCAGATATTAGCGGAATAGATATACGGCACCTTTATAGCAAGGGTAAAGTTACAGACCCGCTGTTGAAGAAAATTGCTGTGCCTGCTGCCAGTTCGAGTTCCAGTAGTTCTTATTCTAGTAGTTCCTCGTCCAGTTCTAATTCGAGCAGTTCGTATAGCTCATCAAGTTCTTCAAGTTCCAGTATAGGACCAGAGGAATTTGTTAGAGGTAAACAATATCAAGCATCTCCTTGGCATTACAAAACTTTTCTCTGGCCAGAGAACAAACCTTCTGACCCTGGGTTTGCTGTAAATAATCCCTTCATATCAGAATATAACAGCTCTGCTAATCTGTTGACAGTTACCTGTGATGATCTGACTCTATTTTGTTCGACTGTCTATACGACTGGTGCAAATAGATCTTTTGCACTAACTCACAAAACAACTCTTATACCATTCAGATATAATGATGTCTTATATAACTTTTTCACTATTACTAGCGAGTTCCCTCTTGATAGCGTTGTACCCTTCGATTTGTGGAAGAAAGAAGGGACAGAGGATACGTACTGTATAGGTCTGATAAGTGGAAGGTCGAAGAAACATTACTTATTTGAATACACTTTAGGAGACGAAGCTGCTGAGCTCGTTTCTGAAAACGAATCTACCGCTATAAAAGACTCAGAGAAATGGCTCGAATACGAGGTAGTAGTTGACGATTACAATTATAACCACGGAATATATTTCCCTCATGATATAGATCCGCCAGAGCACTCGCTGAAAGTTACCGATGGAACTGATACCGTAGAATATTACGAAGGCGGTGAACCGACAGATGATTATATATTGAAGTACGACCATTCAGCAGATCGATACTATATAAAAGTTCTTCCTGACGGGAGAATTAAAAAGTATCAGATAGTACATATCTGGTTTCTGAATAGTCTTCCTGATAATGTTACTCTATTAGGGTATTCGAAAGGTAAAGCTTATTTTGGTGTAGCTAGTAGTACAAACAGGGTTAATGTTACTGAATATTCCTGTCAGGAAGATGATCCTGGCGGAAGGTGCCGATATATATGGTGTGATGACTTCGTAAAGGGTAAAGGTTATGTTATAACTGTCGGAGGCTCAAGCAATTATCTCGTCGGTTATAAGAAAACATATTTCGATCGTATAAACAGCAAGTTATATGTTATATCTACTTACAGACTAGTCAATCAAGACTACTATGGAAAACCAGCGGTAGTCGGGCAGCCTTATCCTTCCGAAAGGATTCGCTTTAGAGAAGGTGATATATTTGATACTTCTACTAAAGCTGGTTTTCACTTTTTATTTGGTGTAGGTTATTGCGAAGGTTGTGGTTATTCGGACTGGTATTATGAATATCTCTACAGTCGTTATTGGATATCGTTAGGCTCTGTCCTAGTTCCTGTTAATATCGATGTCCCAGAACCTCACACTGTAAATCTTCTGCTTACAGCTCCTTATGGTAATGTGGTAAGCTTCTGGAGAAAATATAAGGATGAATCCATTGCTACTTTATGCTGCCAAATCGGAGCTCATAGAGTATATGACTACTATCATCATTACATTATAGAATACAGCCCGAGCCACAGAATATTATGTATAGACGATAGCGTTGAGTATCAGGCGTCTGAAGTTTGCAGGTTTGAAGGCGACCGCAAGCTAACAAAATGTATCGCACGAGTCAGTGTCGGAGGAGCAACAGCAAAGGACGGTATATGGGAAACTTGGGATGACGGTTATTTCAATCCAGTTACCAGTTTTAGATGTTCTCTAGGAAGATATGAACATATTGAAATAGATCATGAAATAGAGGACGCTGGTGAGAGATGGATTGCTCACGGTTATTCAGTAGACCATGTCAACGAAGTCGAGTGGGATCACAGAAAATATTACTCGAACTGGAAAATTAAGAGTGTAAAAGAATGCTTGCCAGATGGAAGCTCTGACGAATATACGGTATTGGGATACGAAACTTGGCGTACTGGAGAAGAAAAAGAACAAAAAACATACCTTATTAGTGGTTTTACAGAAGAGCCTGTTACTGAGGACAATTACTATACTGCCGTTATACGCTCTGCAATATTAGGGGATCTGCATAAACCTCCTTGTGACTATGGTTGCGGTTTTTCACAAGAGGTTGATGGTAAGTGCTATAGTTCTGAAATATTTGGATACTATGACTGGGATTCCTTCTTTCAGAAGGCTTTGGCTTCTAAATCTAGCAGCTCCAGTAGTTCAGCAAGTTTCAGTTCCAGTTCTAGGTCTTCAAGCAGTTGCAGTATCAGTTCCAGTTCTTCATCCATTAGTTCCAGTTCGTCCAGTTCTTTTAGTAACAGTAGCAGCTCAAAAAGTTCTAGTTCTAGGTCATCTAGCAGTATGTCTTCAAGCAGCAGTTCTCTTAGCTTCAGTTCAAGCAGTTCTAGTTCCAGAAGTTCCAGTTCTTACAGTCTGTCTGTATCTTCCAGCTCTGCTTCTCATCCTAGCTGGTGGAGTAGCAGTAGTAGCAGCGCAAGCACCAGTTCGAGCTCCCAATCCGTGTCTTCTAGTTCCTCTTCGTCCAAGTCTTCGAGCTCTATGTCTTCCAGCAGTGAGTCTAAAAGCTCTAGTAGCATGTCCTTTAGTTCTTCGAGTATGTCGAGTTCGTCTGTCAGCTCAAGTTCTTCTTCTTCATCGAGAAGTTCAAGTTCCGTGAGTTCGAGTTCTAGTTCCAGAAGTTCGAGTTCTAAGAGTTCCAGCTCTCGCAGCTCCAGTTCCCGCAGTTCCAGCTCTCGCAGCTTTAGTTCTTCCTCACGAAGTTCAAGTTCCAGTTCGTCGAGCTCTTTTTCATTAAGCTCGAGTTCGAGTTCCCGTAGTTCTTCCTCAAAAAGTTCTAGTTCTAGTTCACGAAGCTCTTCTTCAAGAAGTTCCAGTTCCAAAAGCTCCAGCTCCAGCAGCCTCTCTTCAAGCAGTAGTTCCTTCAGCTTTAGTTCTAGCAGCTCTAGTGTGTCAAGCAGCAGTAAGAGCAGTTCTTCTTTCAGTTCTGATTCCTTTCCTCTGTACGAAGGTGATCCCTATGAGCGATTTAAGCAGTGCCGTGCTTCCTCTGAGTTGCTAGTTCATCACGGTCCTAGTTATACAGCTCATAGAGCTTTTGACAACGTGCCAGAAGCTGGCTATCACGACTGCTGGATATGTGCTAGTAACAATTTACCTAATCCTGACGGGTCTTGCTGGTTGCAGTGGGACTTTGGTGAACCTAAGATAATTACTCACGTTCAGATACAAAGAAGAAGTTATGTAGAATATCCTTGGGGCAATATAAACTTTCCGAAGCACTGCAGAGTTTTAGGAGCTAACACGAGCAGCATGGACGACTATGTAGTGCTAGGAGAGTTTGATACCCAGAACGTTGGTGCTGGTGAATGGGATGAGTTCCATAGAGTAGTCCAGCTTCCGTTTAGATTTATAAGAATTGAAATTCACGACATCTGGCAAGACTACGGAAGCAATGTCGCCGTCAAGGAAGTAAGATTTAGAGAATCTATCAGCTCGTCATCGAGAAGTTCGAGCTCCAGTTCGAGAAGCTCTAGCTCCAGCAGTTTTAGCTCAAGTAGCTCAAGTTCGTTGTCTATAAGTTCTAGCTCCTCTTCTAAAAGCTCTAGTAGCTCCAGTTCAAGTTCATTTTCTATAAGTTCCAGCAGTTCCAGCTCCAGTTCTTATAGTTCAAGCTCTTCCTCCGAAAGCTCAAGTTCACGTAGTTCCAGTTCTAGCAGTAGGAGTTCGAGCAGTTCTAGTTCAAGTTCACGTAGTTCCAGTTCGAGCTCTTACAGTTCCAGTTCCAGCTCATTCAGCTCCAGCAGTTCGAGCTCTTCGTCAAGAAGCTCAAGCTCTAGCAGCCTGAGTTCCAGCAGCTCGTCGTCTTCCTCACGAAGTTCAAGCTCCTCGTCGAGAAGTTCAAGTTCACGTAGTTCTAGTTCTAGCAGTAGGAGTTCGAGCAGTTCTAGTTCAAGTTCAAGTTCTTGGAGTTCTTCGTCTGAGAGTTCTAGCAGTAGAAGTTCCAGTTCTTCTTCAAGAAGTTCCAGCAGTGCTTCTAGCAGTTCCTGTTCTATCAGTTCCAGCTCTTGCTCTTGGAGTTCAAGTTCACGTAGTTCAAGTTCTTCATCAAGGAGTTCGAGCTCCAGTTCTAAGAGTTCTTCCTCAAGAAGTTCAAGTTCCAGTTCTCGTAGTTCCAGTTCCAGCTCCCACAGTTCTAGCTCTTCATCCAAAAGTTCAAGCTCTTCGTCTTATAGTTCAAGCTCTAGCTCCTTTAGTTCAAGTTCTCGAAGTTCAAGCTCTTCGTCTTATAGTTCAAGTTCTAGTTCGTATAGTTCAAGTTCAAGCTCACGTAGCTCAAGTTCCTCCTCCAAAAGTTCAAGTTCCTCTTCGAGAAGCTCTAGCTCCAGTTCCAGCAGTTCAAGCTCACGCAGTTCAAGTTCTTCATCAAGAAGCTCAAGCTCTAGTTCTTCTTCCAGTAGCTCCAGTTCCTACAGCTCTAGCTCCAGTTCCTACAGCTCCAGTTCAAGCTCAAAATCTTCCAGTTCCAGTTCCAGTTCTTCAAGCAGTTCCTCAAGTTCGAGTTACTCTAGCTCGAGTAGTTCATTCTCCAGTAGTTCTTCCTCCAGTAGTAGTTCGTCCTCATCTGTTAGTAGCAGCTCCAGCTCTCGCAGTTCCAGTAGTCAGAGTTATAGTGTCGCTGAAGATACTACGGAAGGTATGGGATACTGGACGTTTGGTGAAGTGGCTGACGTTCCTTTTGATTTTTCTATTGGGGACATATATGGATTGGGCTATTGGGAATTCGGACGTGTATTTGACTATATGTGGGGATCATATAGTTCCTCTAGTAAGTCAAGCAGTTCCTCCAGCTATTCTTCCAGCAGCAGTTCCAGTTCCAGCTATAGTAGCTCTAGCAGCAGTAGCAGTTCATCTTATTCTTCCAGTAGTAGTTCCAGCTCTAGTGTTAGCAGCAGTTCCAGTAGTTCGAGTTCCTATTCTTCCTGTCCATTCTGGAGTGGCGACAGAACTACGTATGCTCAAGCTAGTGCGAGCACCTACAAGACTTACCATGAGCCTGAGGATGCGATAGACGACGATCCAGACGGAACTAGATGGGAGGCTCGTAACGCTACCGACGAGTGGATTAGAATAGATTTCGGAAGCGGGAACGCTTATCCGATACAGATAGTTAGAATATATCCTTACGAAGATTTTTCTGGATTTCATGTAAAAGATATAACCATCAAAGGGTCTAATAACGAAGTAGACTGGGACGAGTTGTTTAGCGGTACAGTTCCAGAGATTTCTGATTGGGTCACATTCGGGTTTGAAAACGATACAAGTTATCGATATATACAGATAGATGTCCACAATCAGTGGACTGGCGATGAAGGCGGTATAGCAATAGCAGAGATTGAAATGTTTGAGTGCTATGCCAGCAGTTCCTCCAGTTCGTCGAGCTATAGCAGTTCCAGTGAGAGTTCAAGCTCCTCTTCAGAAAGTTCCAGTTCACATAGTTCAAGTTCTCAATCTGGGGGATGCCCAGTAGACTGCGGGTGTGACTGTGCAGAAGATTGTGGATGTGATTGTGCTGAGGATTGTCCTGAGGAATGCGATTGTGAATGTCCAGAAGAAGGTTGCGATTGTGAATGTCCAGAAGAAAGTTGTGGATGCGACTGTGCTGAGGATTGTCCTGAAGAATGTGACTGCGAATGCCCAGAGGAAAGCTGTGACTGCGAATGCCCAGAGGAAGTTCCGTGGTAAATATTAGTAGGGAGGTTACATTTTTTTGGAAAAAAAGTACTGCAGCAAATGCAAAAGGCAGGTTATAGATAATCCCTATATCTACAGACAAAAAGAAGTATGCAGAGACTGTTTTATGGCTATTCTTAATGAGAAAATCTACAAAGCTAAGTTGGAAGAGATTGAAAGGTATAAGCAAAAATATTGGAGAATGCAATGAAGTATAGCCACCTTAGCGAGGGGAAGATATTACAGGAACTATCGGGTGTTATTCTTAGAAGCTTACCGAAGCCAGAATGCACTTTCGTCAATGCTATCGACGAGGAATCTTGGGAATATGAAAGCAGTGACGTTTCTATAGCTATAGGTCTTTCTTTTGACGAAGGGGGATTTTATATCGCTAAAGTGGAAAATTATGCCAAAGGTAGAAAAGTGAAATTGCTAAATACTATTTTTAAAGCTATATCTCGTATTTGCGATAAATATAATCTACCGAGAGTCATCTATTTAGAAGACACTTCTGGGAGACCTGGAATGTATGCGCATCTCGGGAGGAAATATAAACTATCTGTAGTAGAATGGTATTAGAAATATTATGATAGAAAGTATAGGGTCTATAGACCTAGAAGTAACTTTGAGATGTAACTTGAAATGTCCTTACTGCTATCTGAATCTTGGCTCTGGAGAGTGTAAAGACATTTCTGAAGAAATAATGAATCAATGTATCGAGTTGATGAAGAAATATAGGAAGGGTAATAGTGTTCAGAAAGTCACATTCTACGGAGGAGAGCCTTTACTGAGGTTTGATCTTATAAAGAAGTTTGTGTCTATGGTAAACCGTTCCGGGCTGAATGTCAGATATACCATAATGTCTAACGGCACTATCATGACTGAAGAAATCGTTGACTTTGTTAAGAGGAACAAAGTGTATGTTCAACGTAGCATTGATGGATGCCCTAAAGCAATGGAGAAATTAAGACCTGGAGCCCTGCCTCTATACGAGAAAGCTACTGAGATGCTGAAAGATAAAGACAGAGGAGTCAGGCGTATGACTATCACTCCTGATACTGCTGAGTACCTGTTTGAGGGCGTTCTTTTTTTGTGGGAAAAGGGGTTCAGGAGAGGTTTCTCCCCGCAACCTGATTACAATCAGGAATGGAATGAGGAACAAAAGAAGGCTCTCATTGATAATATGTGGAAGATGGCAGATTTTTATATAGAGCAATTTAAGCACGGCAATCCCTTTTACTGGTATCAAGTATCCAGAGAGGCTGCATGTAGATTCTCTAATACAGTAACTCAGACAGGTTGTGGTGCTGGTAAGAGATTATATGCAATTTCTGTGGACGGCTATGTATTTCTGTGTCACAGGTTTACTGGAGAAGACATAAACGGACCGTTCTGCTACGGACATGTTGCTGAAGTCTTGGAAGGTACTGCAATAGGGTTTGGTAATGAAGTCTTGTCGGCTATAGAAAGTAGAAAGAGAAAAGAGTGGAATGAGGAATGCTATTCCTGTATAGCTCAGTATGGTTGTGAAAAGGGATGCTACCACTCCAGTTATAAAGCAACTGGAAATCTCTTGAAGCCTCCAGAACTGTATTGCAGGATTAAAAGGGAAGCAGCTAAAATAGTTACTTATATAGACTGTGAGCTTAGAAATATAGATTCGGAGTGGTGGTTAAAGAAAAATTTCCGCAGAGAGGCAAAAGCCTACATAAATAGGAAGAAGAAGATATGACAACTTGGTATATAGACTACGTTAATGGAGATAATAGTAATAACGGCAGTAATTGGTCACAAGCTTGGAGAGATTGGGACGGTATTTCTGGAGTCGCTCCTGGGGATCTTATTAAGGTAGCGAAGACACCAGATCCAGTCAGTATAGGTAACGCTACTTGGTCACATGGAAGTGATATAGTAACATTGGCTTCTCCAAAAACTGAAAATATTGATGACTGTGAGGACGCATGGACTCCCGAAGCTGGAGTTACCCAAAGTAATGATTCTAGTTATGCTACGGAAGGCGATTACTGTCAGCGGTTCGGCATCGGGTCAGGAGGGTTTACTTCTGGTCCTATTGCCTATCACGAATTCGCAACTGCTAAGGATCTATCTTCTTATACTAAAATAAGCTTCTCTATAAGGCTAATGTATCGTTCTCTGGATGCGAATACCCTTTCGATAAGATTCTATTCGGATTCTGATAGAACTATGTTAGTTCATAATTTTCCCATTAATTTTAAAATCCCTGTAGATCGGACTTTACCAATAACGCTTGACAACGGAGCTGCTTTAGGTAGTAATATCAAAGTTATAGAACTATATGCAGATGTAGATATATCTGGGCACATTAGAATATATATAGATAATATATTAGCCTGTAATGACCTGACACTTAGTAGTGTAATAGGGAAGAATACTTCTAGTGAAAAAGAATGGTGGCATATAGGCTATATAAACGGGAATTCTATTAAACTTGCTAAAATAAATTCGTATTCTGCATCAGACAAAGGAACTAAATATACAGGGCAGAACGGGACTGTAGAAACTTTTGTTCGTAATTCGGCTGTGATACCGTCGAAAGTTAGATATGACGACGATTCCAATTTTATGACTTCTTCTGTGAACGGTAATAGTGGAAGCTTGATTACTATATCTGGGGGATGGGATCCTTCTACTAACTTGCAGGACGGTGAGTCGTGGCTCGACTTGGTCACTCCCTTCGGAGTATGTGAGCTGTCTGGCTCTTATACAAAGTTGGAAAAATGTAGCTTCGTTAGAGGACGTCAGTTATACTTGTCTGGTTCTTATAATCAAGCTGAAACTATACATTTGGTTGGTAATCGCTATTACGGACTTCATGTGTCCGACGGTATTGAACAGATAGTAGATGACACATTTGTAGTTTCCTGCTGTGATTACGGACCGAGGCTTCGTAATGCTACGATATCTGATTTGTCTGTCTATAGAAGTTATGTGGATATCGAAGCATGTAGCGTTACTGGCTCTTTATCCTGTTATGGGAGTCGTATTGATATAAAAGACAATGTAGACGCGAATAACATTGTTGTCCGCAGCAATGATGGCACTGGAGTACTTATATACCAATCTGCTAATGTATTCATCGAGCAAGTGGACGTTGAAGATTGTGACGGTTACGGTATCCATCTGACTGATTCAAAGGCTATTACTCTGGAATCTGTATCGGTACAAAATTGTAATGATGACGGTGTATATATCCATGGAATAAATTCTTTCGATATTTATATACATGATGCAACTCTTGTTAATAATGGATCGTACGGTTTACTCGTTGAAGATGGTGCACATTCAATATTCATTGACAACTTGGAAACCTCTGGTCACATTTCTCGTGGCCTACGTGTGAGAGATTCCGAAGTTCATGTTGAGAGTAACAACTGCTCAGACGGAATAAGTTATTACTTTCCGTCACAAGTTCCTCGATTTGGACTCTACTTCAGTCACAAGGATCAAGTTGCTGGTTCTCATATAGCCTATCTCCCTGTCGGGACTATCAGTGCTGATAACACTGTATATCACACAGCAGCACCGTCTTGGAAAATGGAAGTTACTTCTGATTCAAGATTAGAAATTTTGGTATTCCGTATCCCTGCTCAAGCTGGAGTCTCAAGAACAGTGAGAGCATGGACAAGATGGGATTCCACTGTAGAACCTAAGATGAAGCCGAAGGCCATCCTTAGGGGTTGTGGTATTACTAAACAGGAGGATGTCAATACGGAGCTGTCTGGAAACTGGGATCAGTTAGTAGTTACGGCGACTCCTACCAGAAATGGTATTCTGCATTTCTCTATTGCTTTTCAGAGAGCATATAATACTCCTTTAACAGTTTATGTTGATGACGTTACCTGGAGTTAAATTATGGGTGAATATCATAGCGAGCCGAGGACTATAGCTAAACCTGAAACTATACTCCCATCTCTCAAAGCAAAGTTAGTTGATAGACAGGGAAATATTTACGAGTGGAATCTTGTAGAGACAGGATGCTTAAGAAGCTTTGTGATGATAGAATCAACGAATGTGTTTCTTCCTACACTGGAACTGATTGTATTAGATAGAGGCAATGAACTGCTCGGTTCGTTTACAATAGCAGGAACGGATAAGCTTATAATCGATTTAAGCAATCTAACTGGTGACAGCTACAAATATGAGTTTGAACTGTATTCTATAAAGGAGGCTGAGCTTCGCAGCTTGTTGGACATAGGCTCAAACATGATGACTATGACATTCTGGACACCTCGCTGGCGTGATTTGTTTCAGGGATTCAAAGTGAGGAGCTTCGGTAAGATGCCTGCTTCCGCCGTAGCGGATGCTATCATTGATGCTGATGAAAAAGAGATAGAGGATTCTCTTGATGCGAGAAATTATATACAAGCACAATGGACGGACGCTCAGTTCTTAAGACATCTTGCGAGATATGCCGTAGGTAGAGATTCTGCTGGTTACTGGTATTTCTTTGATAGATACGATAAATTCTTCTTTTGCACTCCTGCATATCTAATAAAGAAACCTTTGAAGGAGGGAAATAAGTTCGAGTTCGTGAACATGCCAGATAAGATACAAGATATGGATCCAGAGATAAAACCTATATTAGCTTGGAGGTTAGTATCGAACTACAAAACCTTACTTTTGCAGTCTGGTTACGGATCTGTAGTTAAATATTTTGACTATGATACTAAATCGTATAAGGAAAGGACGGTCTTGTATGACTCCACAAGGCTTCCCGCTTTAACTGACTGGGTATATCTGCCTGAAGACGATCTCAACGCTAACAGGATAAGATCCAGTTACCAGGGGAATATTACTGATTTAGGTTATTATGATGAACCTTATAGAGCGGCCAGCAGATTGATAAGTAATACTACATATTCCCTTCTGTCGCTAGAAGTTATAATTCGTGGTGATAAAAATATTTTATTGGGGGATAAAATATCTGTCCGTATTCCTGAATCTGCAGGACCAATAGGTGAATCCTTGGATATGACTTGCATTTCTGGAGAATGGTTGATTTCACGCATAAGTCACATGATAGATGTCCGCCAAAGATCGTATTTGATGAAGTTAGTTTTAGTAAGATCTGGTATTAACAAATCTAAGGAATATGGAGATGTGAAAGGACTAACCCCTCCTGCTGGGGAGCGAGTATGATGAAGAGAAGGAAGAAAAGAAGTAGAAGGAAAGCGAGTTCATCTAGTTCTAGTTCCAGTTCATCTTTCAGTATTTCCAGCTCGTCTGAGTCACTGCTTTTAAAGGAAGAGTCGGAAGTACTGTATGAGGGAAGTGAGCAGAGAAAATATCAGTGCACTGCATCGTCCGAGTACAGTTGGCGATATCCAGCTTATGAAGCTTTCGACGGCCAAATAGGGTCAGCAGGCAATTGCTGGATCAGCTCAGAGAACAATGTACCTAACCCAGACGGGTCTTGTTATTTACAATTCGACTTTGAGGAACTGAAGAAGGTAATCGCTGTACAGATGGCTAGAAGACCCAGTTCTAACTGTGAAAACTTCCCTAAAGACGGTAGAATAGTGGGAAGCGTCACAGGAGAATTTAGTGGGGAAGAGATCACGATAGGCATGTTCTACAACAACGATGCTGATCCAGGCTCTTGGGCTGACTGGTGCTATGTTGAAAATCCCATATATGTAAGGAGTCTGCGTTTAGAGATTCATTCTAAGTGGTCAAGCGGCTATCCATACAGTTGGGTATCAGTCAGTGAAGTCAGATTTCTTGTTTCTTCTGAGAGTAGTTCTAGCAGCTCCAGTAGTTTAAGCTCTAGTTCGAGCAGTTTATCTTCGTCCAGTTCTTCTTCACTGAGTTCTTCCAGTTCTCTTAGTTCTAGTAGTTCAAATAGTAGTTCCAGTTCTAAGTCGTCAAGCAGTCTCTCGAGCAGCTCTAGCAGTTCTAAAAGTAGTTCAAGTTCGAGAAGTTCCAGTAGCAGGTCTAGCTCTAGTATGTCAAGTTCTTCAAGTTCCAGTTCATGGGCTCGTGATGTTGGAGCAGATTATCATGCCTATACTAAAGACTTTGTAAATGACTGTTTCCTTACACAGTACCATGTAGAAGAAATAAGGAACACGGTGATATCCCAACTGCAAGAGATGGTATCTCAAGGAGCGACAGTTGTTTCTACAAGAATATGGCTAGTTGATAATCCTGGTGAACAGCACGAGAACTGGAGACACCATTTTCCTCTAACCTCACAAGAGATACAAAATTTAAGACAGTACATACTAGATGCACAATCTGTCGGAATACGAACATATTTGGCTTTGGGATGGCTAGGATGTGCCAATTACCAGCATGGTTCACCAGAAACTACTCTTGGAGACTGCGGTCTTACATCGGAAGAATTCTTATCAAGGGCTCGTTCTTCCATAGAATCTATCTTAACTGCTATAAGCGATATAAAATTTCAGAATGGGAATACCGTTGTTGAAAGGTTCTACTTGACATTGGAAGTAATGACAGCAGCGAATGATTCAGATAGTGCAACTGCTTACGAGAAAAACAATTTAAGATGGCTTCTCAGTCAGTTGTGGCAGTGGTTTCACGACTTAGTAAGTCAAACAGGGATAATCCCAAGTCTTTATTTTATCCATGATTCTTATGAAAGGCATATACTTGATGACGATTATGTAGACGCCGATTTTCCTGTACTGAATGGCCACAGGAGCATGTACTGGATATACAGGTCTCTTAAGTTCCTAAAAGATAGTGGCTTACCCATTCCAGACAGAATAGACTTTTCGTCTTATCACAGATTGCAAAATCCTGAAACTACTTATGAGGATACTGTATCCAGAGTAATAAGCGACTACAGAGCGGTGATTCCTTCTCTCCTCGGCAGTTCTAAGCCTATGCAGATTGCGGAGACGTTCTATTTCGGGAGTCAACTTTATGCTTTTTATCCTTACTATTCCGACTCAGATTTTGAGGGAGTCACTTTCTGGACTACTCCATTTCACACTGGAGAGCCGACAATCGGACCTCCGTTTAATTTTACTCCTTTACTTGGCTCTTTTAGTTCCAGCAGTTACAGCAGTTCCAGTGAGAGTTCCAGCAGTTCTAGCAGGAGCAGTGAAATAACTTCAAGTTCCTCAAGTTCCAGTTCTAGCTCAAGTTCCAGCTCTAGCTACACTATTCCTGAGGAACATACATTGAATCTTAATCCTTGTGAAACCAGAAAAGTAATCAAGACTCAGAGTATTGCTCCTTGTCAGACCAGTTACAAATGTCAAGTCTATCCGAATGTTGATATAGAGGCTTCACATGCTTGTGAACTTACCGTCAATCATGCTTATACTGGAGATCCTCTTTTTGTTACTGCTTACTATGCTCGTGTTCGTGAAGATCAGCAGCACCGCAACTATAACCGAACCGCTGGATTCATTCATGATATTTATGCTACTGGTCCCTCTTACGACAATGCTTCATTGAGAACGTTTGCTTGGTTAGACAATAATCGTCCTGGAGGCGGAGATGACGACCATTGTGATATGGGCGTTATTACTTATTCCTGTAAAGTAACGGGAGCAAATCCGAATACATATTTTAACTTTGCTGAAGGGATAATAAACGTAGAATCTACGTCTGGCGGAGGTTCGTCTGGTTTCGGACATCATAAAATAAGTGTTCACAACGACGTATCTGACTGGACTCATCATGGATTTGTTTTGACAGTCCAAAGAGACAATCCCGCTCAGTACTACGACAACTTCAGAGCCAAAGATGCTTTTTTACTAAGAGGTAAGTGGGAGCGGATAATAAATGTTCAGAAGGAAGATGCTTCTGTCGATTCTGGATGGGTTCGTGCTCCAAGAGCAAACATCAGTATAGCAGGTATAGACTTAACAGACGCTTTCTGGGAAGACGATGCCGTCGCAATTAAGCTTGATGCCTATGGTCCAGGGTCTAAAATCCAGTGGGGAAGTTCTTATCTATGCTATGATGGCGGGTTTTTGTTCCACAACGGCTCTGTTATTATAGAAGAAGGTCAGAAAATCTATTTTGACGGGTCAGGCGGTGACACCTATCTATACTATGACGGAACAGGGCTCGTCCTTGTAGTTGATGGTGTCGAGAAAGCCGCCTGGTGAAGTTTTAGAAGATAGGAGGATTACAAAATGGTAGAAGATATTAGAAGTAGAATAAAGAATCTGGTAAAAGAGCATCTGGAAAAAACAAGAGATTGCAAATTTAAAAAAGCATGGATCCCTGAGGGATGGGCTTGTGTAGAGATTGACACATTTGCATCTCATATCTCGGAAGAGATTTGCAGGGTTATATATGAGGAGAAGCAATGAGTTTCAATCCTTTAGAACATACGAGAGTCCTAAAGGAAGATGTCAGCGGCTTTTTTAGAGGAGTAGTCAGAGACAACTGTGACCCGAGGAATCTTGGTAGAGTGAAGGTGGAAGTACTTCCAATAATGAAAGGGGTTGAAACTGAGCATCTTCCGTGGGCAGAAAAAGCTGCCAACTTTATACCTCCTGTGAACAGCTGGGTCTGGGTCTTCTTCGATAATGGCGAGATATATAAGCCTGTTTACTTTGCTCCAGCTTCCCCCGTCCTTATAGAAGACGAGCTCGCTCCGATTGCGGAGAAGAGAAATTACCCTTTGGTGACAGGCAACGAAGCGGGTAAAACGCACCAGGACATGACTGCTTGGAAGAAGGAAGCTGAAGCTATATCTTCTGTAGAGAATTCTTCTAGGATTCATTCCTCTGAACCTGCTGTTAGTCGCAAACACGATTATCCTGCTAACAAAATATACAGATTCACTAGTGGAATTGTAGTTGAGATTTATGATAAAGAAGGGGAATCAAGAATTCATGTTTATCATCCCTCTGGGACGTATATCGAAGTCAATAAGAACGGTCTAGTTCACCTCCATTCTAAGGGTGAACTATGTGTTTATTCTGAAGATAGCATACAAATATATAGTAATTCATTGGTACATATAAATCCGCTGGAATGAAAAGATGAAGACATTTGTTGGTATATACGATATTGAACAATTTGCTTCAGAAGAAAGAAGAGTACCGCTGCCTGGAGATGCAGGCAAGAGAGCTAGTGAAATCTATTCCGACCTTAATAATAAGCTAGAGGAAGATACAGATAAAGACGTCAAGATAGTGTTCAATCTCGATTCCGTTGAGACTGCTATTGACAACATTTTAAGTGTTATGCCTGGTGAAAGGGTGATGCGACCTACATTCGCTTCTGGATTAGACCACTATCTGTTCGAACCAGTGAATGAACAAACTGCTTTTTCTATAGAAAACGAAGTTTTCAGGGCAATAAATGAGTGGTATCCTCCTGTAAAGGCATCTGTCAACGTTACTCCAGATCCTGAGAATATGCAGTATCTTATTGCTGTAAAATATGAGGTGGAAGGTTTAGGTATAGTTGGAGAGTTGAGAAGAATATTAACTTTTGAATAGTGAGTGTAATTATGTCTAGAAAAATAGCGAGACTAGGTGACCCTTCCAGTCACGGAGGGACTATAATTACTTCAAGTGCTAGTAAAACTTTGGTCGAAGGGATACCACCGTCTCTTGACGGCGATCTACACTCTTGTCCTATAGAAGATCACGGTGTAACTCCAATAAAAGCTATTACTACAAAGACCTATGTCGAAGGTAAATTAGTCTTGTCGGATGGAGCTATAGCTGGATGCGGAGCTATAATTATTGGAACAGCTAAAAAGTCTTTTGTAGAATGAGGTTCAAGTTATGGATGCAGATAAATTTATTAATGATTTACTTATATGGCTTCCAGAAAAGTTCAGAAGAGAGCAAAATTTTAGAGAGTTCGTGGAAGCTCTGCTACATCTGGTTTACGAAGTCAAAGAAGACATATCAAATCTTGCTAAGCTATATTCTCCAACAGATTTGCAGGATAAGGAGGACATTGAAAATCTGGAGATGATGCTGCATGTTCTTCCAAGTAGTAGTAAAGCTTCCAACGAAGAGAGGATGCGAGGACTCCTTTATGCTACGGACTTCATAAAGATAAAAGGATTGCTTCAATCAATTCAGTATTATTTATATAAGAAAAGGCTCAGCTTGCAAAATATAGAAATGGATGTCAGGTACTTATGGACTGGTCCCGCTGGATCGGAGACGGATTACAAGGCATTTGTTCCTCAAGACATTGGTGAAAATTTGAGAAAGCATGGATTATCCTACTACCCTACGCCTCACTTTTATATCGCAATTACTTCAGGAGAGTTATCTGAAACGGACAAACAGGAACTGGAACTATTTATAGATCGTGTTCGTCCTATAGATACTGTATTGGAAGGAATCTTTGTGGAGAGGCTTGCTCTCATTCCTGCTGTTATAGTTCTTCCTCACGGCGAAAGAGCTGTTGTCCCTGAAACTGTAATAACAATGCGTCCCGCTCCTCCTGAACCTGCACCTAAAAAGATGATGATTACCGAGAACATCTCTTTGAGATGTTCAGATTTATAAACTTACCGTATTAGGAGGTATTATCTATGAAGAGAGTTAGATTATATACTAAGGAAGTTATGCCAAGAGATGGTAAGGACGGAACGGAAGTGCAAAGAGCCAGAGTCCGCTCTGTAGATTTATACAAATTTGCTCTTGAAACGAATAAAGATAATCTAAGAGGTATCGAACGTATAATGGTAGTTAGCAAAATAATAGACAAACTAAACCACGCTGAAGATTATGTAGATCTGGAAGATGCCGAATTTGATATTCTCAAAAAATCCGTCAATGTCGCTTCGTTCCCTCCAGTTGTTTTGTATTTCCAAGAAATGTTTGCTGCCATAAAGGAAGCTGCAGAGGCGGGAGGTATGAGTCTGTCTGTTACAAAGCCTGGAGAAGAAACAATTAGGGAATCTATAAGAGACTCTATGACGGGTCTATAATTAATAGGAGGTATATACTAATGGGTGCTAGGGCTCATTATTTCAGATACGTGTTAGATGAACAAGGTAACGCAATAGAAGGTGCGACAATTAGTGTATATGAAGCTGGAACTACGACTCCTGCAAAGATATATACATCTGAAGATGCTACGCAGCACGTTAGTTCAGTAACTACTGGATCTGACGGTTCATTCGAGTTCTGGGTGGATTCGGATGATTATGATCCTCTTACCCAGGAGTTCAAGATTGTCGCTACTAAAGCAGGGCTAGTGTCAAAGACTTTCGATTATGTTAATGTTTTTCCTCTTATGCCTCACTCTCACGAAGGCGGTGGAACGGAAAAGGAGTTTAGCGATCCGTTTACAGAGGAGCATACCAGTATAGGTGCTCCCTGGGTGCATTTAGATTATTGCTCATTTACGAAAGGTGTTGTCACATTTAGTAATGACGAAGATAAATGGAAGATAGCTGCTGGTTACGTAAATGTTATGGAGCTTCAGTCAGGAACTGGGGATCGTAGGGGTGTTGTTTCTTTTTACTCTGATATTAAATGTTCATGTAAGACTCCTTGGGCTGTTCCATTCATGTTTACAGGTGTATTCGAAGGTAGTGACGATATCTTTTCTATAGCCTTGGAAGGGATATTTACCTCTAGAGGAACGGGAACAGTGTATCTGAATAATTTCTATATGGAACATGCCGTGCATGACTGTGGTAATAATTCGATGGGATACTTTGGAGTGCTCCAGTGTGCAGTTAAGAATGAAGTTGCAAGTAAATATACTCAGTATGGATTTTGTGTCCAAAATGCCCCAAATTTGCACAACTGGCCGGACGAAGGATCTACTGAAAATGCCTCTTCCGACTTTGTAGCTTCGGAAGGATTCTGTGTCCCCTGGGGCAAATTTAGGAGAGGATTTTCCCTGGGTCACGATGAAGGACCGAAGCAAGGAGCAGGTTCTACCATATATTTTGCCGCTGTCGATTTATGTGACGCTGGATATGACAGCGATGCAGTTGGAATTGCTCTTCCTTCCAATAAAGCTCCTGGCGCTAAGATTGTTTGGATGGAAAAGACTGGATCTTCTGGTGACATAAAAGCTAAAATATATTATGAGAATGGAGAACTCTATGCCGTTAAAGAAGGTGGAACACCTAAACAGTTGACCTAAAGGAGATTGAATGACATGCTTGTCAAAAAATATGACTTCGATTACGTTGTCGAGAGACTGAAGCAAATAATTAAGGATCGTGGGACTTGGAAGGACATGTATGCGGCGACCACTGGTTCTACCCTAATAGAACTGATGGCTTATGCTGTTGATAATTTAGGTTACTATTTGGAGAGACGAGTTCAGGAGCTGTATTTACATACCTGTAGACTGGAGTCATCCGTATATCATCTTGCTTCACTTCTTGGATATCTTCCTATTCGCAAGTATGCGGCTACAGGAACTGCTACTATACGTCTCAAATCTCCCAGACCAGAGAATGCTACCGTGACTATAAATAAAGGATTGGTGTTTCTTGTAAAAAATCTTCCCTATTCTATAGTAGAATCTGGCGTCATTCCAGCGACTCCTGGACCAAGCGGTTATCCAGAAGTGACCTTGAAAGTTATGCAAGGTACTTTGAAGATTGAACAATTTCCTGTTCAGAAATCTGAAGAGATCGACTATGTAGACCTGTCGGAAACCTTTAATAAGATTAGCGAGAACTATCTTCGGGTTATAATACCTCCTGGCTCGTCGATAGACGGAACTCAGTATGAATATCAATATGCTACTATACCGAGACCGACGTGGAGAAGCGAACGATATTATTCTATGAGATACTATTTTGACAAATTAAGAATAGATTTTGGAACTGAGGGATTTGGACGCAATCCTAACCAGGATATATCAGAAGACGGTAAGCCTTTGGAGGTGCATTATTTATCTACAGACGGTAAAATCGGTAATATCAATTCTGAGGTTTCTGGACTGCATTTTACTACCAGAATATATGACAGCCGAGGCGAGGAGTCTGACTACGAAGTTAAAATAGAAGACTATGAGATTATAACTTCTCCCATTGTTGGAGGCGTAGATCAGGAGTCCGTAAACAGTGTTAAGCTCTATGCTCCTCGTCTGTATTCTACAGGTAAGCGTGCTGTTACGAGATTAGACTACAAATACTGGTTGGAAAGACACCCACTCGTGACTCGAGCTAATGCTTGGGGAGAGCAGGAATTTATAAAAGCAGGCGGAGAGCCCAATGAAAGCCCCATAGATGTTCGTAACTCAGCTTGTTATACTATGGTGAAGCGTGGGGAGGAAACTGAATATTCCATTGTTGGCGTATCCCAGGAAAATAAATCTTTTGTAATTGAAGGTATTTCTACACCGATATGTCCTGGTGACATAATTACCGTCAAAGGTTCTAGTGATAACGACGGAACATATACAATACTATGTACTGAAGGTGCTGTAGACGAAGGAGAATACAGTCATACTACTTTATATGTTGCCGAATCGATAAGTTCTTCTACAGCAGATGGTGTGATCAAGCATACTGCTTTATTGCAGAAGTTGTCGGAATCTGAAAGAGCTATTATGGAAGATTATATATATGACTATATGGATCTTACCGTATATCTAAAATACTATGATCCTATAATTTACTATATAGACATAAATGTCTATATAGAAGCTCTTAAACCTTATACTGCTTCAGATTTGGAAGCAGAGATTAAAAAAGATCTCTTTAATCACTTCCCTCCAGATTACTACGACTTTGAGCAGACTGCTTACAAATCAGATTATATAAGAATAATAATGTCACATGACAACGTCTTGGGATGCTCCATAGAATGGTATATAAACTGTGAAAAGATAGATGATGATTATTATCAAGTCAAAAGTATGTATGCTCCTTGCATCGAGGACTTCGCTGGAGAGGCTTTTTATAACAGATACAGAACCATATTTGCTTTAAGGAATATTAATGTCTATGATGTTGGGCGTAGAACTCCACAATACCTAATTGCATAGAGATTTATCGACTAATATGGCTATAGACTACGATTTAATAAAATTTTATCAGTGCGAGTATTGGGGGAACAGCAGAAACCACGGAGGAGATATTTCTGATATTGAAATAGAGTCTGGTAAGTCTGAGAATATATTTAGCAATGTTTCCGATGAGAATAGAAAAGCAGGGTCTATAGACTACAAGAAGATATTTATCAGAAATGAAAATGCATCGGTATGGCATAATGTAGTTGCATGGATTGAAGCTGATACTCCCGCCCCTAATGATAGCATATCTATACATTCTGCAGGAACTAAAAGCAGATACGACGAACCTGTTGAACTGAGCGGTCTTTGTACTATTCGTGACAATTATGTTATAGGTGATATCAACACGAACTTTACGAAAGAGGTTTCTGTTGGCGAGAGAGTATATAACGGAAGTGATGATACTATAATATCCGCTGTTGAAGTATCTGCTGTCTATGATCAGTATATAGTTCTCTCTGAAAATTATCCAGGAACTCCAGGTGTTAATAGAGTATTATGTGTCGCTCCTGCGAAGTATATGAGTTTTGTAAGTCCCCTTAGTAAAAACAGTCCTGACAGAATCGTTTATGGAGATATTGCGCCTGGTGATTATGTTGGTATGTGGATAAAGAGGACTGTATTAGCTGCTGGTTCTTATTATATAGGTAATAGGTTCATACTAGCTTTAGATACAGCGTAAAGATGGAGGTGTAAGTATGGCTCGTTATTTCAGAAACGGGATATCACAGTCTTTAGCCCTAGCGGGTTTTCCAAAACTAGGTAGAGAATACGATAGAGCAAAGGAAGACAGAACGAAGAAATTGTCTTCCTTCCAAAAGGATTGTTTGGAAAAAATGCTGACCAGTATAAAAGACATGGACGCCGACGAAATAATAGAAATGTTTTCATTAAACTACATCCGAAATCTTGGAGACTTTGCCTATAAGTTCAATCTAGTTAAGAAGCTTATTGAAATTGTTGAAAGCAAAGGTGGCGGATACTGGCTTAAGGGATCTGCACCTCCTTTGTGGTATGCGATACTGGATACTCCTGAACCTTTTATAGACGAGGAGACCTATACGAAGTATGAAGATGAGAATGTGATGCGCATGGAGGTAATGTAAAATGACAGGACTTGCTGATCTTGTTCTTGCTAATACTCCGTTAGATGTAGATCTGATTGAGGATATTGCTACTGCACTCAGCAAGAGAGAAAGTGACGTTACAAGGTTTGCTGACGATTTCATAAAAGAATACAACGAACTTAGAGAGAAGTTTAAAAAGGTAGCTTCCAGACGAAAGGGAGTTACTGAGCTTACAGACAGGTTTCAAGTCGCTGCCTTCGCCTCTGGAGAGATAAAAGGTGACGAATATATATCTCAATATAGTTCCACCTTGTATAATGCTAGCAGACTTCTGCTGCCAGACATTTATAACAAGTTATTAGATGCAGGGGAACTTGATCTTTATAAAGGCAAGATTATCTATACGAAGCTGAGAGTGCCTACTATTTCTGTTGCGGTAAACGTTGAAATAAGAGTCCCGCTTAGCAAAGTGAAGTCTATTGTAAAAGCAGTCGGCAAGGAGAATATACAGCATATAATTCGTCTTATAGGAAAACAACTGATAACTAAGGGTCGTCTGCTGCCTGTATTTGATCTGTCCAGAGATTTGCCAGAGACTAATAAAAAGAGTGGTGTTGTGATATTACCGAATGGCACATTCTATTACATTCCACGTAAAAAGATAGATAACAGAAAGGAATATCTGAAGTACATAGCTGAGCACGAAGGCTCTTCTCCTAAAAGAATGTTGATAATGTATGATCCTATTTCGGAGGAGTTCGTCTACACCGATTCCTTCGGAAGTCTGGAGACCTTTTCCACTTCGGACTCTATGATTCCTATTGATAGCCACAAAAAGGACATGCTCGACAAAACTGTAGGTGATGCTATATACTCTCTTCTCTCGAGAAGTTGGATAACCGATCTCTTAGGCAGCGAAGAACACTCCCTTATAAGGAAATATTCGTATAAGCCTGTTCATGAAGTACCTCCCGAAGATATGAAAAGGATAATAAGGTCAATTGACAAAGCTATAGAGGAGAAAAAGGCTTCCATAGTTCCGAACAGCTATCTTTCTACCAAAGCTATTGTTGAGCTGCTAAAAAGAAATTACGACAAGTACGATATCTTGTCCAAGAGAGTAGCTAAGAAGTTCAGTGACTTTAATAGTGCTACTAAGGAAGATTTGGACACTATTCCTTCTGCACGTGAGAACCTTGTATTTTTTCCTCATCAGGCAGAAGCTTTAGCGAAGTTGAATGTTGCTCAAGAGACTGCTATCCTTGACGTATCAACTGGAGGTGGTAAGACTGTCGTCCTTATATTCGACATCTTAAAGCTTATGGAAAAAGGAGAGGTTAAGCGTCCTCTGATTGTTGCTCCTAACCAGATTCTTGGAGACGTATGGGTATCTGGAATTAATTACTTTACGGACGGAAAGATCAACGCTTTTACGATAAATACTACTACGTGCAAAAACTGGGGTAGAAGAATAAATGAGTCAGAAGACAATTTGAAAAACAAGGCACTAGCTGCTCCTCCTAATACTATATTTCTTACATCTTACTCTTACCTTATTCAAGATGCTACAGAAACTACGGAAGGTGGAGTATATTTTCCAAATGTGGAATTCTTTACGTCAGAACTTAATGTTGATTATGTTGCTCTTGACGAGAGCCACTATATACGTAATACTAGGTCGTTGACGCATCGTGCGTGCATACAACTCCGTTCAGCAAAGTATAGAAGGTTATCAACAGGAACACTTGTTGTCAATACTCCTATGGACTTGGTTGGACAGGTAGCGTTCCTTGATCCGAGAGCTCTCGGAACAGATGAAGAATTCGCTAGAAGGTATGCTGCTGTTGGCGGGACATCTCGTCGTAGAGGTAGGGTACGTGTATATATGTGGCGGAAAGGTGCTGACAAGGAAATAAGAAAGCAGCTTATGACTCACACCTTCTATTTACAGTACAGAGAAAAAGATTGGGTTGCGACTCTCCCGAGGATAAGATATCACTACCATCCCGTACAATTTACTCCCGCTCAAAAAGCCGAATACAAAAAGATAGTAGATGCTACTTTAGACGAGATAATGTCTAATCCCAGGTTAAGAGCTGCCTGGCTGCAGTACCTCGAAAGCAGAAAAGAAGATGATGAAGAAGACTTGACCGTAGTTGGTGCTCAGATTCTCGCTAAATTTGTCAAACTGGAACAGTATCTTACCGACCCTACGTTCTCTCCATTCATAAGGAAAGGGAAGGGCTTATCTAAGGAAGACAGAATTTCTCCGAAGGTGAAAAAATGTGATGAGCTAATTGAGGATAGTATAAAGAGAGGGTTCAAGTGTATAGTAGCTGTCCACTATAGAAGATGTGCAAGACATCTATACGAAAACAGTAGATTTAAAGATGTAAGCGTTTATTATGATGCTTCTCATAAAAAGAACCGACACCGCTTTGCGGACGATCCAAATATAAAGTGCATATTTGCTGTTCAGCAGAGTATCACAGAAGGATTGAACCTGCAAATAGCGAACAGAATTATAATCACTGACATGGATTGGACTCCAGGGAAGGTGAAGCAGTTAATTGCACGTATTTATCGTCCTGAGAGTCCAGAAATAGACACATCTAAGGTTGTTGATGTTGACTTTTTGTATATGGACGGTTCTGCTGACGTAGCCAAGTTAGCCAGACTCATTTATAAAAGAACGTTCAACGCTTCTACTATGGAGGGTTCTCCTGTTACTCCACCGCCTGCGCCAGTGTTCAGCGAAAGCATGTTCTATCTCAGTCATAATGACCTTGTCAAAGGAGGTTATTTGGATGCCGAGAGAAAATTGAACGATTGGTTTGAGGAAGTGATTGAGGAAGCTAGAGCAACAGGTGACTTTAAACCTGTGAAGCCTGTAATAAAAGGAGAAATAAAAGGTAAATCCATAAGAACTCCATGGGTAATGGGAATGCCCGTACCTCCAGACGTAGAAGGTGAGCGTCTTGTAGATGTACTGCGTGAAGAAGGGTTTGACGTAGATGACCTAACTAAGGCGAGGTCTTTTCTAATCGGTAAATACGTCCAGACTGAGTATGGTAAAGGTAGAATAATATCGGTCTCTAAGGGTAAAGTTAGAGTTCGTTATGAAGATGGCACAACAGCTTCAACTATTGGACATACAGTAGTCTTACTTGACCAAGCACAATTTGAAACTGCTGAAACGGCAGAGAGGTATAAGAAAGAAATTACCAAGAAAACGAAAGTTAAATGGAAGAAGGATGACAGAGTAGTTGTAGACATTTCTGGTAAAGGAAGTCGCTATAGGATAGGGACTATAGAGTCTATTGACGAGAATGAAGCTAAAATAAGATTTGACAATGGAGAAGTTAGAACTATCCCTAGCGATTCCCCGAATATTGTGGGCAAAGGAATATCTGATGCTAATAAAGGAATAATTGAGAAGAAAGATCTGAATAAGTGGCTACTCAAGAAAGCTTTGCCCGCTACCGATAGAACCATAGATGACTTTGAAGACGGCGATAGGCTGGTTATCCAGATGAAAGACGGCTTCTATTATTTAGGGACTATAATACGTAGGAGGGTGAGGAAAGACGGTAGACAAGTTATGTTTGTTGAACTTGATGCTGGTAAAACGATACGTTGTCGGCCTACTTCCAAGAGAATAATTGGGTTTGGGAAAGAAAAGCGTCACGGCAAGCCTATATCTGAAAAGGAATTGAACAAGTGGCTTATGTCTGCTCCGAAAAAGTTGGAGGAAAAAGAGGATAAAACTGAAGTAATATTCTTCAAGGAAGGAGACAGAGTAGTAGTAGATTACTATGGAGACGGGGAAAGTTTTTACATAGGAACAATTAAGAAAGTAAGAAACAACAAAGTAGTTGTATTATATGACGATGGAGAAAGAAAGCGTTATAATATAGATTCTGAAAAGCTCATAGGTATAGGCATTAAGAAAAAGAATGAAAATGAGATTCCCAAGTCTAAGCTGGACAAATGGGTAGTAAAGTTCCGATCGGGTACTGGTGCTGTGAAAGAAATTCACGGAGTAGAACTTTATATCAATACCTTCGACGGTATTATAACCCTGACAGCGAAGTCTGATTCTGCTGATATGGTGTCGTTTGGTTTTAGGCAGTTCAATCCCGTCTGGATCAGAAAAATTGTATCACGTAAGGATGGTATGGACGTCCTTAAATCCTTGTCAAACCGATTCAAGATTACAAATAAAGACGATATCGGATCTATTATAAAGGAACTGCGAAAGGATCTCAAACTTCGAATCGTAAACCGTAAAGCTACGGAAAAAGACCTGAATAGGCTAAAGAGGAGATTTACAAGACAAAAATCCAAATCGCCAAAGAGACTGAGAATCTGCTATGCGAATATAAATTCAGATCACTATCTTGTATGTTTTGATAGAGCTACTAACATTAATAGATATACTAAAGGTCGTAAATTTGTGAAGTCAGATGGTTCGCTATGGTATAAGTTCCTGAAGAATTTTACTGAGCTTAGGAGAGATATAAAGAGAATGGAAAAAGAACTTGAAATAGTAAATATTGAAGATTTCAAGCAAGAGGTCAAAGACAATTTCGCCATAAAGGTATAGGAGGTATGGAAAATGAGAGAAGTAGCAAAGATGCTGGTAGATATTGGGGAGGAGGATCTCGCAGATAGATTATTATCTGCATCTTCCTCATCCGCAAAAGAGTTCTTCTCTATATACGCAAAAGTTTCCAGAAAGATAAGGAAGATAAAGAAGCTAAAAGGTGACGAGAAAAGTAGAGCGGAGGAGTTGCTCGGGAGCGCTGTTGACTCGCTGAAACAATTAAATGAGCTTTTAAGTTAATATAGGAGGATGAAATGGAACAAATAATAGAGTTACTGGAACGTAGAGGAGAGCTATCCTTAGCTGAAGAACTAAGAGATATAGTAGTTGCATGGAGAAACAGGATAGGGTTCTGGAGGAGTAAGAGCCGTGAAGGTAGAGCAAGAGAAATTAGTAGATATATTGATCCTAAATGGAAGGGGACAAAAGAATATAAAGCTGTGATCTCCTATTTAAGGGGAGGTAGACCTTTAAGGAGATACAAAGGACGTGCTGTATGTGCGCTATGTGGCAAGCGTCTAGGGAGCAGCGACAGAGTGACGCCAGACGGAAAGTGGGTCTTTCCTGCAGGATACTCTCATTATTTGAGTCGTCATGGTGTCAAGCCTCACAAGCCTGCTTTCATTAAAGACGCTCTTTCGTATATGAAAAAGAAGAAAGCTAGGTAAGGAAGGCGTGTGAGATGTTGATCGTGACGGGTTTAGGTAGATGTGGTACGTCTCTTATGATTGATTTTATAGGCAGAGTTGGGGTAGAAATAGCGAGGGATCACATGTCGTTTGACAAAAATAAGAGAGCGGGCCTTGAATTCGCCCCAGCCTATTCTATAAATAGAGATTTGTTTACCGACTTTATTTCCTACGGAAAGAAAATTGATGTGGACAAGGTGATAGATACACCTTACTTCGGCAAGATATCTTATAGAGATAGAATACTTAAAATAGGAGAAGATCCTCCTGTTGATGCTATCAAAGACCCGAGATTTATGTGGCATCCGGACATCATAGAAACCTGGTACAAGGTCAGAGGAAAGGATATAAAGGTATTGATTCTGCATCGTGAATTTGAGGAAGTAATCTTGTCAAGGCTGAAGGCAGGATGGAAGGACGGTGATCCCAAGAGGCGAAAAAACATCAACGAGCTTAAGATAGATTTTGCAGAATTTATGACCAGGATATTGAAATTGGGAATTGCCTACTCGATATTATATTACCCAAATTTTTTGAAAGAATACGATTCGGTGTATAAAGCATTATCTCATTTAGATATTAACTTTGACAAGGAAGAGGGAAAGTCCATCTGGAGCGATCTTGTAAATATGGACTTCGTCTCTTCCCCAGAAGATTTAGGGAGGTATCGTAATGGAATGGAAAGAAGCATTAAAACAAATTGATATTAGCAGACTACCCACTCGTGAAGAAAAAATCAAAGAAGCTATCGATTTGGTGTGTGATATCACAGGGAAAGACAGAGATACTGTATCAAATTACTTTTTACGTGAATACCGAAGTTATGGTGTGCTTCCAGATCAGACAAAGCTATATAAAGTTGCTACCAGATATAGAGCCGCGATGAAAAATGGAATACCGTTGTCACTGCTAGATTCCCAACTATCTGAAGAGCTGGGGCAGGCAGTTAGAACTATAAAGTACTTTCGGTCTATCTGGGGGTTAGTGTCTCCTAAGTATAAACCGAAGAGTCAGAAGCAAGTAGATTCTGATTCACATAAAGAAAATATTGCAAAGCAGTTGCAAGAGTTGAAGGATTCCCTAGATAGGCTATTTGATATAATAAGAATAGCTGGATTGTTTGATATTTCCATCGGAAAAGCTTTTCTCATTTTGGAGGAAAGAGGCAGAATCGAAAAAGGGTGGAAAGTATCGTCGGACAATGGAAAATTTGAGAATAGATATAAGGAAAATGGAAACGACAATTCTATCACGTAATAGAAACGTTAGCCTTAGAAAGGTAATATCAGTCAAGTGTCCTAAATGCGGTGGAACTGCTATTGCGAAGCTTAAGTATCCTCACGATTTGTATAATTGTATAAAGAATATCAAGGCACAGATTCTGAACTATATTACTTACAAAATTGGTAGATCTAAAATGGATGCCCTACTGCATAAGGCGAAAGTCAGTCCATGGGCATCATACAAGAGAATACAGGCTAAGAGCAGAAAAGTTGAAAGGACAGCAATATTCAGATGTGGTGATTGCGGACATAAGTTCAAAGGCATAGTCAGAATGAACAGCAGAGCTACGCTGAGATCCAAGATAAAGAAGCTAACTAAACTGTTCGAACTGTCGCTCTCAAAGCTTCCTAGCAAAGATAGAACTTGCTATTTCTGTGGAGAGCCTCTTAGAGGGACAAAGCTTTGTGACAGAGACGGTAGAAACACTGTAACTACGCATCACGTTGACGGCAATCATAATAATAACAGACCTAATAATCTTGCTTTGGTTCACTCTTCATGTCACAAATCATTCAACCTTAAAGTAAGAAGAAAAATAGAAGTTCCACTCCTGACTGTAAAAAAGAAACTTGGCCATACGAAGATAGAACTGATAAAATCAAAGCTATTACACAAAGGGAATGATCATATTGTCGTCTTGAGAGTAAAGTGTCGTAAAGAAATCAAACCAGCAAATGTCAAATTTACCATAGAACACGTCAAGAGACACACTTATGATATTAAAATTCCATTTAGAGAAATCAGAGGGCTTAATGACAGCATACTCAAAGAAGTTGTTAAACAGATTTTTGAAAGTAAATATCTTAAATAAACGGACAAGATATGCATCCGTCTCTCGATACGGAATATTATGTAATAGATAAAGACACAGCGGACTTTATCTTTCACCAGATAAGAAACTCTTCTGTGAGCATAAGAAGCCTGATATCAAGAATAATTTCCCTGTTAAAAGGGAACGATCCATCAAATATAACATCTATACTTATAGATATTGCGACTCAAATCGGTAGAATTGAGTCGACAGTGACTGAATTTGAACATCACTTAAAGTCCTTAAAGGAGTAGGTATTTAAAATGGATTTTAGTAACTGTATCACGATTGTCAAATTCTTTAAGAATCCTTCCAGTGAGAGGGAAGATGTCAATCCACTGATTACGAGAACGATGAAGAAGATCGGAGTTATCGATAAAGCATATAAGCCAGACGATCCAGAATCGTCTCCCAAGGATGGAGAGTTCTGGAAAGTAATCATAAAAGACGAGATAAGACCAGGGAAGCCAGAGGGATGCTTTATTCTTACTCCTATAACAGCAATAAATCCTACTGATGTAGTCAAGTTGCTTCCTGGGATGTATGAAGAAAGAAGAGAGGATAGTGCGATTGCCATCATTCCCAAAGACAATAACCATAACTGGGTTCTGCCTCTTCGTCACAAGCAAAAGATAGACGCTCATACGATAGTAGTTGTTTTAGGGAAAAGCGATACTGGTGCAACTACGTAAAATTATTACAATTTTTTATAACTTGTAAATGTTTAATGTGTCGAGTTCTTGGTATAATTATTCACAAAGGAAATAGAATGAGAAATCAATGACAAATAAGAAAGCAGTATTCGTACCAGTATCATGTAATAACAGAAAGTGTCCACAGTTTAGTACATGTCCACAGCTGCCTACTGAGATTAATTATGTCGGACGCAATCACAAGAGAGTCGAAGTTTTGCTCGTTGGCGAAGCTGGTGGACGGGAGGAGGAATCCTACAAGAGACCATTCGTAGGAAGGTCTGGAATACTCCTCAGAAATGTAATATCGCACGTTCAAAAATTATACGGTGAGAAATCTTATGCTATCTCGAATATCTGCAGATTCCGCCCTACTGATTCTTCTGGAGGGAACAGGAAGCCAGAACATTCGGAGATTAAGAGATGTCTCAAGTATCTAATACGTGATATCGGCTATCTTAAGCCGAAAATAATCTGTGCGTTGGGAGAAACTCCGCATAACGTATTAGCTCCAGAGTCTGGAAATCTGAAGGATATTCGTGGTAGAGTTCTTACTATCACCGTAAACGGTGAGAAATATTCCTATGTAGGAACGTATCACCCTGCATGGATTCTACGCAATCCAGAAGGTATAGTGTTGCTCGTAAGCGATATAAAAGTCGCATTCAGTGGAATGGCTAAATACTTTAATATAGGAAGGTATGACACTTTAGTTATAGACAGTCTGAAGAAGTTTAAGGGTCTTGTAGATACGTTCTTGCATCGGAAGTCCAAATATATTGTCGTAGATGTTGAGACTGCAAATACGAATCGCATAGAAGGCAATCGTTTACTATCTATCCAGTTCTGTAGTAGTGAGGATAAAGTAGCTTATTTCGTTCCTTACGGACATAAAGACTGTCCTTTTTCCCCTGGAGAGTTGAAGAAGGTAAGGTCTGGCCTTGTCGATTTATTTACCAATCCAGATGCGAAATTTAAATATTGGATAGCTCACAATGCAAAATTTGACATTACTATAATACAGAATCTACTGGGCATAAATATAGTCAAACCTGTTCTATGTACTATGACTTATGCCTATCTACTGGAAGAGAACTACGGGAAATATGGTCAATATGGGTTAAAGTATATAGCAAGCAGGTTTGGGTTTGATTATCCTCCTAAATATTTATCGGCAAGGTCTTCAGATCTCGAAGAGGAACTGACTTTCGAAGAGTTTGCTGACTACGGATGCATGGATGTCTATGTTACGAAGCAGGTATTTGAGATTTTTAACAGGCTGGCAAAGAGAGAGAAGTTTTATAAGAAGGCAATAAGATTGCTAATCTATCTCTATTCCAGGTTATACAAAGTAATTTCACATGTAGAAACGAAAGGAATAGCTATTGACCGTCAGGTTCTAAGAACTCTAAAGGGGAGCGACAGTCCCATAAATACTTTAATGAAAAACATCGAAGAGGAGCTTCGTTCTTTACCTTCTGTTAAGAAGGCTAACGACATGCTTGTAGGAGGTGCAAGCATCTCCAAAAGTTTGTTTGGCAATCCCTGGGTATTTGATATCAACAAAGAAGAAAGTCAGAGAACACTATTCTTTAAAGTACTTAAGCTTGAACCGCTGTCCTACGGAAAAAAGAGGGAAAGTATAAATAAAGCGTTTCAGTCTGAGTATAAGGATGTAAAAGAAGTCAAGCTATTCTCTGACTATACTAAGTTAAAGAAGCTTAAAACTGGATACGTATCCAGTATATACGAATTCCTAGATACAAAGCTATATCCAGACAACCGTGATGGCAGGGTTCATCCTTCGTTCTATACTACAACTGTCACTGGAAGATTAAGAGCTGAGGATCCGAATCCTCAGCAGATACCTCGTCCCGATACGCCTTTGAAAAGAGCTGTTAAGAATTTATATTGCGCTCCTCCAGGTAGAGTTCTAGTGGAAATTGATAATATGGCTAGCGAAGTTCGTGTGTTTGGGATGGTCAGCGAAGACTCCAAAATGATAGAGATATTTAGTAAAGCTAAGAAATATCGGGACAAGTTTCGCAAAAATGAAAATAATCTTAAGCTAAAGAAGAAAGCAGAGAAGCTTAGTGATTTTCATTCCAGAATGGCGAAAATTACTAAGTTATCTCGTAGTGATTCTAAAGCTATAGTATTTGGTGGTATCTATGGAAGAACAAATGCTTCCATGGCAGCACAGATAGGATGTAGTCCTGAAGAGGCAAAGGAAAAGTTCTCAAAGATATTCGGCGAGATGAAGGAGGCTAACAAATGGCTGCATGAGATAGAGCGATTCGCTGAAGAGAATCTGTATGTAGAGAATCCGATAGGAAGAAGGAGAAGATTATACGAATTTTTATTCGGGACAGAAGCTCAGGCATCTTCGGCAAGAAGGAAAGCGAGGAACAGCCCTATCCAAGCGTTCTCGACTGACCTGTCTTCCTTAGCTGTCAGCATCTTCTACGAAGAATATATGATACCGAACAATAAACTGACGTGGTATATAATAAATCTCATTCACGACGCTAGTGTGTTTGAAGTGGGCATCGATGACATTGCTGAATTCGTTGAAGTTAGTGAGCCTTATTTTACGACCAAGCTCGAAGAGGCCGTAGAGAGGGATTTCGGGTATAAGCTTCCTCTACCTATGGAGGTAGAATATAAAATTGGAACTCACAGTGGTGATATGATGAAATGGGACTTCACTACCAGCGGGTTGAATCGCATTATAGAAGAAGTTAGAAAGGAGGACAAAAAAAGGAAAAGGAAGTGGATAGGATGAGCATTCAAGAGCAGGCGTTTAAGGTCTATAGGACGTAAAGGATGGGTTAGGGTAAAGAAAATACGGTGAGGAAGGAGGTGATGTGCAGTCTTTTAATTGAAGGATACACGTATAGTATAATATAGGGGATAGGGTATCTTGAAGTATTAACAATTCAACTGAGTAGAAAGGAGATAGAACTATGAAAGAGTTAGTAGAAACTATTGCAAAAGCATTGGTAGATGATACAGACAAAGTAGAAGTAGTAGAAATCGAGGGCGAAAAGACTTCTGTCTTGGAGCTCCGAGTAGCCAAATCAGACCTGGGCAAGGTCATTGGGAAGCAAGGCAGAATAGCCCGCTCTATCCGACTACTACTGTCTGCAGCCTCGGCAAAATTGAACCGAAGGCTGGTTCTAGAAATTGTTGAATCCAGTACCGAATAGAGGGGACTATTATGTCCCCTTTTTTATTTATTTTGGAGGTAGCTATGAAAAGAAGATTATACTTCGGATTTTTACCAGACCTACCAGACATCAGGGACTTCACTCACGAGACCGAGGAAGTCTCGGGACTGCTTTACAAGGTAGGTTATAGAGAGTCTTCCAGATTACCTAGTTCTCATACATTGAGTAATTTCCCTCCGATAGAAGATCAAGGGAATCTTGGGTCTTGCACTGCTCAAGCGGCAGCAGCTCTTCTTGAATATTACGAGAGAAAGACTTTGGGACGTCACATTGATGTATCCAGACTCTTCTTATATAAAGTTGCCAGAAATTTATTACAGCTACAAGGTGATTCTGGAGCTTCAATTCGGGCTGTCATGGGGGCTCTGGTGATGTTCGGAGCTCCTCCAGAAAAGTACTGGCCTTATGATATTGAGAAATTTGATGAAGAACCTCCTGCATTCTGTTATAGTTTTGCGGAAAATTTCAAAGCTATAAGATATTTTAGACTGGACAAGAACTGCGATAAGGAAGAACTTCTTATTAGAATCAAGAGGTTCATTCTCAAAGGTATTCCGTCCATGTTCGGATTCATGGTCTATCAGAGTGCTATAGAGCAAGCTTACGAAGAAGGTAAAATACCCTTTCCTTCTTACAAGGATAGATTACTTGGAGGACATGCTGTAGTATGTCAGGGATATGATGACAATATGGTTATAACTAATTTATACGATAACAATACGACCGTCGGAGCTTTTATGATCCGCAATTCATGGGGAACAGAGTGGGGAGCGAACGGAACTGGATGGTTACCTTATAGATATGTTACGGAAGGACTTGCTATAGATTGGTGGTCTCTCATTTCCAGTCGGTGGGTTGACACTGGAAGGTTTACTTGATGCCGCTGTGACTGATTTTGCCTGTAACCACTTAAAATTATTATAGTTTTGGACGTAAATTACCTTTACTTTCCTGCCTTTTTATGTTATTATATATTTGTAGCAAGCGGAGTGTCCTTAAATTGTAAGGTCTATAAGAAAAATAGTAAGGAGAAGTAGTAATGAAATATGATGAGAAGTCTATCAAGGTATATGAAGGACTGAAGGGAATAAGAAAGAGAGCTTCTATGTATATAGGAGAGCTTGGTGCTCCTGCTATATTCCAAATTCTTAAAGAAGCTGTAGAAAACAGTCTCGACGAATATCTTGCTGGTCATAACAATGTGATTTCAGTAAAAGTGGATTCTAAAAGACGTCCTCAAACGTTTACAGTGGTAGACAAGGGTAGAGGAATACCCATTGGCAAACATAAAAAGACAGGAAAGAGCACCTTGACAACTATAATGACTACGATCCATGCTGGAGGTAAATTCGACAGAGACGGTGCTTATACGCATACGAGAGGGACGCATGGATTGGGAATTTCCTGTACATGTGCTTTAAGTGATTCCTTCGAAGTCTGGACATACAGAGACGGGTGGTATTACCAGTCTTTCTCCAAAGGTAAGCCAGTCTGTGACGTTAAAAAAGTTTCGTTTCCCTCCAAAGTCGTGAAGGGGATGTCTGCCTCTAGAAAGAGAGGGACGATCATACGGTTTGTCCCAGACTATTCAATAATAAACAAAGCTACATTGCAGATTAAAAAGCTTCGTTCTTGGTTATGTGATATTGCGAATCTGAATCCTAAACTTACTGTGGAACTTGTCTCTCCTACCAAGAAAGAGAAGTTCGCAAACAGGAAAGGACCGATTGGATATTTGAACTCTATTATTGAGTCAAAAGGTCTGGAGACAATCGGGAAACCGTTCATAGTTGAATCTAAGGATATTGTCGTTGCTTTTCAGTGGACAGATTACGATGGTGAGTATATACTATCTTACGTGAACGGAGGTATTACTGACGGAGGAACGCATGTTAAGGGTCTGCAAGATGCTGTAGCAAAAGCTTTCTCAATGGTTTCGCCGAAGAGCAAAAAAGGCTCTTGGACTCCAACTGATATACGGGTTGGAATGGTTGGGTTTATGAACTACTTCGTATCTAATCCTGAATTCGATTCTCAAACCAAGACACGACTCGTGAATGCGGAATCTGCCAAACAGGTATCTTCATTATTGTTAGATTCCCTGGTATCGTTTCTCAAGAAGAACAAATCTATGACGAGAGAAATAATTAATCGTGCTGCTGAAATTAAGAAGGCTAGGGAACAAGCGAGACAGATAACAAAAGCCGCTGCTGAAATAAAGAGAAAAAGTAGAGGGACACTACTTCCAGGAAAGCTTATGACTGCATCTGATAAAACTCCTCCTGAAGACAAAGAACTGTTCTTGCTGGAAGGGGATTCTGCTGGAGGTAGCGCTAAAAATGCAAGAGATTCCTCATTTCAGGAAGTCTTGCCTCTTCGTGGAAAGATAATCAATGCTGCTAAAACTCCTCTTAATAAAATATTGGCTTCTAAAGAAGTACAGACTATATTGGCGTCCATAGGTATTAATCCTAAGGATAATGGTAATCATTCGTTCCGTGTAGGTAAAATACTATTGCTGACTGATCCAGACGTTGATGGAAAGCATATAGCAAATTTAATATGCACGTTGCTATATACTCTTGTTCCAGAAGTCTTCCGCAAGGAAATGGTGTACGGTATCGATGCACCACTATACCTTGCGATGTACAAAGGGAAAAAATATTACGGATACTCTCTGGAAGATATACGAAGCAAAGTAGGAGACAAGACTCCTGTAACTAGGATGAAAGGGTGGGGTGAAACTAACTACCATACTTTAAGGGAGATTGCTTTCGACAAGAAAAGCAGAAAGATATTCAAAATATTGCCAATAACCAGAAAGGAAAAGGTCGAGTTCTATAAGATTGTTGGTGACGATACTAGCAAGAGAAAAGAATTATTAGGTATTGGATAAAAAGGAGTATTAGTATGGCTAAAGATGTAACATTATTAAATTTCGCTAGGGAAAATACTATAACATACGGTCAATATACACTTCATCAGAGAGCTGTTCCAGATTTTAGGGACGGTCTTAAACCTGTTCAGCGTAGAATATTATGGTCTGCATATAAGATGGGTTTGCATTACAGTGGTCCTGTGAAGAAGTCTGCACGTATCGTCGGTGAATGTGTCGGTAAATACCATCCTCATGGAGATGGAGCCGTTTATCAAGCGCTTGTGAATATGACCAAATGCAACGAACCTATGATGTATGGAGAGGAAAGTAACTTCGGTGACTATGAAGATGGAGCAGCGGCATTAAGATACACGGAAACGAAGCTAACGAAATATTCTGACTACTACTTGCTGGATCCAGATTATATAGCTGTCACTCCAATGATTCCGAATTACGATGGAGAATATAAAGAGCCTGTGTACCTACCATCCAAAGTTCCCAATCTGTTAGTTAACGGTAGTGAGGGAATTGCTACGGGGTGCTCTTTGCTGGTGCCGTCATTTTCTCTTGAAAGTGTAAAAAAGCTGATCAAACGTGCGGTTGAAAATGGGTGCAAGGCGACTCCCAAAATGTGTTTGAAGACTCTGAAGTTTAGCTTTCCTTATGGAGGCGTAGTGGATAGTCCAAAGAAGATTGTCTATTCATATATGAAGACAGGATTTAAAGGACTGAAGTTCCGCCCTGAGTATCGTATCGAAGACGATAGGGTTATCATAGAGAGCATAGCTCCCAGGTTTCCTGTAAGTAATAAACTGGAAAAGCTTGCTAACATGAACGGAGTGAAAACAGTTGAGGATCGTAGGGAGTCTGGAAAAATAAGATTTGACGTTGTGTTCAATCGTGGATTCCTCCGTGGGAAGAAGAGAGAGCAGCTCATAAACAGAATTAAATCTGTTCTTGAGACCAGCTTACCTTGTCAAACGTATGTTACTACAAGACACGACGACGAATCCGTATCGTTTAGTTCTGCTAGCATACCAGAACTTGTAAATAACTGGTTGCAATGGAGGATTGAGTTTGAGAAAACAGTTCTCGAAAGACTGATATCTGTGGAAGAAGGCAAGAAAAATGTTCAGGAATGGACGCTGTTTGCAATAGAACATAAAAAAGAGATACTGAAGTCTCTAGAGTCTGACAATCCTAAAAAATACATGACGGAACACTTCAAGTTGTCGGAGGACTGTGCCTCTTTCATAATGGACTTAAAAGTAAGAAACCTAGCTAGAATGGAGTCACGTGGTGTGAAGGAGAAAATCAAATCTCATAAAAAGAAAATAAAAGAGCTAAGGGACGGTCTTGGGAAGGTGGAAGAAAGAATAACTGAATGTATATAGGGAGGTATAAATACCGTGAATAGAAGTGAGCTTGCTAAAGTGGAAGACCTTATAGACCGACACGGAGTTGATGGTCTTATTGATGCAATTATAGATATATGCTATGAAAAAGAAATGCATGTTCGTGAAAACTGGCAAGATCACCGACTTGCAAACTCCTGGCAGAAAGTAGCATCGATATTGGAAAAGGTGAATGAACGAATTTCTAGAATTGCTCCGCTTTAATTAAAGTAAAAACAAAAGGGTGAATTATGCGAATTGTAGAACGATTGGAAGAAATAAATAATAGACTACGAAAAATAAAAGCACTCAAAAAGAACATATCCTCTATTCAGGAAATAATAGAGGAGCTAAAAGAGCTGAAGCCCGATGTTAAGCCTATAAAATCAATAGGGAGTATAAATTTTGCTGTCAACGCTCTGAAGGGTGTTATAGACGGCTTGAGAGACCGTGCTGACAGGAAGTTCCTGCAAAGGCAAATAAACAGAGCCGTTAAAAAACTTGACGATGGTATAAAAAACCTTAGACAGGCGAAGAAACCGAAGAAACAGTATGACATTTTTGAAGTACCAAAAGGCAAGAAACTAACAGACTTGCCGTTCAGCTATCTAGTTGAGCTTGGAGATAAGATTGGAAGGAATCGGGTCATAAAGAAGCTAATAGAAATCTCTTCTAATAAGCAGGATCCTTATTCTCCATGGGCTTCTAAGATGTTGCGAAAGTTTCAGGAGATGCTGGATTGGAAGTCTTTGCTGAAAGACTTGTATAGTAAGGAGCAGAAGCCCGAAGTCAGACCCTCCCGCAGAGGGGAAAAGCACAGAAGAGAGAAAGCTTATCTGGACTATGTAAAAAGTATAAAGACCCGATTCCTAAAGGACGATGAGTTGTTCGGGTTGATAGAAAAACCCGTCGTTCTTATCAAGGCACGCATAACAAGTAGAGGTGCTTTCAAAATGTCGTCTATTTACGATTATAAAGTGAACAAAATATCTCACTATACTATTATAGAAAATTGCCCTCTTGTAGGCTTACATATAAGCCTTATTAAGCGTAAGAAATCCGTCGAACCAGCTCTCAATGAAGCTTGTAATTGGATTAACAACGAAAGAAGTTCTTCAGACAGACTTCTCATAGCCAGTCCTCCACTAAAATATAAAAATCACTACTATGCTATAGCTCTCAATTTTGAGTTGGTCAGAAGAGGGGATATTGCCATTAGGAAGTGGGACTTTGTTGGAGCTGGTACGAAAGAAAAAGGAGGTGATCATAAGTGATGAGTGACAAAAAGAAGGAATACGACTTCAAAGAGATTAGGAACGCAAAGTGCATGGTGTGTGGCGAGGAGAAAGAGTGTATTGAAATAACCTATGAAAAGGAGCACATTTTTGGAATAACTGATAAAGATAGATTTGTAATTTGTCAAACTTGTATTTCTAAAGCGTTCCGAAAGTTGGATAGTTCTATATAGGAGAGGCCGAATGCTAAGTATATCTGAGTCTATGAGAAATGTGATTCCTGAGTTTGAGAAACTTGGTATAAAAGTAAAGTATAAAATCTCGAAGAGATCTTTCGCACCTAAATTTAATATATCAGTGCGAAGTGATCACTTACTATTCGAATTTGCTGAGAATTTTATCCCAGAAATAGTTGTTCTCAATTCCGATAGGAAACATTCCGATGTCCTGCTGAGAGTCGGCAGGAGCAGATACCTCTGCAGCAAATCGTATGCTCTTAATGTAACTGATCTGAAAGATTATGATCTTGAAGAGCTGAGGATCCTGGCGAAAGGGGATGTGATTATAAGGAGCGACAATTACAAACTTATTCCAAGCGACTTCCGTCCTCCAAAAGACGCAGATATACATCCCCGTACTATCGGCAATTTGAGAATACAATTGTCATGCGAAACCGAGGGACAGATCTACGTCAGCGGTAAAATAGAAGAGCAAGGAAAGTTTCCAATAACCTTAAATAAGTGGTATGTGATGAAGGAGTTATAATGTTTATTACTTGTTTGGGAGGATTCGGGTCTGGCAAGACCGCTGTTGCTACATCCATAGCGTCTGGCTTAGGAATAGATTTAAATACTACAATGATTGGTAGAACCTACGGTCTTTCTGCAAGCGACTGTGGAAGGTATGTGGCTCTCGGTAACTATAGACCAAGAGGAGATGGATCCTATACAGGCGGGATGGATTCGATGAGCGGACAGGAAGAAAGGTTCGCTTTTCTGGAGAGCGAGTGGTTGAAGGATAGCAGGGAAATAATAATAGCGGAAAGTCACATGATTTCCTATTGGAAATCGTTTTGGAAAAGAATACGTGACGAGCTCCTTCCCAAACGTAAGAGATCCCTATTAGTCTTGTTTCTGTATGTCTCCGAAAACATCGTAGCTGATAGGTGGAAGTATAGATCCTCCAGGAAACAGTTTTCTATTAACAACTACCGTTCTAAGTCCAGAAGTGCCGAGCTGTTATTAGAACGTATTTCGTCTGACCGCAGACTCCGTAAGTATCTTATATGCAAGAAATTTAGGAACAACGATGAAAAGGATATAAGTAAAATAATTAAGTTCACATCAAAAAAGATTTCCAAAGTAAAAGGTATAAATGTCTCATGTCCTATTCTCGTATCCAGGCGTGACGGCAGTGCCGATGTAACTGTTCATAGTATATTTTGAAAGGACTACAGAATGAAATCTGAACCATTAGAGGAAGAAGCTCTCGAATATGATGTTGTCGTGCGTATGCCCGTAGAAGAAAGGTCTGTGCGAGCGAAATTAAAAGGTGTAGAAAGAGCCTCTCCTCGCATAGTTTCTGGAAGAATCCATAATGGAGGTGATCGATGCAGGAAATTACGCTTTTTACCAAATCGAATTGTCCGAATTGTGAAAAGATTAAAGCTCTTATGAGCCAGAAGGGAATAAAATTTAGGGTTATGGACGTTGAAACTCCAGAAGGTCTTGCAGAGCTTGCATTTCTTGGTATGGATATTAAG